CTTTAAAAATAAGAGGGTCGCCCTGCAGGGCGACCCTCTTATTTTTAAAGGATAAGCGGACTGTTAGTTTTATAACACCTATCTAAAATCATTGATTTGAAGGCACAAACAGTTAAAAAAAAAGAGGACGCCTAAAAAGCGTCCTCTTTCATTTTACACCTTCGCTCTTACAACTGCTAGGACATTATGCCGCCACTCATATCCAGACGTAACAAGCATTTTTACATACTGACCCTTGCTATTGATACATGATCCGTTTCGGCCCGTTAGTACAGCAGGTTTCTTGTCTTTCAGCAGGTAGATAGCAATACTGGAGTCATGGACAACCACGTCACCAGGCTTCAGCTCATTCTTATAAAAGTCAATACTTTTATTCGGGTACACGACCTTACAGTCGATCAGCTTGTCCGCATTAACAATAGACTTTTCGCCGACGCCATAGCCAGCCTTGCTGTGACTCAGGATCTTTCCAGCCTGCAGCAGACCAACATCCTGCAGTACCCAAGAGACAAAGTGCGCACAGCTTGAACCAGGTTTAGACAGTTTCTTAGTTGCGGCGAACGTAGTCTTCGCCGTATAACCGTCGCCTTTGTAATGCCACTTGTTCTTTAGCATGTAGCCACTGATTGTCTTTGCAGACGCGACAACTGCTTCTGAGATAAGCTTCTCCTGTGTCTTCGGTCCCACAATACCGTCCACGGTCAGACCATAATTGTACTGAAAATTACGAACAGCTTGGTCGGTCTTGACGCCCCAGATGCCGTCCTCGGCGAGCTGATTGCCTAGAATATTTAGTCGATGCTGTAGCAACTTAACCTTATCGCCGGTGTCATTCTTCATCAGCAAGCCAGTGCTATTTTGAGTCTGGGTTTTTGCAGGAGCGGCAATTTCAAAGTATCCATGGTTCATATCAACATTACCTTTGATACCGGACACGCGACCCTTGCTACTATACTGCCAAGCCCAAACCTTGCCGGTGTAATGGAGTTTGGGGCCATACTCAGCCAGCCAAATTTTTAGGTCAGCAACTCTGGAGGTGACCAGCTTATTCTTCAGAAAATCGGTCGAACTATACAATCCGCACTCATAACCTGCGTCCTTTACCGTCTTTACGAACCTTAGAACAATGTCTGTTCTAGTAGCGTCGGACAGTTTCAAAATGGCCGTTTCATATTCCTGATCGAAGAAGAGGGGAAGGTCAAACGTCTTACCCTCAATTGCTTTTAGGAAGGTCTTCGCTTCCTGTTCACCGCGAGCCACACTGTTAGCATAGCTATACCAATAGGCCCCAACCTTGATACCGGCGGCTCTAGCCCCGGCATAATTTACTTCAAAATATTTATCTTTCTGGGAGATCTCTCGACCATAACCAGCGCGAAGGATGGCGAATTTTACGCCATCCTTCGCGACCTTCTTCCAGTCGATTACTCCCTGATGTACAGACACATCAATACCCTTTAATGCCATATTATCACTCCTAATATGTGAAGATATCTTGTTATTTTTCACTATAACGCGATGGTGAAAATTGACCTTTGTGGTTAATCTATCAACTTGAAACTTCCGGCCAAATCCTTTTAATAGTCAATGTTAGCGTGTTAGAGTTGTTCACAGCTACAGAGGTTTTAAACGCAAATAGTATATCGTTTATATACGCGACAGTTTGTGAATACGTATTCTCGAAGAGTTTCCCAGAAACAATTGTATCAAACTTGCCTGGAATCGGGAGAGATACGTAACTCATCGTTTTTGTATCAAAATCAAGTATCAACAACAGTATTTCGGTATACTTATAGTCATAAGTGATTTCAAATGTTTTAGAGTCGAGGGTGGTTGAGTTTATCTCTATTCTCTGTTCAATAGGTTTGTTTTGTTTTACGACAAGCCTACCTTCATACGTACTTGATACAGACATGTCTGTTGACGAAAAATGTCTTGATACCGGTATAGTTATCTTTATATTATCCAATACGTCTTGCTCAACGTTATCATCCTGAAAAGAGTCTAGTGCTACAATAGTAGTATCAAGATAATCATTTGGGATTTTAGTTGTTTCTACAATAGGCAGCCTCAGAATGCTGTTAGATTTACATGCGCACAAACCCTCGTATTCAAAAATGCACCAAGTGTTTTCAGCCTCACCGGACAATACACCTTCCGGATTGTCCCCGATATAAAGAACTTCCTCGCCCATGCCAGCCCAACTTTTCACAGCGTACTCTACGTCAGACCCATCAACATTTACTATTACTTTTTCGCCAACTGCCGGGAGGTCAAAACCCGGCAATTTTGAATTATAAAATTCGTTCTCTGACAAATCGAAGGTCTTTATTTTCGTTTCCTTGTACATCGGCCTGTTTCTGATGTAGTCCGCTGCGCTAGGATCATTTTGCGACCAATCGGGTTGTACTCTTTCCCCAATCCAAGACTTAGTACTCTCGTCATAAACAAAATTTGTATCCGTGTCAATCTCTTTTAGGGTGCTACCATTAGGGATTATAAGTCCGTTATACTGGCGAGTAGGCTTTATATCTGTAGATTTACACACAAACTCCATACAATTTGCAACCTGTCTTTCGCCTTCCTTAACTAGTGTTATCATGATTTAACTTCACCCCTTCCCATCAGCCAGTAATTTCTGTCGCAGATACTTCGCCGCTATCATTAACGACTAGCTTAAACTTTTTAGTGCTTCCCTCTGTGGAAGAGTTAATGATAAGATCGGAACCAACTCTCTGGATGTTGTTAGCGAGGAGCCTGTCGTCTAGCGGTTCTATCTCTTCCACAACCGTATATATGTCTGGCAACACTTGCCCATCCGATTCGTAAGTGTAGAAATACGACGCCTTATCTTCGGAGGTGATTAAAATATATTTTTCACCGGTGTTGGTTCGATCTTTTGGATATCCAGTCGGAAAATTTAACGACGACCAGCCGCCCGCGCTACCATATACAAAGCTCATAAGCCCCAGCATGTACAAATTCCCAACATACTGGAAAGGCACACCATCTTCTTCTATTGTCTTTACGGCAGCTGGAGGAGATATGAAATTCATTTGATTAGCACTGTAGCCATTTTGAATTTGGATCTTAGTTCCCTCAGTAAGAAACGGGAGGTGTTCCTTATCTGCCATGATAAAATTCCATGGGGCACTGTTGCCGTTCCTTACATTCCCATGATGCCCGATCGGCGTCGTCGCCTTAGTTCTTGTTAGCTTGTACAAGCAAGGCGCGTCCACTAAGTCACCAAAATTTCCAGAGAAATCTGACGCGCCGATATTTTCCCGCGCCTGAGCTTTTTCAACGTCAGAAAAATTTTGACTAGACCAAGCGTAGACATATCTATCACCAAGACTGTTAATGCGATTATTGACGCTATTCATCTGAGCGTTAAATGCTGTACTAACCCGATCAATATCCTTCTTATTAGCAACACCCTTAGGTAGCAAATCTTCCGGCAACAGCTTAATATCATACTTATTTTTAGTCGTCTGATCATTGCGATATATAGAGAGAGTCTTGTTTACGTATTCGCCAGTACATATCACATATATCGTACCGCTATGCACACAGACACAAAACGAGTTGGTTGGCCATGTAGATATGTCGCCCGACAACACATAGTTATCTTGGAAATTATCAAGAAAAGGAGTCGTGCTAGCCCATTTCGGGAAACTATCATCACACTCCCGGCATTTTGCAGTAAGAGTAATCCTTTCGTCGCCGAAGTCGATATCGTATGACTGGCCTTCAGTTAGGTTAAACCCAACATTATCTCCGTTGGCCAATCCACTCGCAAGCAATACGGACTTAACTACCGTTTCCTTCCCAAGGTAATCCTTGTACGCAACTCTATTCCGCATTATCATATTCTGAATTGCGGTAAGCAAATTCTTGATATTCAGTTTATTCATGGCAGCACCACCTTATTGAGACGCTTCCTCTGGCACTGTCCCCACTGCAATACCAATATCGCTACCATAAGTGTATATCACCACACCAACCACATCTGTTTCATCAGATGCCCCGCCACTAGAATCAGCCCACTCTAATCTTGTTGCTGAATAATACGTTCTGTTAGAACGCAACAGTACGACGCCTGACGTGTATGCGTCATATACTTCCTGTGCGGTCGCAACCACGCCATCTTGATTATATAAAGTAAATGTCAATTAAGCTCACTCCCATTCTGAACTATATCGAAAATTGTTACACTACCGCCGCCGAACTTAGCGTTAGGCTTGGAGATCTGCTTTGCTGTTCCCGCATCAATAATCAGAATCTTTGCGTTGTCGGGAAGAACTTGCAACTCTTCGAGATCCGTTACGCTTCGCAAAGTCAAAGGTTCGCTCATGTAATTCACTCCTCACATCAAAATAATTTTCCCGTCTTCATCAGTCAGCAGCTCCCCATTATTGCTAACAGCTGCCAACATATTCGCATCCATTAGACTAGCTACTGTATCATCCGCTACTAACGCGGAAGCTCCTCCCGAATTTTTATACGTCCATTCATGGAGTTCTTCATCATACATATACTCTGTTTCCGTATCCATTTCATAGAACGTACTGCCATTTGAAATCGGCATTCCATCAAAAGTTTTGATTGGCTTTGTATCGGTAGATTTGCCAACAAAGTTCATATCATTTTTATTCTGATGGCCGCCATATTTAATCAAGGACACCATGTTAGGTCACATCCTTTCATCATCAATGTTAGAAGACCTGGAGGTTATTCCTCCAGGTCTTCTTTCTTATCCATATTCATCAAAGCTGCCAGCACAGCGCTGACGACAACCGCCCCAGCACTGATCGCTACAGTCTTTGCGCTTGCCACATCGGTGACGCCATTAACCCATGCTACCAGGTTCGCGGCGATAGCACCGGCGGCAGCCTGCAGTGCGGTACGTAGTGCTCTATGGAGCCATTCTCTTTGTTTCATAACTATTACTCCTTCCGTTAGTACAGTTATTCTTCATTCTTGGTGGGGAGCTGTTTAAGCTCCTCTACCATTTTTGTAATCGTACCATTCCCACCTAGTGAGTGGTACGCACAATAACTTTCCAATACATTCTGCATTGCATACATAGGGATGTAACCCATATTTACATAATGCGAATGATCTCTGATGATTTCTGCCCGCAGCAAACACTTCATTCCGTCGTTAACCGCATGATAACGCTGAAAAAGTGTTTGCTGTTTCTTATATAGAATTGCCCACGCACCTGTAAAAAAAGAAACAAGCACAGGGATAATTACTTGAGGTATATACTCAATCAATTTGTCCACCTCTTTTAAACGAACTGTTAGCTGCTTTATAACTATGCTAGATCAGTCGATTGGGTAAGCAATTGTAAATACATAATTTCCCGCAGCGCCATAGACCAGCTGCAGCCCGCCGCTGGGCGTAATCTTCCCGCGCAGGGGCCGAGCATAGCTCGTTCCCCACTGGGATGCCTCAAACGGAACCAACTCTCCGTGCTGCGGTGCCGGGATCTTGGAGCTGGACAGGATGGTAGTCCAGGCGCTGATGCTCTTGGACAAGGTCACTGTGCCGCTGATGTAGCATACCCCCAGCTTTTTGGTCACCGTCACCGACCCGGACGACAGAAATCCGCCGGAAAAGCTGGTATATGTGGTGCTGCTGTAGTCTTTGTCCTCCAAATTTCCACCCGGCAGGACCACATGCCCATAAAATTCGGTCTCTGACGCGACATTTGCGTCCCCGATGGCGATCCACTCTCCCAGCAGATCCAGCTGGACCCCATCCATGGTGACGCCCACGGCGTTGACGGTCACCTCTGCGCTGGCGTTGGACTGAGTATCTTTCACGGACATGCTGATGGCAGACGCATTGGTCTCCGCATTCACCGAAGTACCCAGCCGCAGCCGCTCATTCCCGGTCTCTGCCTGGATATCAATAGCACTACCCCTCATCTTTCCCTTAATAATTAAATCAGAGCCATCGTACACTAACGCCCCGCCACCGAAACTAAACTTACCATTCTCCAAGTTTAGTGCTGAACCGCTACCTGGGTTGCTATTAACTGCTTCTTTGTAGTTCTTAGATTTTATCAGACTATTCTCATTGTTCCAGATAACTGAGCCATCACCTAAATTAAATGTTCCGTCCGATTTTATCTCGCTAACACATCTTTGTACACTCTCGTTGTATTTGCCAATATAAATAGAGCCATCCGCTGCAATATAGATTCCGTCGTTTGTAGATTCAATAGACCCTTTGCCACCAGTGGATAGGGAAGTAGCGTTAACGTTGCCTGTGAAGTTTGCTGTGCCATCCTTGTTAAACGAAATCACAGTTCCATTCTCACTGACTATCGACAATACCGAGTCTCCCTCCTTGGGGTCAATAGTAACTGTGTTCGTACCATTTGTTACGGTCAGACCGTCGGCGTCAAACCGCATACTGTTATCAGAGTTGTAGATTCCCAGCGACTCACCTAGCAACAGTTTGCCGCAAAGGACTTCACCATTGATGCCGTACCCCTCAGTGTACTTTTTGGTTTTTGGATTGACATAGAAGAACCGACCAAGAGCTGCGCGGGTAGACTTCCAGTTGTCATCTGTAATAGCGATAGTCGAGTTGATGATCTTCATCTGGATGTCTTCGTACTTCTCAGTCATCGGATCGAACTTTCTGTAAAGCGTCCCGTGCTGGTCAACAACCATGTTCTGATTGTCGGCACTGTCTATAATCTTTGTGTGTGTTGTGGATAGACCATTTTCCGTCCAGTTAGAAAGGATCCCAGACGCGTCGGAACCCTTGACTGCCTGCTTTGTTACGTAGTCAAAGGTAGACGCCATAGACGATGCGCGGGATAGAATATCCGCCACATCAGCTGTACCACTAAGCGTCTTAGTTACGTCGGAGAACTCGACAGACAGGCTATCCATATCTGAATAGTCAAGATCATAACTAACAAGCCTTAGTCTGTATACTGCGCCATCAACCTTAACCCGAATCCAATTCCCTACAGAGAAGTAGTCAACTATCGGCGCGAACGCTGGGATGACCAAAAGATTCTTTAATGTAGCTGTAATAGTATGCTGCAGGTTCGCAGACTTGTAGATTTCTTTCTTAGCCTTGTCGATAAACTGAAAAGCCTGGTCAACAAGCTCTGAGTCAGTCAGTCCATCAGAGATGAAGTTGTCGTTAGAATATTCATCCTCTCTCCGGTAAGAAGAAAACTCAACCCACAAATCGTGACCTAGGTATGTCTCCAAATCGAGAGCGCCCCGAATCTCTTCCTGCGCCCTTTCGATATACTGCTTTACCCCAAGTACCGGTTCATCCGAAGCCGTCTCCGACTCCTCGTCTCCCAGGATAATCATAAGCTCTGAACTGCGAACATCCTTCTCTGCCTGTATTGCTAAAAGCTTGTTGTAGTATGGCAAATAGTATTGGCTATACATAATGGAGGTTGCTTCGCCGCCACCGGATTCCGTCAAGATATTTAGAACGTCTTGGCAGCAATCCTCAAATTCATCCAAACAATCCATGCTGTACTTCTTTAGATTATTTGTGAACTGCTCCAGCTCCAGCTTGAATAAACCAGTAATACTAACATCCTCAGTGTCTGAAATGGCAATCTTCTTTTCTACAAGTTGCTTTACGTAGTCGGCATAATTGTCTGTTACGACAACAGAAATTGTACTCGACGTTGCCACGTCTTCTTCTTCGGTGTAGCTAGTAACAGTAAAATTGCCTGTCCACGTTGGAGTGCTTCCTTCTGTATTCACCCATGAAGTTGTGTTAATGGAGAACTTGAATCTGCTTGTATCAATAAACACTTTCGCCATTGCCTTTAGCGCACTCTCAACCGTAGCTTTTGATGTCCCAGAGGTCAGCTTAGACACAGCGATAGGGGAGAGGTTATCCGCTGTCAGTAAGGCAGCTTGTGCCGCAGCATTCGTTTCCTGGTGCTCGTAGGTTGGCATCATGGATGTCTGTAAGTAGCTGCCGAACTCTATCGCGCTAAAGTAAGCCTTGACCAGATTAGAGTAGCCAGCGATAGGAGAGGTGATCTTCTCTAAGTTTTCGTTCATCGACTTGTACTTATCTACAAGCTCGTTGTAGGAAACTAGAATGGTGGCGTCGATTGAGCTGCCAGCTTCTTCATTGTAGTGCTGACACAACTCATCGTAGCTGTTTAATTTTGCTACCAGCTCATCCGACATATCCTCTTTGGTATCATCCGTGATACACCAAATGTATCCGCCGCCACTTGGATTGCATAGGCGAACCGTCGCCGTCATCAGGTCATCGCCAGCAGTTAGTCGAAAACAATTTTTCACGGAACCAGTGTCTGTTTCGTAGGACACCTCGTCGGTGAGATTCTCAGTAGAAACAAAGATTGTTGTGTCCTGACCATACCCCTCGTTAATATTAGAACTGTTACATTCCGGGCAGTTGCCGTCAAATTCACCTCTATAACCGCAGTCTAGGCAGGTCCGCTCCAAGTCATACACTTCTACCGTTCGGGACGGAGTTCCTTTATCAGTAGACCCGGAAGGATAAACAAACAGACAGCCGATTTCTTCTGCAACGGCGTCGAAAGCATCTTTGATAGAATCGCCATCAAAAGAAAATGTCCGCTGCAGTTTTGCTATCGTCGAATCTACATGGCCAATAGAATAGTGAGGCGCTTTCTCCATTAGACGATGGAGGAGGGACGCGTCAGGTTTGTCCGGGCGATAGAGAATAGTAGGGAAGTTTTCATCGTAGTCATCCCTGTCGATGTCATCTTCCGTGTTAATCTCAATGTCGTGTAGTAAAATTTGAGACAGCTCGGCTTCACCCAAGCTTGTTGCGGTTATACTCTTCATAATACTAGAAGACTCCTGTGTGTTAACAGAGATAGAAAACCACTTATCCCACTCTTTACACCAGACTAACTTAAAGTCAACTACCTTATCCCATATAGGACAGACCCTACCGTCGAATTCTTTATATATATCAAAAGATAGTTCGCATGAATCACTCAATCTATCTGACAAGCTGATATTATCAGCCGTATTTAAAACGCCAAGCTTTTCTCCACCGCGCTTTGCTAACACTAGAGTTGGGCACTCTGGCGACCCAGTTCCATCAAACTGAATGCGAATAGCCATTAGAACACCACCTTCCGTATCGGCCTGTAAATAATTTTTACGTCACACGGTATGGAGAAGGTAATAGTGTTTACGCGATCCGAATAAGAGTTATAGAGCCGGAAGAATGTGAAATTGAAATCGTTATAAATCTTTTTGTGGGAGGCTAGGGAAGAGGTGACAATCTTGTCTACGCAGTCCATTGTTATCTTTTCTCCAGCAGTGCAGCCGGTTATAAATGTAACCCGCCCTTCCAGATTATTAGTAATAGAGAGATCCCCGTCCTGCTTACAAGTGACTTCTAAGAGGTCAGGATAAAGCACCCCAATCTCGTCCGAATCGTTTGTTATATTATAAGTTCCATTGGCGGCTTCTATAGAGAACGCAACAGTCGTAACTTTGCCAACACCAAACGGACGGTTAGTATTAAAGGTAAGGTTCAACCCAATAATATTTCCGGCAAACTCAATCTTCTCCACGTTGAAACTTCCCTGGAAGGTTATATCCTTCCACCCGTTTTCTTTTGGGTCAAGCAAAGCAAAGTCATAAAACCGTCTGCGGTTTAGCCAACGCATCAACTTGCGGTACTCATCCAAGGAAATCTCCTGGCCAGGCCCATCTGTGGTATTCTTACAGATGCTAAATGTGGTAGAAAAACACTGCTCGTACTCCGTGCCTGTTTGAGCATAATAAACCCCGCCATGTTGCTTGACAGAGTTAAAAGTAATCTCAGACCCTGCGGAGCTACTGTCCGTGCCACCGCTATCAAACGTGCATACGATGTAGCCGAGGCTACTAAGTTGCACGCCATCATATATGAAATCTGTTGCTCTCATATAGTAACCTCCTGTTCTTTTATTCTGCTACTGTCTGGTAGCGTCTATGAAACTCTCGTTCAATCTCTTTAAGCAGCCTAGCCATTTTCTTATTCAGAGCGGCGCATTTGTCGCTCTGTGCTGTTGCATCAAGGATTGCCTTGGCTAGTTCTGCCTTTAAATTAGAAACCTCTTCGTTCAACGAATCAATCTCATTCAGCGAGTCAGAATATCGTGCCTCGAACAATTCTTTTTCGGCCAGCATGTTGTCATATTTTTCTCTTAACCGCTCGTACTTGTTCTTCTGAGATTGATATCTTCTCTTGTAATCCAAACCATTTCCTCCAATAATAATAGACGGGAGCGACATATGCCGCTCCCGTTTTCTATTACCATTTAATATTATTTTTTCCTTTTGCGTTTTTGCCCACTAGCCTGTCTACAGTCATCGCCTGAACCAGCTTTTCAAACTTAGGATCAGACCGTGCCGAGTTCATGAAGTCATTATAATTTGACACATTCGGAAGAACGATCTCCATGTCGATAGAATTCTTGATATCGCCACCAGTGTTACCAGGAACTTTAGCAACCGGCCAATTAACACCGAAGTTCATAGCACGGGCGATGAAGTTACGGGGGTTGTTCGCCATATCCCAGATGTTGGATGTAGCATCTCGATTCAAAACACTATCGCCCTTTTTGAGCTGGGTGAGCAAAGCACCGTCAGATTTACGGATGATAGTCTCCGGGCCGTTCTCCTGAGTCCACGCAAGCTCGTCACGAGGGACACTTTGTACGCCGGAAGCATAACCGCGTTTCTTCATCCAAGCAATCAGCTGCTTGTTATACTTTCCACCAACTTTATGGTACACGCCATACTTGGCTTGGAACCCCATCTTCTTAAAATACTCATCTCTCGCTTTCATTGACCAGTCGTAGTCTTTATACTTCAGTCTATGAATGAAGTATTTATTAGGCTGTAGTTTTTTCTTATCACCAGTATACGTCTTCTTATAGAAGATACCATCCTTCTTTTTGGTCGGCTTATTTCCAGCGGCATTTTTCGCAGCTTTTATAGCCGCGTCCTTCACACTGTTAAATACATCATCGCTCGGCTTCGGAGTTCCCTTACCTTCATTGGTCTGGCCCTTTATATCCTTAATGTTGCTAGACGCCTCTGAGTCCCCAGTAGAATACAGCCGCGCGACATACCCTTTGATCTCACTTAGTATACCGTTCAAAGTCGTACACTCTTCGCTAAAATCCTCGGTATAGTTAGACAGAATATCTTTAGAACTATTTGCGTCCCATATAGACTGCATTGAGTCGGACAGGGAAGACCCTACCTCTTTAGTCGCGTTGTTAATTGTGCTTGCAATTGTGTCCGCGTTTTTATTTGCTGACTCGATTGCGTCAGACAACAATTTGTCCACATCGTCAAGGCGCTCGTTTATAAACTCTTCGAAATTATCAACAAGGTCGTCAAGAAGCTCATTTGTGTCAGACACGTATTTGTCATACTGACTATCAGCTAAATCATCCTTGGCTTCCTTCAAATCATTTTTCAGCTGTTGGACAGTTTTCTTAGATTCTTCTGAGGTATCTCCGGAATAAGCAGTTAGCTGCTTCTCTAGCTTCGATATGTTCTTTACCTGCTCGTCAATATTTTTCTGGTAGTCATACAAATCCTTTGCACTATCTAACGCTTTTTCATACTCATCAATAGTATCCTTTAAAGAGTCCAGCAGAGCATCAAAACCATCTTTGGCTAAGTCTTTTAACGCATCCTTTTCGTCATTGGCTGCAAGAATAGCGTCTCTATGTGACTTAATCAAATCTTCACGACGCTCTAACAACTTTGTGTTGTACGGGTCGTTTGCAATGGACTTATTGATTTCAGTAATAGCCTCGGCGTACTGATCAGCTTGAGCCATGTACACATTATAATTTTGAGCGTGCAGTGCCCGTGTAGCAATACCCTCGTTAGTGATAGCGCCGTTATCATCAAACAAGTCCTTCTCACCCATTAAATCAATTAGGAATTCTGCTTCATCGGTTAGCTTTGAAAAACCATCTTGCATGTCGTCAAACTTATCCCAGCTCAGTTGTCTCAATTCGTTCTGGTACTTCTTTATGGCTTCATCCGCCTCGATGATAGAGGTGGTGAGCTGGTCAATCTCGTGACGCATTTCGTACCATGCTTCAGAACCAGTCTGCACGAACCCTGAATCGACTGCCTTATTCAGTTTTTCTACAAGTCCTTTTCTCTTTTCGATGAGGCGCGCACTAGTCTTCCTTTCACTCTCAACCATAACCTCATAATACTTCGAACTTGCTTTGTAACCAGCTTCTTCTGCAAGATCAATAAACGCCTGTATAGAGTCACGATGATCCTCAAGCCTGTCAAGAGTCTCCTGTGCTCGCTTAGAGTAATTGTCAAAGATTTCTTTATAAGCATCCCCGACACTAACTTTAAGCTCCTCTACTTGCTTCTTACAATCCTGAGCTTTGTTGTACCACTCTTGATACTGACTGATTTTCTCTTTTAATTTCTTATTGGAGATCTTATCAATATCAATCGCGCCATTCTGGACTTTGTTCTTATACTCTTTTTTCAAGCCAACAGAATTTGCCTTCTTAATGTAGTAATTATACGCCTTACCCTGCAAAGAGATTTCACTATTGAGCTTTTTGATACTCTCTCTTAAAGCGTCATTTCGAGTCTTTGTTGTACCATAGACGCTATCAGCTGCAATACCAATCTTCTCAATAGCTTCTTCAATCCGCTGAAGCTTAACCTCGACCCAATCGAAAAATTCGGCATCTGACTTTGAGCCAGATCCTCTCTTTTTACCTCCGCCTTTTTTCTTCCCGCCGCCAGTCTTTTTTTTACCCCCGCCTGACTTCTTGCTGGAACCAGAGGAGCCTCCTGACTTCAAACTGCTATTACCACGGACACCAGGGTTCGGGTTACCAAAGTTCTTCTTTCCGCCAGTGGTACTGCCAGCAAAAGCAGTACCGTCCGCCATAGCTGTCTTGCCGCGTGTGTCAGAGCCGCGTAGCTGACCTTTCTTAAAAAGTTCCTCTGTTTGCGCAGCGTTAAAGATTATATCGTGAGAACGATAGTCAAAGAACTCTGCTCCGTCCTGCCCGATCACATAAAATGAACCATCTCTTACCAGCAACTCTGGGCCGACCTCACCACCTAAAGCAGTACCGGAGCCTCCAGCGCCCCAAAAACCAGATGTGCCTTGAGCAAAAGCAGTGCCATTAGCTTTAGAGCCATTGCTTCTCAATCTCTGAGATGCACCCATATAGTATTTAGCTCTATTTATACTAGTAGAGGCCCCATTATATCTATTCGAATTACCCGTGCTAGGCCCTGCTGTCTTCCTGATGGTGTTAACAGTGTGATTCTCGACATAATTTGTGGTGATAGTCTTAGTTACATTCGGCTTTCGACTAGCTGTGTCTATCGCTGAATTGTAATTATGAACCTTTTGGGTAGCTTCTTCTGCGCCGGTGACGGTTACTTTAGTATTAACAGTGTTTTCTTTCGATCCATCACCTTGTTTCGACGTATCAGAAGATGGTGCATATATCTTCCCGCTACCTGTTTCAGTCCGAACTTGCACAGTAACATTTTGTCCTTCGAATTCTTTTCTTATCCGCTCGACTGCACCAGGTTCCACTTCCGGAGAAACAAAAATTACCTTTCCAGTCTCGTCAGAAACAAAAGTTCCAATACCCGTTTCGGCATCTATAGTGTCAACACCTACTGATAGGACTATTTTCTTGCCGCTATCTTTTTCAACCTGAGCGATATAATCATTTACGCTTTTATTCTCTGATTTTGCGGCACTTTTGACAGCGGATTCATCTACCTGTAAATATCCTCCACCTATATCTGTATAAAGAATTTTGTTATAGGATTCTTGATATTTCTTGGCAAAATCCTCGACGGACATCCCAGCAACTTCTGCTGCTTTAGCTACAGCCTCATAAGAAGCAACCGTGTATTTTGAACCATCCTGCATAGAGGTTCCGAGTTGTTGGGAATATTTTGCGATTCGCTCCAGGTAGGTCATCCCAGCGTCATCAGACCAGTCTATATCAATATAGTTTCCTGCGGCGGCAAGTAAAGACTCGAAACCATCCGTCGATAGGCCAATAGCTTCAGCTACTTCTTTAAAATGGCTGACCGGGATATTCCAGTCATAATTTCCGTTTTCATCTTTTGTGAAAGAGTCGCCGTACTTCTGCAAGACGCTTTGTACATCTTTGTCAGAACTCATTTTGTCGAAGAATGCTTGTACGCCGGACGCAGTTAAATTACCATCCGCATCTCTATTTCTGTATACTGAGTCGAATTCTTTGAGTAACTTTTGGGCTTCTTTTCTTTTCTCCGCAATATTGTTTATATTAACATCATCGAACCCTGCAAAATTTTCCTTCATGAAGCCCCAGTACATATCGTTACCAAGCCCCGTCATACCAGTCTTTTGGTATTGCATTACATTGTCGTATGCTTTTACAGTTTCGTCATATGGAGAATATGACTTCGGCATATTCTGATAATTCTGCATACTCTTTCCGAATGAGATTACGTCCTGTAGTACATACCCGTACTGTTCTTCAGAGGACAAGGCACGGTCTGTCGCTTCTGTTAGATTGTTGTAATACTTGCAGAGATCTTGAATTGTAATACCATGCGCTTGCATGAACGTGTTTAACTCAGGAAATTCATTTGCTAGAGCTTGTATAGATTGCGATGTTACATCTCCAGCATCACCAAGGTTGTAGAATTCGTCAACAAGTGATTCCAAAGCGCCGCCAGAAGAAAAACCTTCGCCTATAATTTCCGGAATCGTTTTCCCAGCGGTGCGGTCAAACATCTGTGTCGTTTCATTGAGAGCCTTTTCTGCATCCGCCACAAGCTGTTTGTCATACGCCGTCTTAGGTTCAAAATTAGAAATTATATCGAAGAGGGAAGCGTATTTTTCAGAAATAGTTTCGCTGGTAGTACCAAGTGCCTCATTAACTCCTTCGAGTTTTCCCTCAATTTGTTTTTTCTCATAACTACCTAAGTCGGGGTCAGCCAGTTCAGACTCGTATTTTTCTTTTACTTTTAAGGTATCCTCGTATGCTTTTGTTGCCTGCTGGAGTTGCTCTGTCAGAGTACCTTGATATAATCCGTCGCCTTTAACGAAATCAAAGAAATTGCTCTCAGTCGTGAGTGCGTTCACACTATCGCTGTACAGAGTAGCTTTTTGCCGATTAGCGATCTCCTGCTTCAGAATGAGCGTTCTTTCTAGCTCTTCGTTTTCTCTCTGGAGTTTAGCAACTGTACCTTCGTCTGTGAGATTTACATACCCTTGACTTCTAATATTATCAATGATTTTTTGATTCGCTTCTATCTGAGTTCGTACATTATCAACATTATTTTGAGCGGATTTATACGCTTCAGAGTCCGCTTTGAATTGCTCGATCTTACCACCAAGGGATTCTGCCTTCATAGCGGCAACACCGAAAGCTGCGGCCAACGCACCAACAGCAGTAGCAGCGGCGGCCACTGGATGAGCAGATATGACGCCCCACAAACCACTGATCGCACTCTTAGCTTTGTTAACACTATCTAATGTTTTTCCTGCGACGATACCTGAGAAGGAGTCTTTTGCAGCTCCGGTAGCTAATTGCTTTAGAATATCTGCGCCGCCTTTAAATAGCTTCACGCCAGCAATTCCGGCCAGTATAGTTTCAACGCCCGTTGCAGCCGGGCCTAATTGATGGAATAATTCAATCGCTTTATTCAGAAATCCTAAAACACCAGTGCCACCAGACACTACGCCTTTTACGAGATCAGAATTTATAGTGTTGTAAGATAGCTCTTCAAACTGCTCTTTAAACTGACCAACCTTACCGGAGATTGAGTCCATAACGACCTCATTAGCTGCTTCAGTTTCTCCGGAAGCACTCAGCGCTTCGTCATAAGCGCCAGTCAAGTCCTTTAGGTTAGTGATAATGCCAGCAACAACGTTGGACTGATTCTTACCAGCGATGCGCTCAAGCAATGCTGCCTGGTCTGTATCAGACATCTTATCCCAAACGCTTGCAATCTCTACCATGATATCGTAAATCGACTTATAGGTAGTGGCGTTTTCCATAATATCAACGCCAGACAACGCTTTAATTTCTGCGCGATATTTTGCAGCGGATGTCGCAACGTCGTCGTAGTCTTCACCGAGTTCTTCGAGTTCAGGCTTAGATGTGCGGATTCTTGCGGACATTGTTTTTAAAGCTGTGCCCGTTTTAATTGGGTCCTGAATTGCGGCGTTTCCGGCTGCCGCGAGGGCAACAGATTCTTCGAAGGATGTGTTAGCTACGTTAAGAGCCGCACCACCACGCTCCAGAGCAGTCATTAGTTCTTCTGCGCTAATAGCATAATCTTTACCGACTTTAGCCAAAACGTCAGAAACACGAGTGGCATCAGAAGCTTCAAGACCGTAGCCCTTAATAATAGAAGTTAAACCAGTCGTTGACGCACTCACTGTCGTGTCGGCAACATTTGACATGATAGTTGCAGCATCAGCAAGAGTAGAGGCGTCTTCTAATCCATAGCCAAGACGGGTGAATGTTTCGACAGACCCAAGAACTTCTGTGACACTGTGCCCCATATTATATGCTGAGTCTGCCGCCCTCTGGAAGAACGAGTCGAGTTCTGAGCCACTCTTTCCGGTGACAATGGTAAGCTGAGTTAGCGCGTCGTTGATGTCTTTGACAGCGCCAACCATCTCCGTGGCAACTTGTTTCGCCTTATTAAAAGCACCCTGAATTGCTTCAGAAGCCGTCACGCCTTGCGCTATAGAAAGGACTTCTGATTTGAAGCCGGTCCCGGCGTTGCTCTGCCTATAGTCTATCCCCGCAATGCCAGAGATGATTTTCTTCAAATCCGACTTATTGTACGACCCAGCTTCAATGATTGACTCAAGCTGCGCCTTATAAGATTTTAGGTCATTAACATCAGCATCATCCAGCAACGACAGCTTCTTCGGTTGATCCATGCTGGATATTTTTTTTAAAAGGTTATATACGGGAACTAAATCGCTAGACGTATCTTTAACTGAGGCGGAGAGTCCATCCATTGCCCCTTTAGCGGCGGCAATAGAACTTTCTGCTTCAGCCTTAATTTTTCCAAAAGACTCAGCCGACTCGGTGCCAAGGTCTCTTAGCTGGCTAACCTTATCCTCTGCCGCTGCCAATTGTGAACTAATATTCGCCGTATCTGACGGCGAAGCCCCAAGCTTAGACAAGGAGTTCCGCATTGAGTCAATTTGTTTCTGCAGCCTGTCCGCTTCTCTATTCGCCACAGATGTATCTTCTAGACCAGATTCACGAGCCTCGTTTTGAATGGCGGCAACGCTATTTTTTCTTTTAGAGAATTCCTTTCCGTTATAAACTCCATCCTGAATCACAGAGCGGACTAATTTAGCTAATTCCTCTTTCTGAGTAGAAAGCCTCTGAGAAAGGTCACTGTCGCTCTGTATGGAGGGGTTCTTCCGAATGTAATCTACAAGATTTTTATAATACTTGACAAGAGGCTCGATACTAGTAGCGGATGACTTCTTTCTTCCGGAATTACCACTGCTGCCAGAACCTCCTCCGCCGCCTCGACTATTCTTGCCGTTGATCTTTACATCATCTATGTTCAGAACTAGATTTTTTGCTGCGGCGTTGACGGCATTCTGTAGTCCCTTAGTATCAATTACGGGCAGGAGATTTACCTGCATACTATTCTTTCCAGCAGCCGCACTGGCAGCAGTCTTTAAAGCATTACTATCAAACTCAGGTATAAGTTTTACCTTTACGCCAAATTCTTCCGCCACGATCTCACCACCTTGATATTATCCAAATTTAGAATGAAGGACGTCGATGACTTTAGCATCGACGTCCTTTTGTGCATTATCTATGTAAGGTCTGGCAAACGCTCTTCTCCACATACCATTCCCATTTCCTTGTGCGCCTGTATTTATAATGAAGCTTAGGTCTGTGCCAGACGGTTGATAGCCGGGGAACACTGGCGTGTTACCTGGAGTCTCATCTGTTACTAAGAGAGACAGATCCCCTTCGTAATGTTTTAGGTTCGCTCCGGACTGCATCATACCTCTGCGTGTATACCATTCAGGATTGTACGAATAGACGTCCGAGTTGATATGTTCCTTTATAATATCATCCACCATAGTTGGGATTTCGTTATGTACGACGTCTCTAAGCTCTTCCATTATGTGTGCTTCAAGGGCTGCAATGCTATCAAACACTATCACCATTATCACCTTGTTCAGCTACATACTTGCTAAAATTTTCTGCTAGCGCACCAACACTTGCCTTTAAAGACTCAGCGTTCTTTGAAAAGACAGAAATGATTTCAGACAGATCGCTGCCCATAACCTCCTTAAACACAAGGGACACCTCGTTGTATTTCTGAGTAACGAACTTTAGCATTGATAGAGCTTCATTTAGCTCTCTTTCTCTTGTGCTATTGATCTTGTTAATCCGCGCTTGCAGCTGCTCCTCAAACGCATTCTCAAAAATGAATAGCTGATTCTCACTTACATTATCAAGCACTTTGTCATAAACATCTGTTACGGTGACAAGAAAAAATTCTGATTCTGCGTCCGCATCATCAAGGTCAATATCGGTAAACGCGACTAGTACAGCGTGCATGTACGCAATATCTTTAAGCCATGGGAGATATTCATCGTCATCAAAACAAGAATCAACGCCAGCCGCTACGGCTGCAACAAACTGATTCGCAGTAATATTCTTTTTAACATGGAACACAACCTCATCGCCAATCTCAATAGCCGTCTCGTTAGCTGAATTATCTTGCCCTTTAAAGTATTTATTTAAAGCATCAACACTGATGCGCTTGTTTTCTTTTTTACTCATAATTACCCTTTCATTCGTTAGACGGCGTAGCAAAATGTGACAACCCGATACAAATCGCGTCTGCTTCGTCCGGCCCAACATCTTTATCTAATTTGTCCTTTACGTAGGCAATCGCCTGCTGTTTTAACTCTTTGCTCTTGACGCCCTTTCCTTGATGAAAACCTAATTTCTTTCTCCAGGCCGTCGGCAAGGTGCAATAGAACTCGACGTCGTGGTAATAGCACCACGCCATAATTGCTCCTTGTATCCGAGCTAAAGATTTGTATGTGATTACGTTTACTTGTTTTTGTATGTCCTCAAACACCACTAGGTCTGTATTTGAAGTCGTTATAATGTAGCAAAGACTAGTCATCATATATCCAATCCGTCTTTCAGAATCCTTGTCTTTGCTCAAATCAATAACGCCCGACTCAATATAGACGCCATCTTCCAATACGGCGTACCCGCTAATAGCAGTCGCCTGATCTAACGCGAGTATACGCATATTTCCTCCTAGGTTAAAAATAGGGGTACGGAGTATTCCGTACCCCTAGAATAGGTATGGATAGAATCCGATTATTCGTTCTCGTCCAGCATGATCATATCCAGGATGTTGTTATCGTTTTCGGTATCGACCATCAGGTCACAGGTAATGGTAACGCTTGCGGGATCGCCGTTGTTAGACATCTCCAGAGTAAAGTCAGTCTGAGGTGCGCACTTCCAAGCAATCATACGGAGCCAGACATCTTCACCGGCCTCAGTCTTATCCTTAGTTTCCATGTAAGCAGTGAAATACTTGGGGAAGGTGGTAGACTTGATAGAGATCTTTTGTGCAGAAGTCAGCTCTTCCATGTAATAAACAACGCACTTATCGCCAATAGCAATGCCGCTAGTCTCGCTAGCAGTAAAGGTGCCATTTGACAGAGCGCCGCTGATTGCAGTGCCACAATCATCATCAGCCTTAAACACAGTTGCGGTAGTTGCAGTCTTGCTGGTAACAGTCAGCTTACCAGCTTCAGTTGCAGCAACCACTTCGCGCTTCAGCCAGTTTGCGCCGGACTCAATGTCCCCACCAGTCATCAGAGAATACAGATCGAACGGAGTGATCTGAGTTTCAAAGCTGATAGTGCCGCCACGTTCACCGAAGAAAGTGACACGCTTGGGATGGCCCCAGCCACCATAAGCATAAACGGATTCACCAGTCATTTCGGCGGTGGACACGTTCGCATAGTCCATATTCAGAAAAGGCTTCTTAGTCTTATATTCACAAAAAAGCACGTTGCAAACCTCACGGTTCGCCATCTTAGGAACGCCCATGTTTTATTCCTCCTATTAAATATAAAAATAAAACCGCCATTATGGCGGTTAGCAAATGTCACTCATTCGGGCGACACCAAACAGAGAAGTCAAAGTCATCTTTGCCCCATACGCTCCAGCGCGTAAGGATGGTGTCAATCTGTAGGGACATGTTGATTTCATTAAATTGATCGTACAGTTGATACACTGTTAAGTTGTAAACGTCTTGAATGTTCATCGAGTGTGATCTTGCTGCTAACTTAGATGTAACGTTGTCTAGCCGCATAGCATCCTGCCTGTCCTTATATTTCTTGGATCTCTTTCTACCTGCCGCTATCTTTGCTTCACGTTCTAGCTCTTTCTTACTCTTCTTTTTAACAACCCCTTCTTTTGGAGGAGACATATAATTACGTTGCAAAATTAAATCTCGCACCTGCTCATAGTTGCTGCAATTGATATTCCCGACAATATCATCTACGCCTGGACGTAACGTCAGAAAAGACGCCGACGGCTCATCAAACACAAGACGTTCATCTAGAAAGAATGACAACGCTTCTGTAATTGCATTACGAAAATCTTGTTGCGCAACTAAGAACAAAAAGAGGGGAGTGGAGTTTAACTCTTCTACGACATCCGGTGTTAACTCTATGTTTAAGTTATCTGCTAGTTGAGACTTCGTATATAAAAGCATACCGATTCGCCAGTTGTATACGTCCTCACCGCCAGCCTCCACGATCTCATTGGTAGTAGGGCAGCGTATGTGACCAACCCCTTTTACCGGCAAAGATCCTGTATAGTTCAGCTCCAGTTTTGTAAAGGAATCAACCATAATTTTTTGCCCCGTGTCTAAAGTTGAAATCTTTAAACAGGTACACTACCTTTCTCGTGATATAGTTGTAGTTCGGCAGAACATATCCGACTGGGTATCGCTCTGAAGGTGTTACCTTCCCGATACCAAACCCGTGTTTATGATTGATCTCGTTGTCAATCTCATCAGCAATCATATCGACAAGAGTTCCAAATTCACCTTGTATCATGCTTGTATGGCAGGTAACAAAAATCATAAGTTCGACGTCACACACAGTGTCGCTGCTGATATTTGTGATGTTCGTCTCGCAGCAAATGTATGGAGCCGCGATATCGATCGTCTCAGGAATACGAGCAAAAGGAAAGACCTTCTTGTACAGAAGGCCAGGAGCTGGGGCAGTCTTAAATTCATCGTCGCCAAGCAGGTCAACAATCTTTTGAGAAGACAGGATACACTCAATCGCTTTGTCTTTGCACACACGTGCTGGATACAATAAACCCATTATGACCACCCCTTTACTGTAAATTCTTTCTTTGTTTCTAACTCACCATATGTGATAGTCAGAACAAACTTCTTACCTATATTACTTCTATTCTTACCAACAGACAGGATAGATTGATCACCTGTTAGCGCTACCGACGCAACATTTGACTCGCAATTAACAGAATACGTAACCTGTTCATTTACAATCTCTCCGTCAATATAAACGTAAGCAACAAAAGAGTTCTTGGAACCAGTATAAACAAACTCATTATTAAGACCAATAATCTCAATATGGTCTTTTGTCGGATCCGGCTTAGGTGCGTCAGGCTTTTTAATTCGGTCGTAATAATTAGCAATCATTAGATCGTAATTATCAACTTCGTCATTACGCGGACTCTCAACCAGCATATGAACATAGATACCATGTCCGTTATAAACGCTACTAGCTCTATTTAGCTTAGTAACTTCAAACGCCTGAATATCTTCCGCTTTCGGGTCATCAATCAAGAACCTGTCATCGCGATCTATCAAAGCAGTCTCGTCATCTCTCGGCATCGTGACCTGCATTCTGGCGTCACCAACAGTGACAAACTGCTGGGAGTATTCGCCGGTCAGATACTTCGTGCCGTCGATAGCGATGACCATACGAGATACTACTTCGCCGCTTGGGTTAACCCATTTCAGGTTATAGTTACACTGTACCATTAACCCTGTCTGATACACTTCGCTGTATTCATCAACGGACGTAATAAGCCAGACACTGTTAGCCCACTCTACATATGTACCAGCAAAGATTGTCTCGCCAGGCATAGTATGAATGTTTTTTTCCCTGAGCTTTTGTGTGCTGGTAATAGCGCACTTACGTTCTTCTCCATCAATAACCGCAGTCTGAAATGACAACGAGTTTGGCAGTTTACTGTTAATCCAGCTCTGCGTATTCTTTAACCAACGCTCTCTTGGAGGGTCTTTTAAATAGGATAGACGGCGCTTGTAATTGCTTAAACTACTCAATAACACCACCACCCTTATACGACGCCTCTAGCTTCTTGCACAGGTCAATCGCTCGAAAAACATTCTTCTTTACTTTCTTTACTGAGCAGTCTGATATATTGTCAGACAGGTAAGACACGATTCCAATAATACTCATGTAGTATGGCTGTGAAGACAGATTGTCTAGCAATTCAACACCGACAAGTTCTGTCAACAAGGTATCTAAGTATTCTTTTAGAGTTTCCTCCTCACATTCTTTTAGCGGCAAGATCTTATACAGCTTCCCTACAGTTCGTTCAAAATATTTCTGCATCATAGCATCCGGTATCATAAAACACCCCCGCTCACATATGCAGTTTGTGCAGCGCACCATGATTATAAGAAAACTCGTTAATCATGTTCTTATAATTTGACTTTGTTGTGGAGTAAAGACCTTGCATATTACTGATGAAGTTAGAAGGAGAATACGGAGAGAAGTCTTTTGTCTTTAGGAAGTTGCCTAAGACAAAGTGATCCCCGCTAAACAAAAAGCCACTCAACCATTTGAGCAGCATTCCTTCGGAAATAATATCAACCACCTCATCAGAGGTGATATAATCATCAAGACGTTTATCATGATATTCAGTGATACACACCGGGAGATCCCAGTTGAATTGCCGGGCCTCCAAATCCTTGTCAGAGAATGACAGACCGGTGCGTCGCCGAAAAATATTTTCAAACTCGGAGCAGGCTGAAAAAAGAAATTGGTCAGCTTGTTCGTTGAACACTTCTTCTTCCATGTTAACATAATCATACGATGTGATTTTGTTCAAGAACGCCCCGGTAAACACATCGAATGAAGTAGCCATAAGTTAACCTCACTTATAAATCAGTTCGGTGCCTAGTGCTTCTTCCAAAGCTCTAATAACATTAAGGTCTGCTAGTTCACCATCTTCAATCTTTTGCTTTGCGACATAGACGACCCCGCGCTTCTGACCGCGAGACAGACCAGACACTTTGTCTTTGACCTCATTTGCTTTCAGAGAAAACAGATCCTCAAAGTCTTCATAGGTCAAAGCGTTCTTGTAATACTGTGTAGCGTTCAGAGCCTCCAGCACTTCTTGGTCGTCAATCAACCACCAGTTTTCCGTAAAGAACTTACGCTGAGCACTTCTCGCTCTTTGCAGTGAACCGAAGGTCATTTCGATTTCGTCACCGAACTCAGACCATCTATGTTCCTCGCCGGTCGTTGTGTCTTTGTAAAACAAAGATCCGTGAAAACCATTTTTAACGCTCACGTAAAGATTCGGGTCGATCGCCTTTCGAACCTTCGGCTTTGAAGGCTTCTTTTTTCCGGTCGCTATTTCGGTAGCTGCCGTAGTTTCTTCCGGCGCTTTTGCGCTGGCCACGGGAGTTCCGGTTAGCGCACCCTTCTTTACACTTGTTTTGCTTGCTGCCATTTTAAAATCCTTTCTTTCCTAAAAGCCGCCCCTGAAAAGGGGCGGCTAAAAATAGTTACCAATTAGGAGAACTGAATACGGCCAATGCCGTCGTTGCAAGAAGTCACAACGCCCATGCCGTACATATCGTAGAACTCATACTCCTGAGTCATATCTGCATTATCCAGAGCGTCAGTCAGCTTGATAATGCTGTTGCCTTCATAGACCATCTTGATAGGTTTAGAGTCAGTAGCAATGATATGCAGAGTGTCGTCGGGGAAGATGAAGTCATGGGTGCCGATCTTATGACGCTGAGGAGTCTTGATAACAGGAGTACCAAAGAACTTACCAGCGTAGCCCATGTTGTACATATCAGACTTGTACTCCAGACCCTGAATAGAGGGAGCAAGATTACGCAGAGCCTTCATAGTACCCATGATGATCGCCTGCTTACCGGAGGCAGCTTCAACATGCTGAATAACGTCTAGCACAGTGCCCTCATCATAGGAGCCAGCAGCGGGGAAGAAGGCAGTACCGTCCAGGTCGTCAGAAGTCAGACCAGCCCAGCAAGTGTAGATATCGTTCAGGACCTTCTGACGATAAGACTCGCCGACTCTATTGATAAATTCGTTAAAGTCAACGCGACCAGCCAGTAGTCTACGCAGAGGCTCGTAAATGCGGACGCCGTGCATTTCGGTGTGGATAGTCTTAGTAGTAGCGCCGCCCAGTCTCTGACGACGCAGGCCACGGACACCAGGAGCCACAGTGGAAACATCGTACCAGTTTACATCTTCTACTACAAAAGTAGGCTCGTCGCCCTCGGCGACGTTACGGAAGTCAACCAGAGAGGTAAACATCTCGTCGCCCTGCAGACCTTCAACAACAGTACGGGGAATAATTTCTTCAATCAGAGCAAACAGACCATTGTGAGCACCGTCTCTCATCTGCTTATAGCCCAGAGTAGTACCGCCGTTAATTTCAATCAGGGCATTACGCATAGCTTCCAAGCCCTGTTCCTTGGAATACTTTTGAGGCTGGCCCTTGTAGGTTTCAACAGCCAACTGAACCAGGTTCATATCAACATTCATTTTCGAACCCTCCTTTCTTACATTTCAATCGCGTAGAATGTATAACGAGCAGTCTTGTCAATAGCAATCACCTTGCCAAGCGCAGTTGCACTGGTAGCTGCGGGAGCGGTAATCTTGCCATTAGCACCCAGAGACACAGCGACTGCTGTAGCAGTAGGAGCAGTGCCGCCGACAAAACCTTCAGCGGTGACAGAAAAAACGCCCGGACAGCCTAGTCTATAGGCGGTGGCGGGCTTACCAGCTTCGTTAATAAATTCATCCAGGTTCTTATAGGTACACTCATCGTAAATTACTTCCGGAGTGCCAAGCACAGCACACTTCTTCAAATCAGAAGTCGCGGTTGCCAGAGTTGCATAATACAGGTCATGTTCACCAGGAACAAGAGCACCAATCTCAACGATAGTACCATTTTCAACAGCGATGTTCTTGCCATCGCCATCCCGCACCAGAACAGAAGTAACCATTGTGCGCTGATCGGTGCCGGGCATATTATCACAGCGGAATACAGTGTAGGCCAATTTCGTCTACCTCCTTATTTGTTATGTAGGTATTTCTTTACAACACCACCGTAAGGTTCATAGGTGGGTTCATGATCGAGCACCGGTAGCACAGGTGCCTTTTTGTAGGTTTGATTCATAGAGAAAGTCGCAGTTCGGCCACGAATGGCGAAACACTTCTCTTCAATTGCGGTAAGGTCATACTTGTCCGCATTATTTTTTAGATCCTTGAAATCTTCATTTGATTCAAGGTCAGAGAACATACTGAACAATTCTGCTTTCTTTTCTGATAGAATCTGATTTTTGAATTCTCTAAGTTCTTTAAGCTCTTTCTTTAACAGAGCAAAGTCTTCTTCAGAAATAGCGCAAGACGTTTTCTTTTCGTCTTCGCCGCAAGCAAACTCATCGTCATTGTCTTGAGGCTTCTTATCTTCCTTATCCTCTGGATCATCCTTTGCGTGACCCGTCCGATCTTCTTCCAAAGAATGTTCCTCGACGTCTTCCTGATTGTCGTCCTGCCCAGAGTCTTGAGATTCGTCTGCGTCAGGGCCAGTGCCAGGTTCAGTCGGGTTTTCTTCAGCTGGAGTATTTGAGGAGGGAGGAGCAGGAGTGTCAGGATTCTCTTCTTCCGGAGGAGTCACGACAGGATCTTCTTCATCAATTTGAGATACACCAAGGCGTTCTCTGATTGCAGCCAGCTTATCTTCTACTTCATCAATGGTGTAAGCGGCCAGCTCAAAATCCAAATCATCCAGGGTTAGTCCGTACTTCTCGACCAGCTTTAGCTTTTTATTAACCAACTTGTTTGTCACCCCTTCTAAATAATTTCTAGTTGCCATAGGCACTTCTTCGAGCATTGCATATAGCTCGGATGTGAACGCGTCAGAGCTGAAAGTAGCAAGGGACGCAGATTCAAAACAAGGCTCGCAATTTCCAAGCAGGCAAAACGCTAAAAACTCAAAGTCGTCAATTACGTACATGCCATTATCTAGGTGATCTTCTTTTACTTTGATCTCCATAGACTCATACACAATGCCGTCACTAACAATCTTTTCATACGCCTCTTGCCGCTTCCAAAGCAGAACATCGGTACACAAATATTCGTGGATAGCTCCATCTTCTTCTGTGACCAACTCCCACCAATTACTTGCCGACTCAGGGACAACACCAACGGGGTGAGTGATGTTTACCATCTTTGGGAAATTATCTTTACGAACAATTTCAATATCATGCCCGCCAATCATGTCGTCGTCTCGCATGTAGTTAGCGACAACCGGAACATTGTACATAGACGGCAAGCACTTCTCAAACACTTCTTTGCTGATATAGGAACCATTGCGGTTTTCCCCGTGGTAAGCAATGCGCAGGACACCCTGGTCAAACGATTCATTGCATGACATGATGTTCTTTAGTGCAGAGTTGAAAACAAGTCTTACATTCTTGTCATTCATTCTTTTCTCACCTCCTTGCTGCTAGGTGTTGTATATTAAAACATCAAAACATTGGACGTCACATAAGAAGAAAGTACACTATCTAAATCAATGCTTATTCCCGTCTTATCTACAAACGCCCATGATGACGCATTGTCTTTTTGCCCTAATAGCAAAAAACCGAGATCCAACAGCTTGTCCCTGTCGGCCTCGGCGAACACATAAATATATTTCATTTTTTAATCTTCGTCTCTCTCTTGCGAGATTTCTCCGCTGTCGCTAAGTTCTTGTGCGGACGCTTCCGGACGACCGGCTTCCGCCAACGAATCAGAACTCATAGTGTTTGTAGAGCGAAGAGGCATAAAGCGATTCTTAATATCCAAGATATCATCCTCAAGATAGTTGAGACAGTTCATGTCTGCTTGTGGCATACCATACGTTGCGGCTAGATAAGACACCATAGGCATACCAACCTGGCACATCTTGAGATACTGATTACCCAGTTCGTCTCTGTTAAACGGAGAAGAATCTAGGAACGTAATTCTAAACTTCTTACCAAAATTCAATGACTGGATGTACCGGTTGACCATATCCTCAATACTCTTCACAACGCCATAAGTAATACCTTGGTCGGCTTTGATAGAGAGCAGCAGGGCATTACTAGATGACTTGCTACTGTTATTAAACAGCAGGGAAGAGACGCCTGCGGAATCAAACAGCGAGCTGATTGCATCAGCTACAGCATTTGAATCTGTACTAGAAGATTTTTCAAAGGAAATCTTGTCAACTGTCATCGGAGTTAAGACCGAACCAACTGCATCAGGCAGAACGTCGTCAAGGTTCATCCAGAACTCTCTCGCCTTATCAAAATCCATCTGCCATTGACCATCAGAGGTAAGGCCAAGCTTCATAACCAAGATTGCATAATTCTCTAGCTCCGTCTTAGTGAGCTTAAGTTCTTTATAACTCTCCAGGTCATATATCTCAGGCATAATACCAATGAATGGGGGGAGGGCATAAGAGTCAATATCATTTGTGCATTTGATAGCAAAAGACGTTGGGCAATCCAGATCAATCCATCTATCGAGAGAACGCTTCTTGTACTCGTCGTATTTTACACGAAACTCTTCTGGGAAGAATTGAAGCCTGTCCGGGTATGTCGCAAAATACGTAAAGTCGAAACTTACATTATAGACGTTGCCTTCTATTGAAGAAATTCGACAGTAATCAGACGGTAGCCTTTGAATTGTGATGTTGTCTTGCGTAACCCATAGCGTACCATAATAAACATCTTCTCTAAAGCACACTGTAAGGATCTTTCTAAACTGCGACTTTACATTGAACGCTTCCATTACTTTAAGAACCTTATTGAAGTTACGCTTCACACTTGTCTTATTTTCTTTTGATATATCCATACCAAACGGCGACACAACATAAGCCAAGTCGTTCAACATAGTAAAGTATTGAATGAGACGACGGAAGTAAGAACTAACGCCATACATATTGATGCAGGCATCCCGCAGCTGCTTCTCATGAGTATAAGGATCTTCTAAGAAGTCTAGAATCTGTTCCTTGGTGTATTTCTTAAATGTGGGTCTATAATCTCGCCGATTCAAATCTCGCATAACCAACCGATTCAAGACTTTAAACCGTTCTGGCATTCTGAATGTATCTTTGAGAGCAAACTCCTGTTTAGATTTCTCGTCTGGTGTACTATCTAGTACAAACTTTTCGCCCATAACAACTCACCTCCTTCTGAGTCTAGGTGCTCTTTGGCATCGCAACAATTCAGAGATGTCTATATTGGACTTTCTCTTTATACGCGACTTATCTTCTAATTGACACGCAACCCAGTAGTTATATGAAAGGGATGAGTACCGGTCTTTTCGATAACCGGATTTTTCGTATACCTTTACACCTGATTGAGTGTCTTCGTATTTCAAGTTAATAATTTCGTCAACCAGGTACGTAGTGTCCACATACGGAAGTCGAACCGCAGTCTTCTCGACCGGGTTGATGGACCCCCAACCACGTACTTCAGAGAGATAATCTTCCGCATCATATTCGTTTGCAAGCAAGCGAATTTTACCAGACCGGAACCCTTCTCTCAAAGAAAAAGCACACTCCGAATTGAAGCGTGCAGTCTGATTATTTATTACCCACAGAGCTTTTGGTGCATCCATGTCGGTACACCTAGCAGCAAGGTCAGGATTGTTATAGCAGGACAGAGCACCATATGTTTCGCCTGTGTCAGGATCATATATATCGTCCAGCAACAAGTCAACCACACCAGCGCCGACGCCTTTGCCGTCAATCACAATATAGTCTGCTGAGTATTCTTCGTACAATCTCCGAATACGTAACGCCTGTCTTTGCGTCGTCTCGCCTTCATGCGACTCCGTATAAACGATATTGCTATAGTAACGACCATGCGTATTGGGCGTCATTCGATTCACAAAGATCGCCGTCGCGTCGTTCTCTGACTTTTTCGTAGAACTCATCAAAGCGACGTCAACAGATATTATTCTTATCTCATCTACCTGTTTGTTCACGATCCCCATATCCTTGGCAGCCAGTTTTCCAGGCAAGGCATAGGATGGCAGCATCGGGAACTTCAGACGTCGCGTGCGATTGATTGCCTCATAGTTGAAGAACGAACCTTCAACGTCGCCCGTCCAGCAACATTCCATTTCCCTCGCCCATTGGGATTCATTAAATGTCGCTTCGGACATTTCTTCTATCGCCTGTTCTGCGCTATACAACCCCTCTTTAATTGAAAGCTGATAGGGAAGACCACATACAAAGTACGGCCCAGCTTGTACCATCTTAGCGTAAAAATCTTCGACCTTCTTGTATGACCAATGATCTTTAAACCAGGCAGAAGTCAAATAGATTTCTTTATTTCTTTCTTTAATATGAGCATACTTTGGATTATCAATATACGGTGGATGACGTTCGTCAGAAAGAAATCTCCTTAGCACCTCATTGATGGCTGATTCAGGGATCATTCTAAACTCATCACAGATAATAATGTTCGCTCTGTTGCCACGAGCTGTATCACTAGCAGTTACAACCTTAATCGTTGACCCGTTTTCAAAGATACAAATAGGGTTGTTAGGAGCTGTCGTGATAGTCTTAATCTCGCGTTTCAGCCCTGGCGAGTTTACCATAAACTGATTCTGAATGTACTCCAGAATATTGATACTCTGAGATCTACGCCCAGCAGCAACGCAGACTTTTGTGCCGGGGTACAAGATACACCGCACACAGCAGTAAAGAGAAATAAGAAAACTCTTGCCTTGCCCTCTCGCTGCAATATAGGCAGTATAGTTACATTGATCCATCTCGACCATAAGTATTTGTTGAAATGGCTTCAGGCTAATACCCAGGTAGTCTTTTGCGAATCTGTGTGGGTTAGCTCGGTAGAAAGCCGCCCAGGCAGCAACACCTTCGAAGACGCGTTCCTCTCTTGACTTAGTAGAGTCAAGTCTTATTTGTCGTGTCTTTGTGTACTCTGTCATTCATCGACCACATCCTCATCTTCTGAGTAATCCGGACGATTAACCCTGTACTCACTCATTGCCTCTTCATACATTTCATTGTACTTGTTATCTACTCCGACCATATTGCACAGCGGGCCTAGGAACCAAGTCATGTTGTACTTTCTAATATTATCAACGTCAACCCAGTCCGATTGCGGCTCCGGAATAGGGCGTGTCTGCTCCCACTTTTGAATCGCTACACCAAATGGCATATCGTCCAACCCAGAGTTCCGCTCGTCCTCTTTGATCTGGCTGGGCTTCAGATTCAATGAACCTAGCGTATTGACCAGAGAGGCTTGTTGTTTTTCGAAAGGTTTACCATTCTTCTGAAGTTCATCAATCTCAAACACAGACAGACAAGCCTGTTTAACCAGGAGAGCCTTGGCGGGAGTATCAACGGTATATCCATTAGTCAGCATGTCGTATGTATGTTGAAGCTCGTTGTAGCACCACGGCTCTCTGCCCTTACCCCAGAACTCTTCTAGCTCAGGGGGGACTTCAGGATCTTCTTCAGCGTTCATACCAATAGAAGCCTGCTTCCCCAGTAGCATTTGTCGCCGGGCTTCTTCGACGACAGTGTTGTCATATGTCTTTTTAATATGCTGGTTGAGGTTCATTCGGTCAAGGTAAGTTCTGATCAATGTTGAACTCTCGCTTTTGTTCGCCGTAGAGACCTTATCCCAAACGTCTTTTTCCCAATAGATATCAAACTTCGAGCATACCTTTTTAGCTGCGTCCGCCTCAGATAGACCGCTATCCCTATACTTGATATATAGGGCGTCAACACACCTGTTACACCAGCACAGGTAGTTATTATTTCCTTTATACAGCGTGCTCTGAACAGTCTTGAAATTACGGGCTTGTGTAGGATAGACAGTGCCGCAACCAACACATTTGAACTGACCTTTGACTCTTGTGGGTTCCGTCGCCCCTAATTTCTGCCTAGCCATTACAGGTCAATAGTCTGGAAACGACCGTGCGCAACTTCATCACGGAGCCGCTTGCCGGGGCTGAATTTTACACCCTTACGGGGAGGAACATTGTAAGTTTGCCCGTTGATCGTTGCCTGGCGTTCAGGATATTCATGTACCTTAAAGGCACCAAAACCGTGCAGAGAGATGTCTTCGCCTTCGGCCAGTGCCTTTTCAATAGCGAACTTCACAGCATCTACCATCAGTTCGCCATCCTTTACTCTATACTTAACGCCAGACAGATGCTCCGCCATTTCCAATACTCGTCTTACAAATTGCTTATTGTTAATCATTTCATTCAACCTTTCATTCGTTCATGTTACAGGTCAGCTAGTCCAGTTGCCTTAACATCTGTTTTAATTCCATCTTCACCAAAATACTTTTCCAACTGTTCGTCATCAGGAGTGTCGTCATACAGCCGAACCATATCGGCGGAACTCCAGCCGATAACAGTCTGCACAACACTATCCGGCAGACCAAGCCGTGCTAACTTTGTGGTGAAGAAATGACGTAAGGCGTGCCAATAGAACGGCACGCCCAATATTTTGCTAAACCGAACAGCCCAGCTGTTCAGCGTAGAAATATTCATTTGTTTCGTGGGATCTGCTTTGTCATAAAACAACCATTCGCTCTCCACGTTATTTTCTTTTCTCCAATTCATATAGAGGTCTAAGTAAGGGTCGAACTCTTTTGAGAGGGTGTAACAATAAAGATATTTACCGTTGCCAGCACCTTTTGTTTTTACCTTCTCCGGAGTCTTATATAGCGACCCGTAAATAATGTTGTCGCTTGTGAACCAGTCTACCTTAAAACGTAACAGCTCCGACTTTCTTCTTCCGCTGCACATAGCAAGTGACAGTGCGCACGCTTGAGTAAACCTCTCTTCTTTAACCAGAATATCTAGCAGCGACTGCAACTGCTCATCAGAGAACACTGTTTTCTCTCTAACCGGCTGATTGATTGGGGACTCGATCTTCCTCACGATTGGACGATATCCTTCATACTCGTCGTCCAAAATATTCTCTACGTAATTGGATAGGGAAGAAAGGGCGGCCTTTAGACGTCTGACTCTTGCGGGGGAGTTTTCGTTCTCGTAGATAAGCCAGTTCTGATATGAGATCAGGTCACGCTTTGATAAGTCAACAAAGAATTTATTATTGTTGTTCTGCAGATTCCATACAAAGAAGATGTCGAGGTCGTGGGAGTACCCATCAATTGTTCCATTACTTCTTTGTACTGATTTTAGATAAGTAAGGAAATCGTTCTTCAATCTTTTATTTTCTGGGTTAACCTGCTCTAAAAGCGCAGGGCTAGTGATATTGTTATACTTTGTCTTACGTGGCATATACGCCCACCTCGCTTTCTAGCAGCATTCAATTTTAGTCTAGTCTTATGTTGTATGACGCGTCTCGTCCGCACTCAGGATTGAAGAACAGTAGCGTCTGACCAGGAATGCTATACAGCCTTTTTGTATTAGCAAAGTTATCTGTGCCGCACAGCGCTCGAACAGAAATTGTTTCAATTGCAAGCTCTTCAAACTCTTCTAAGTGATGACGGTGCGCTAAGATAATATAGTCAATCTTTTGGTCAAATCGTTGCGAGAAAAGTGCGTAAAGACTCTTCCCCGCTGTGTTGACTTTCTTCTCTAGGTCGCCGTGTGTCGCACAAATGTGATAGCCACAGACGTTCATTGTAGCGAACTCCGGATACTCAGAGTTAATAATATGAACGTGATTAAATCCAGCCAGCCTTAGCTCAAGCCACCAGGGGATTAGCCGCTCTATATTATCTGTGTGGATACTATCTTTCTTATTCTGCACTGTACGTGAGTGATTACCGTAGGTGCAATACAAATTCAGTTCCGGCACATACTGTGATAGTTCAGCAACCGTTTCAGCAATAAGCTCTGACACCTGCATAATCTGATCGCACACCAGTTGTTCCGACTCAATCCTAGAGGTTGTATGAATGGCACCGCTAATCATGTCACCTAGCACAAGTATGTGCAGTTTGCTAGGCTTGTGTAACTTCATCCGCTCGACCGTACCGTCAATCAATTTTCTGACGCGGTTAATACAGATATCGGTGCTGTACTCGTTCCAAACATTATAGGTCTTCATCCCGTAATGCCAGTCCGCCAACACCAATACAGCCTCATTATTCCCACGAATCGTATGTAGTTCTTCTTGATAAAGATTATGCAGCTTAGGGGTTAAAGTGAGCGCAGCCTCGAACAACCTGTCACCTAACGCCTCCAGCCTGCCTGCATGAGACAGCTTCGCATCCAGGACTCTCTGCTGATCGAGTAGCGCTTTGCGCTCGTGTTCGATCATTTTTGTCTGGTTGTATAACGGATCTTTTGCATTGACCTTATGGATGAGCAACCCCTCATTGTCGATTACTTCAAATAACCGTTTCATGCCGTACATTCGTCGGCGAACCTCGGACGAACTGTAGGCGTTACCCTCACCAAAAATCTCTTCGCTGATATCTTCAAAGCTATCTGGGAGGGTGCGGGTAACAAGTTTGCTATCGACAAGATATCGCAAGCGGTCGTAAGAGATCACTGACGACGACACCCCGTTTCACCATAGGTAGCAACCACGCCTTCTGTTCGCAGCCGATTTAGGAATCTCATAACTGTACGACTTTCTTCTAGATAAAACTTATGTCGCGTCTTTCTGATGTTTGCGTTCCGTACTTTCTTACGGATTGCTGTAGCTTCTGCTCTTGAAATTTGAATCAATTTCTTTGCTCCTTTTATTCTATTTGAGATTAAATAAAGAACCATATTGTTCATTTAAAATGTTCCATGAACCTGTTCATTATTTTAATCTCATATAATAGTAGAATTTTTTGGAAGATAAATTTTTGCAAAAAAAATAGCGGCCAGAAGGCCGCTAAAATTTTTACTCCTGCTTCTCCAATACGGAGCCAGTGTTAAGCGTAATTGTGTTACCATCAATTTTCCCGCTCAAGACGTTGCTTTCAGATTGAGAAATAATATTAAAATTGTTATCAGAAACTCCCCACCTTATACTGGTCGGGCCAGTGGAATTACCATTAACAGTAACATTAATATTGCCAACGCCAAAGCTCTTTACATCTAGCTCAATTTCAATATTACTATTATCTTCAACGCTACGATATTTACCAGTATAATCTGGTGTTTCCTTGCCACTATAGTTGATCACAAAAGAACTGTAGCCGTGATCGACTACTTTTCCATCACTCAACTCTGGCAAAAATCCAGCACCATTTGCATAACACTTCATCACCTGATTCCTATCATCAGGGGTGGCGTTTGGTAGGGCGGCTTCGAGAAAGGAAAAAAGCTCCGAATTGAATGCGTTATCCGTACTTTGATCGGTCGTTTTAAAATTGCAAATAAACGCGACTTCTTGTACAGAATCATTTTCGCCAACAGAATCTCTCCCTGTGGAGATTTTAATTTTAGACCCATCAATCAGCGAAAATGAACCGCTACTATTAGTCTTGTTTAGACGCGTCATCGACCCATAATCGATAGAGAAAGTCTCGCTCCAGGCTTCGAGACTTTTATTATATGTGTCACAGAATTCTCCAACTGTGAAAGAACTTCCGCCGCCGCAACCAGCCAGTGATGTGGCCACGCATATTGCAAACAAAACACCTAGTATTTTTCTCATATACTTTTCCCTCCACTAATTTAGCGTTAGAATTATTTTACCACATATTACATCGTTCGTCAATATATGCACCACCACTACATCGATCTAATCGCCGCCAGGCGTTCAGCTGCCGCAGCCTTTTGCGCATCAGACATTTTGCGCTTTGGGGATACTCTTACCCAGTCACGGGGAACCGTGTATGTCACGGCTCCCGTTTCTGATTCTCTGATCTTCTGTATTTCGTCTGGCCTGTCTTTGCAGAACTTAGATAGGCGATTGATTAACCGCTTGTTGTGTGTATATACTTCGGCGCGGTCATCTACTTCCGTATAAAGGATGATTGTTTCTCTTTCTTCTTTTGATAAGTTAACCATAGTTCTCTCCCTCTATATAAAACCGATTTCGCTGTGTCTTTTCAAATATTTCATTATGTAACTTTTTAAAGTCATTGCGTACAAGCTGAAACTTTCCAGCGTTATAAAGCGGAACCTCTATACGCAATCTAGTCTGAGCATATTTACTAGTGGTTGTTTTCTTAGCTCGATGCCACACTGTAGTGGCGCTAGAGTCCAGCTTCGTGATGTACCCAAGCTTAATAAGCTCCGGTAAGTAGCTGTGGCTAATATGCTGTCTGGTGATACCGCACCACTCAGATAAAGCGGATAGGGAAATGTTAAATTCTCTATTCTTATTTGCGTACACCTTCGCATAGCATAGCAGAGCTAGAGCAAGTTTGCGTGTATTCTTTCCGTCAAACAAATTGACGATTCTGTTGATGTCTGTTTCGCTTATGTATAAAGTCACATTATCTTTTAATCTATCATCACAATTACGCGCCGATTCAATAATGTCATTCACATTGTACTTTAAAAAGTTATCCGTTCTCTTTGCCCATTCAAAAATCTTGTCCCGCGTCTCCCGGAAGGTACACCCTTCCTGGGTGTACCACCGAGCGATCATATAGGCGGCGCGATAACGACCGCGCTCTGTTATCTTCTTTCCACCCAAATACTCTTTTACTTCATATACTTCATCTATCAAATGAGGGAACATCCTCCTTCTTTATCTTAATCATCGTGTATCTCTTTCCTAGGTATTCGAGTTCTCCTGTATCATCCTGCTTTGGCAGTTTGATGTCTGCCTGCTCGATATTGCTAACAATGCCAGCGCCGCCAACAACCCACTTAAACCGCTGATTCCACGTCCTGTGGTCATGGCACAACATAACGGCGGCGTTAGCAACCAGCGAGGCGTTGCCGTTACAAATAGAGTAGCATCGATTCCTATACCGCTCGTACAGTAGGGCGTATGCTTTCTTGCGTTCCGCTTCCGCGTCCTCTCCATCGAGCTGTTTCAACTTGTGCGACAGCTCTTTTACCTCTGTGCAGAACGAGCGATAGACTTGCTCCATTTCCTTGTAGAGTTCGTCCGAAACAGGGATTTCATCGTTAATCATGATGTTATAGTCGAACTCTTGGTCGGCTCTTTTATACCTGATGCTTCTCTTCCAATGCTCAATTTCCCAACACAGCTTATTCATATTAGACAGTGAGCGGGAAAGCTTCAGCCGTTTATAATATGGTGACGCGTACTTCATAAAGTAGGGGAGTGGGCGTCCGTATTTTGAAATAGTACGTGGCATGGGGTATAGGACTCCGGTCTTTGCGTAATCTCTTTTACACCCTCCGTTTCCGGATATTTGTTAGGGAATAGACTATATCATTACCCGTAAGTTACGGGTAGTCAGCGCTTCCATTTAAGGGAATCTCACCCACTGAGAATTTCACTCAGCCGTACTCCTATTGCGGAATCTCACCGCCAGGGGATAGTCGTTACACCTTCCTTTTCAAAGGCTTGGCACGGAATTGTCATACGATAAGTCGCTTAGATTTTCTCCGTTAGCCGGTCATTAACCGACACCCTACATATGTAGGTTCACTGACTTTGCGCTACGCTGTTACCAACATAGGCCACCGATCGTTGATGGATTTACCTGTCAAGACACTTATAATGTCAATATACTTCTCGTACTTATCTCGTTGTTCCTCTGTTTTACCACATCTGTTTCTGTATGCTGTTGCGTAGTTACTATACTCGCCAATCAGGTTCTTCATTGTTCGTAGAATTACTTTCAACCTGTTCTCTGGCGTAAATTCCTCCGGCTCTGTCGTGATCTTATCATCTACGTCTATAACAGGTATAGCGTTTTTATCTACGCCATTTAATAGCCTGTCATCATTAAATACTAAAACTAAATCTCCGTCAAACTTCTACTCTCGTAGAAAGACTATATCATCTACCGCGTAGCGGCAGCGGTGCGCTTGGAAGTCCGTATCAATAGGACTCCTACTGGGCTACACTCATCACCCATAGTCGTTGCACATTCCTTAAAGGCTTGCACAGGATTACCTTCCGGCTTCCCTGTTAGCTGAACAACTAGCAGCCATTTCCTGCTGCTCCTGACGTTTGTTCAACACCCGCTGATAAACGGTTCACACCGGGCTTACACCTACGTTACCGCAGGGAAGGACTTTGTTTAGGAGTAATCTGCTCCATTCAATCTTTGTGGGATTATTGATTTAGAATTGATGATACACGTATTAACCAAATGACTGAGGTACTTGCTTGTTAATTCATTATTGATAGCGTACAACACGACATTCTCACTATCACAAATGTGGGGGTTACGCGTAATCAGCTTGTCGCCACACATCGGACCTTCTTTTGTTATACAGTAAAATTCATTGTCGCCGAGACAGCCGGACGGGACTAGACCCGCCGCCGCTTCCATAAATGCGATTAGGTCGGGTATCAGAAATTTGAAGCAGCTCTTGATCCATATCTTGCCGCAGCACATCTCGTCTATGTATTTAGCCAGTAGACTGATTAAGTAACTCCGCACTTCATATTGTTTAAGCATGGTTGGGTTCTTCATTACTGATTTTGCATAATCGTTCAAGGGGTTACACTTATCTGCTGTCAACCCTAGGAAGCACATAGAGTAAAAAGGATCGCCGTCAATAATCTTTTCTGCCCACTCAATAGAGTCCGTAGCAAGCTCAACAAATTCTTGATAAGGAAGGTTGAGCGTCTGAAGAACCTGGTAGTTGCATCTCGTATAAACTGGCTCGATATCTTTATTGAAGTTCCATTTAGCAACACCTAAGCAATAACCATACTTTTCGAATTGCTCCCAATAATATTCCCAGTCTGTTGCATCTTTGTTCGTCTGAAAATATTTGAAGCCCTTATACATACTCTTGCTCAAGATAATCATCGGCTCGGCGTCCGGGGTAACATCATGCGACACGCCCCATATATCCTTGATGGATGTTACACCCCGCTCGGCGTAGAAGGTTGGGTAATCAACCTCGCAGGTGAGACCTTTGATATACGGCGCTCGCCAAAGTATCGTCGTCGGGCTATCAGCAGACGACAGCCGGAACTGAACCTCGTCCGTAATAGCTGGATGGTGTATGCCGCAGCCGTCAAAGGGCGTGACGTTGATGTCTCTATATCCGTCCGCCACATTCTTTTGTGTCCAGGGGATCTCTTTGCCGTCAGCGTTGATGAAGGATGTCTTTTCATCGTATATGTATTTGATATGCTGTTGCGGCAACACGCACTCGTAGTCCGGCACAACAATCACTTTAGGGCGAAAGCCATTCAAGCAATGACAAGAGGAAAGGCACAAGCCTCTATAAGCCATTAGCTTACTTATAACTGTCGGGCCGGGGTCAGCCCCCATAGTGATTGTCTCGTACACCGGATCTGATATAGTCGCGTCGATAAAGCTCAAGATAGAGTTGCGGGTCATGCTCGCCGATCGTTCGCACAGTACAAAGTGAGTGCCGTTTAACCAGAACCCATTCATAATTAGCTCCGTCATAGCGTCCGTATCAGAAGAGCTACCCTTACAATCGACAAAACAAATACGCCGCGCACAGGTCACATCTTCGCCTGTGATACGCCGTATCTGGTAGAATAATAAATTGTCCGCCTGCCTTATCTCGTAGGGGCGCAGGTCTACCCGTAAAGAAAATTTGTTCTCTTTTAATAGCTTGAAAGCTATCTTATATGTCGTATATAACTTAGGTGCGAACAGTCAAAAGCACCTCTCTTATCATAAAAGCGATCATCTCCTTGAATCGTTTGTTGGCGCTGGGCGGCGTCGCCGCCCAGCTTAAAGTTTACTCTTTCTTTTATTTCTTCTTATTCCGTAGCTCCGCCATTTGCGGGGACTCGATCTTGAACCACTCGCCGGGGAAGGTTGCTTCAATCACCTTGTCGTCTTCTCGCATGACGTGGACACGGGGAGAGGTGGTGGCCAACTCACCGATCATCCGCTGACTCCAATACTCCGTAGCGATGATTCTGTAGCGGTTAGCGCCGGGTTCACAGATCACTACGGTCGGGGTGACGCCCGGTTCGATCTTCATGTCGGACGGCCATTCGTCCGGGTAGTGTACGTGCGGTACATACTGTTTTTCGTTGCGCTTCTTCATCTTGTCAAATAAACCCATTTTACATTCCTCCATTTCAAATCTCTGTCATGACATTTATTATCAGAGCCTCAGATGCTTCGACCCACCGCCCGTCCAGCTCGACTAACCCAAGGTCTTCCGAATCGACGGTTGGGTCAAAAAATTCGCACTGGCTGTCCAGCTCATAATACAAGTATACACTATTTTTTTCTGGGGTAGTGTCGGTTCTCTTATTTTCCTGAAACGAGTTACAGTCGTCGTACCACACGCAGCACTTGCATAGATTGACGCAGGTGTTGTGTGCGCTGATGTCTATCACCTCCTATCAAGTGGTCAGTTTAGTGTAAAAGCCCCTGTGTGGCTGTAGGAAAACGAGGGAGACAATCCGTAGGGTATATAGACATATACCCGTTCAGTTTACTCTATTTACGTAGTCTAGTGTCGGGCCTTTTATATGATGATAGGGATACCGTCGGAACGGAGAGCCGAACGGGTCCGGGTAACCCCAGTACAGCTCCAGGCAGATCCGTTTGTACTCTGGCGGGCCGTCGGCGTAGATGACGTTGGGGTTTACCATCATTATGTAGTCGCTCCCATCTTTGTCAATTCGGCAGAGCTGTTGCTCTATGCCATCGTGCTTAAAAGTGATCCCTAAAAATTTTTCCTTGAGTTTGTCTATGTAGTAGGAAGCCCGGCGCGGCTCGTAACCTAACACCCTGCAGATATCTTGGGCGGCTAAGGGGACAATCTCATCGCTACGTGTTTCATCTGGGTTGTAACAGAGGTAGTTGTGTTCACAATTAAGGTTTGGTGTTAGCCTCAGCACAGCTCCTATGTATTTTAAATTGCCGGTTCCTTTTTTATAAAGCTGGAGGAAGGTGTCTTTTTTAACTTTTCGAACCTTAACATATTGCCACGACCCGCTTGTTGGCTTAGTTCCACGTAGAAAGAAATTATCGTTTATATACCAATGACCAAACCAGTCTGGTCGAAGTATATTTAAGGGAACACATTTTAAAAATAAATTATCTAAACTACTCTTATCAAGCATAGCAATCTCTCCGATCTCGGTTCTAGTAGCCATCTGAGGAGAGTGCGTGCTACTAGAAAGAATCACATGCCAATGATTATCTTCGGTCTCGGTCGTGTCAAAAGCGTCTAGATCAAAGCTGTCGTCGCTGTCGCTGCCGTCTATGTCGCTATCGCCATCAGGACTACTATCGCCGCTGTCACCCTTACTGAAATCTATTTCTATCACCGGGATAGTGTGGAGTGACAAAGCCACAAGCCTGGGCAGGGTATCCAGCCTAACGCCAGCGCAGAAGCCCTGGAGGTCATAAGCGGCGCTAGGAGGAAACACCAAGTTGCTGGACAGTACGTCCTCGCCATACTGAATATCAGACGTATCACAGCCGGACAGCATTGCTACTATTTTAGTTACTGACATAGGGGCATCAACTCTTTGAAGTAGACAAGTCCCGCGTTTATAAAAATGGCATACCGCCCTTCATGATAGTTGTCTACCGTACACAGAGATTGTGTCGATTGTCCGTCCCGAACCGCCATGCTAGACATATTTTTTTCAAATCGCTTCCTGTACTTATCAACATTATTGGTGCTTCTGCCCAGCACTCGGCAGACATCCGTAAATGTGAGCGGCGCGATCAAGTCTAGATTTTCTTCGTACGGATTCCAGCACAACACGTGCTCGCTCTTATGTATAAATGGGATCAGTCGAAGTACGGTGCCGATCTCTTTTGCGCTCTTCACGTTGTCCGTATATAGTCTTTGATATTTTGGCACAGACAGTCGTGCGGTTGGGGCAGCGTACCTTTTCTGCCTCGGTAGCCTGCCCTTAGCGAACAACCAGTTACTCAAGATTAAGCCTCCCTGGGCGCTTTCGTCCACCAGACGCGCCCGTTCCATATCGTCTAAAAATTTGTAAAAGGCGTCTTTCCCAATCTGTAAGATATCTTGGGCCTCACTCTTTGACATTGGGTGCTGCGCTCTCGTGCGGCCAGCCATCACCACACTTCCATCTTGCATCGGGTTCTCTGAATACTGCATGTGCGTCGCCAGCATAGCGACCCTAGCTAAGTTTACCAAGGTGATGTCCGGGCAGAAACATTCCCCAGCTTGTTTCGGCAACCTTAAAAATATGAACTGTTCGTCAGATCGGACACGAGCATTCGCTCTAAAGACATCAACGCCTCGCTCTCCCCGCCTCTGGACTACTTTGATTTCTTCGTCTGGGCGTAGAGGGCGAAAGCCATGCCCGCGTCTAAAAATACCGAAGGTGTTGTCTGGACCTCGTTCAATTGATTCGTAGCGTTTATCTATAGTGTGCTACCTCCTTATAAAAATTTTGTTGCCGCGGCCTTGCCGCCTGATTATAATATACAAGTTTTTCTTTCAAACGTCAAGGGGATAGAGTGGAACTCGTGCGAAATCCAACTCGAAATATTCTGATAAAAAATATACTGGGCGACTATGAACAATTGTGAATAAATTATGAACATACATGAACGAATTGTTAACAAATAGATTTTCGGACACACTCTGCTATCTTGTCCGCGATACGCTATGCCACTTCCATATCCTTGAAATTCTGCGCTTCTTTAGATGCCTGTGGCCTGAAGCTCAATATTTAATTGTGAACAAACTATTAACAAAATACGTTCACTTTACCAGGTAGGCGTACTTTGGCAGAAAAATAGGCGTACTTAGACAGAAAGAGCGGATTGTGATTTTGTGTTGGTATATCAACACTTTTTAGCTGTTGAGACACTTGTATTATATCTTATATCTATATATACATATATATAGTAATTCTCTCCGTCACACCTCTATCTCTTGTAAGGTAGTCCGTGGCGTGTCAGTAGATCAGCCGTCCTATCTCTTCGCCCCGGCCTGGAGAAGTAGGTAAGTCCGTAGAAGGGAAAAGGAAAGGTACGCCTGCGGCGTAGTCCGTAGAGAGAAAAGTGAGATGAGCTGTCTTGCTTGTGTGGGTAGTAGTTCTGTAACGCTGGTGGTGGGTAGGGCTGCGCCGGGATGAACGCGAGATGGTAGGGGGCGAAAGAATGTAGGTTAGCAGGTAGAAGGAAAAGTGATCCGTAGAGGGAAGAGTGGGTAAGGGCGTGGTGCATGGTGGATGTGGGGAGCGCTATGTTGTTCGCCAGAGGTGAGCTAGGTTTCGGAAGGTAGCAGACCGTCATATCTCCATCCTGTGTATGGCCGCTGCAGCGGCGGCTTGTTAGGTCGCTGCGCTCCCGAAGATTTTTTATCTTTAGCCCGTACAAGAAAAATGGAGTAGAAGAACTTTTCCTGTTGGTGGGGACGGCGTAACGGAATGATGGTCAGGCTTCCCGGCCATGACCTTCTCGCAGGAAAGATTGGAGCTTTCTACAAAAGAAAGCGTGAGGGCGGCAGGAGTGGGAGATCAGCGAAGAGGGTTGGCAGGACGGAGCCGATGTGGATGGTTGAGGGGAAGAGCTGTTCTGCGACAGGAGGCGGGACTTGTAACGCTTCGCGTGAGGATTCATTTTTTTTAGCCCGTAGAAAGAAATGGAATGAGAAGGGGTGTTGGTTACGGGAGTAGCTAGGGTGGGAAGCCGTGTAGCCACGGACTACCTTACGATATTTAAATTAAAAAAAAAGAAATAGCGTAGAAGAACTATCGGGCAGGGAATAGAACGTTTAGGGTCAAGTAGTGCTGGTGGATGGAACACCACCTTTTCTCTCTACGGAAAGAGCGGGAGCGATTCCGGGAGCGCAGCGACCTACAAGATGCCGCTGCAGCGGCCTTCCGTAAGAGGGAAACTAGACGGTTGAACTTACCTATCATGTTTTCTCCCACACTACGCAGAGAAAATAGAACGGAACGGTCAGGGGTATATACCTACATACCCAACAGATTATCTCTCTGATTTTTCGTGGGACTACAGGGAGAAAATAGACCTTAGAAGTCAAATGGCGGCGGGGGTTGAATCAGCAGGTGCTTCGTACAGAGCAGCGAGCTGGTAGTCGTATCCGTTGCCACCCAGGTTCAGATTGGCGTAGGCTTCGGTCATCTCTTCCTTGGTGAGGCCGATATAGCAGAGGGTCTCGTTCATGGAGGAGTGGCCGAACATCTTCTGGAGGAGTACCAGCTTGCGAGGATCGTTGCCGGACATCATCATTTGGTGGTAGCCGAATGTCTTGCGGAGGGAATGAGAGGAGAACCGGAAATCGAAATTGCAGTGGTCGGCGATATCTTCTAGGATACGATTGACGGATCTTCTGTTGAGAGGACCAGGCTCGTAAGCACCACGGTTATTGCTCTCAGAACGGAACACGAGGTCAGACAGGCTGACGGGGTAGGGAGCGTGTTCCAGGTAGAGTTCCACAGCGTCCATGACCGCGTCGTTGATGACAACGTAGCGGTTCTTTTTTCTTTTACGGGTGGAGGCAGTTTTCTTTTCCAGGATCTCAAAGGATTCTTTAAAGGAGAAGTCCTCGTTCAGGATGTGGGTGAACCGGAGACGCTGCAGGTCACTGACTCGCAGGCCGAAATTGATACCCATAACCAGCAGCATGTGGTCTCTGTAGCGATGGCTGTCCAGTAGGTAGGAACACGCTTTACGAATGTCGTCAACACTCTTAATAGGGTCAGCCGCTCGGTCAGGTGCGGTGATGACCTCTACCGGCTGGTCGCTCTGAGCGGTGATCCGGCTGGCAGCGGACTGCTTGAGTACCCGTGAACGGCTACTGTCGGCAGTCCGTGAGCGGCGGACAGAGTTGACGTCGATGGACGCGGGGTTGACAGTTTTGCTGGCGGGATTGACAGTACCGTTGGGGAAAGAAATTAGGTTGCTCATTGGCAAAACCTCCTTTTAAATTTGAAATGTTTTCTATTGATTATGTTACTATTATAGCGAAAATGTTTTCAAATGTCAAGATTTTTGGACGGCAGATTCCAAGAAATTTTCCAAAATTTATGAGCTACTGATTACGTCCCAAAATCAGAGACTGGAGAAACGAAGAGGAAACTTTAACCAAATAAAGTGAAATAAAAAGTTCTGATAATCAATGTGTTATGGATGGAGGCGGTGAGTTTTGGCGAGAAAAAGTTGTGAAATGGTGGAGTAACTAATTCCATATTATATATAAAAATCAATCTGAAAATATGGAAATTGCCCCCCTGTACACCTCATAGGCGGGAAATGGGACGTTAGTAATTAACAGTGTTAGGTATTATAATAGACTACAGTCTAGAACGCAGTCTAAAACAGCTAATGGTCATTAGCTTGCCTGGCCCGAATCAATAATAGGAATGAGTCTCAATAACACCTTCTACCCAAAAAATAAAAAAATGCAAAAAAGGGGTTGACAAACCATGTCCATGTATGGTATACTCAAGGCACAGTCAAGGGACGGGCACAAACCGGACGGACGGCGAAAAGTGACAGTCGCCGGTTATGTCCTAACCTGATTGTATGACGTAAACCAGGCCAGCCCGGCGGCCTTGCTCCAGTAGCGAAAGCCAGGCAAAAAAAATCCCTAGAAAATCGCAAAAACCCCTTGACAAGGGCGGGTCGATGTGATAGGATAGGGACAGCTCGAAAGGGCGGAAAGTTTTGGGTAGTAGCGATAAAGCTAAAAAACCGAAACTCCATGGAAGTAGCTGGACAATCGGAAACCTCCCTGGGACACAAGCCAGGTGTTACCGAGAAAACAGCGTTACAATGACAGTCTACACACTGCGTTGATTGACTGCTGGTACAAAATGCCGATAGGTGATTTGTACAAAAGCTATGACGACGCTCTATCGCTAGAGTGAGTGTCGCCCAAAAGTCAAAAAAGCGTATGTATGATAGCGAATAGGGGTAGTCGTGTCTAGGGTGCAAACCCCACGTGGGAACACGTGGTACTACACAGTTTTTTACATTCTGTGATAGTTGACTGGCCTGGCAAGCTCGATTTGATAGCAAAGGATAGGGTAGTAACTATCTTTCAATCGTGACTTGTCAAACGTCCGAAGGGAGCGCTATTTTTGTGTGATAGCGCCGGGAACCGGTGGATGGGGCGTTCCAGGAAGTGCCGTGTCACGCTATGTTATGATGGATATAACAGAAGTAGCGATTCTGTTGTTATCCGGAGCGGAAAGATGTCCCCAAAAATTCTTCAAGGTTGCGTGGCTCGCCACGTGAAAAACCATTGCTAGGTTGACTTGAAGGTTGAAACGGAAAAATGTATCAATGGAAATTTCACGTATCCCGTTGTTATGGTGCGTTTGCATTGTAAACGACATTCCAGGCAACGGGATACGTTTATTTTTCTATGGTAGCGATAAAGCTAAAAAATCAAAAACAAATCAGACCGGCGGGAACGCCAATATCAAGAAAAGGACGTGGAAACATGAAAGAGATGAACGTGGGACAATTTTGTGCAGCTAATCGTCGTGACGGCGAAATGAACATTCTTGTTATGGAATCGTTAACAGGCGAAATTTACATGGCCGGGAAGTTGAAAGACGTTGAAAGTGGTAGTCCGGAGTATATCGCGCCATATATCAGTATTGACCCGTATACGTATGTGGTAGAAGGCTGGGAGTTGAATGGCTACGAACTCTGGCTGTATGTCCATGATGAAAATGTGTGCTCCTGTGCCGCCGATATGTGAGAAGCCAGCTTGATGAAGAGCCGATACCTTACCCGCCGCTCTGATTTGTTTTTGAAACACATTTACATAACTACACAGGAGGAAAATATCATGGCAAAGAATGAAAGCAAGATGGAAAAGGTGCTGCGGGAAAACAAGGGTGTTACTGAAACTGAACTGCTTCAGTCCGTCCGTGACGCCGTTGCGGCACGCAATGCCCTGAACAAGGGCGTGGAAGTCATGCCTGGCGAAATTATCCAGGCAGAAGCAAACGTGGCAGCCGCTGTCCAGCGTTACAATGACTGTAGTCGGTATCGTGCTATCTGGGGATATACCCAGATGACATACCCGGAAGCCCTTGCACACTTTGCAGAAAACGAATGTGCGCCGTCCGTCTCTGTGACGGATACTAACGGCACCTATGAGGTTAAGACGGGCACTGATACCCGTATCTACTTCTGGGATATGGTGTCCCAGTGCCAAGGGCAGAGCGCGGACGGGTTAAAGGCGGCCTGTCGTGTGTTCCTGTACAATACCGCGCTCAAATGGGCGCGGGATAATGGGGATAAAGCGTTCACTCTGTCCCCGGAGGATTCCCTAAAAAGGGACGAACTGGGATGGACTAAGACGGGTCGTGACGCGCTTCAGGATCAGTTCACCGAACTGGTTCAGCGTTGGGTAGATCCTGATGGCGGCGTCAAGATGGTTTGGAAGGACGTTGTGTTCTTCCGTACTGCCTCCCTGCCTGCTGTGGACAAGGCGGGGGAAAACGGACACTATGCCCAGAAGAATGACAAGGGGTTAATCAATCTCGTTTTCCGGTGCTATCGCACCAGAAAGAACGGTGCAAACTATGAAATCCGCGCCAAAAAGGAGAAGTAATAGCAAAGGTTATAACCCCGCCATTGGCGGGGTTATAACCGGAGCAGGATTAGCATTGACGGGATTTTTCTACCCTGTAGAAAAACGCGGTGAGTGCTAAACAGCACCCAGAAAGGGGAATTACTATGGAAATGAACAAGGTCACTATGTCTGACATGCTGCTGACCTACATTAACTACGGGCAGAAAGAAGGTATTCGTGACATGTATAAGGCCATGCACACCTATGACCTCATTGATACTATGATGTGGAACGAGTGGAATCATCTCGTAGATCTGTTAGGTAGTATTGAGACTATGGCGGGGTGGGATAGCCCTGATTTCGCCACCCGTGCAGGAATGCTTATCCAGGTGTTAGACGAGGCGAAAAGTTTTGACGTTATGGGCAAGGGGGATAGATGTAGCCATCTCGTGAAGTTTGGAATCGAGCCGTTCATTCCGGTTTAAAGAGTCGTCCCGGCGACTATAAACAGGCGTTAGGCCGGGAGCGTTCGTAGGCTGGGATCGCCCTGGCCTGCGAGGTCGCAGGGATAACATAGGTGGATTCTGTCTATGCCTGCAAAAAAAAGCTACCCTAGCAGCAGCTTGCTAGGGTAGCGGAAAGGTAGGACGCTGTATGAGCAACCATACATATGTAACCGGTGACTATACCGATTACGGCTACATGGGTTCCGATGGGGTAGAATATGCTACCATCGACGAAGCCATGGAAGCAGGAGCGGCCTGACCGCCCTAAAGGGGAGGGCTTCGACCCTCCCTGGAAGGGTACACTAATCATATCACAAATGGAGGTGGTGCGCAACGGCGCTATTGTTGTAATAACTTCCGCTTGACGGATTTTGATTATACATGGTATCATTGCCTAAAAGGTGGTGGTATCTTGTATAACGAGGATGTTAAAATGGGATTTTGCAAGGAGATGGGGTATACTAAGAAATCTTCTATCACGTGGGTTTTTAACAAAATAGCTAGTTATGAAGAAGAATGCAGGTTAGATATTGCGCAGATGGATCAAGGCCATTGCGTCGCAGCTGTTCATGCTATGGGAATAGCAGAATCTGCGACCGTAAAAAGTGCTATTAGCATGTTAAGACAGTATTCAAAATGGTGCAAGAAAAACAAGGTTTTTGTAAATGTGTCAGACGGGATCTTCGAAGTGTCTCCAGAAGACATCCGGTTAATAGAACCGCTAGAGCAGTCTCTATTCAAAGACGATATTGACTTAGTGGAGTCTATTAAAAAAGTGCTTCCTATTGATGCAGGGTATATAGAGTATCCTGTTTTTTGCTTGAACTGGATTGGATTGAATAATGTAGAAATTATCGCCCTAAGAGATAACGATGTGGATTTAGACGATAGGATTATCTACGGTCAAGATGGTTCTATCCTCACAAGCGGGTTTTCTGATACTGTCTGTGATACTTTGAAAAGATATTGTGCGTGTAAGTACTCTGTTAGAACGAAAGGTTCTGGAACGGTCCAAGCGGTAAAAGACACATCTGTAGGCTCGTTCTTAAAGCGAATGGTTTTGGTTGGAATAGAGGAGTTTGGGAAAGAATATTCTCTAGCAGCAGTCAACAACCAATGCAGCAGAATGGCTAAAAAATACCAAGCGCTAGGCTACCCACGCCGCCATACGTATCAAAATGTTTGGCGGTCTGGGCGGTATCACGAGCTGTACAGAATTGAACAGTCTGGTGTAGATGTTTTTGATCACACGAATCAGTCGCTGGTGGAAGATGTATTCCGTCAGAAAAAAGGGTATTACAACGCTATAAAGATGTATAAGGTTTACAAAGAAGCGTTTAATCTGTAATTACCAACCATCCTAGTTTTGCTAGGATGGTTTTACTTTAGGAGGGTAACTATGAAATACGGAGAAAAAAGAGAAAAGACCTTTAACCTTATCTGGAAAGAAGAAGGCAAGAAAGCCATCGCCGCAGTGGTAGAATGTAAGATGACCGGCCTCTCCTGGTATAGTTACCCGGAGCGGTTCAGAAACTTGGTTCGCGCCCACGTAGAACTCATGGCGCGGAATGGCGCTCTGGACGCTATGGAAGGTATCAACCACATCAATAAGCTGGAAGCAGCGACCCAGCGAGTCCCCGATATGAAGAAGTGCTACGTGGTTTTGAAAGGCGAGCCTGCTATGGAGTTCATGCGCTACCTCCGGACAATCATGATTCCTTATACCGCCATGCGTGGTAAAGGGGTAGTGAAAGTGGTCTTTACTTGCCACGCCAGCTCTATCAAGAGCATCAAGGCGAAGGTTCATGCCCTGGGAATTTGATGGTATACCTAACGTTGACGGCACCCCTCTATAAAAATAGAGGGGCACGGTGAGCGCTAGGCAATCCACTCTATCAACAGAGGAATATTTTACCTCTGGAATTTTTTCCTCTAACGGTATATTATACAATAAGAGAAAGGGATAGGGTGATAAAATTGTACATAAAAACAGAAGTAGTAAATAGCGCTCATGGTTTTGCGCGGGTCGGTGTTGTCCCGGTCAAAATTTCGGTAGATGAGGTGGAGGTGAATGTTACCTATGGAGAAGAGAATATCTATTATGAGCTTCCGCCGTGTTTTGACATCGAGCGATTGACCTTGGTGAAGGACGTCAGTTGGGAAAACGAGTTCGCACTTGTCATTGACCGCGCTGAAAATGGAGATAGCGCAAATTGGTTTTGGGATTGTGTCTGCTTTGACGTAACCCTGGAACCGCACGAACTGGAATGGTTCAACTAATACATACCTGTCTTACCACCGTACTAAGTACGGCTTTCTTTTTACCATGACGGTGGTTTAATAAGTCTTCAACGCCCGCTATTACTTAGCGGGCGTTTTTATTGTCGTTGGCGCTTTAGCATGAAAAAACCCCCAGTTCTACTGGGGGTGGGAAAAACTTCAGTAAAAGTAGAAAAGAATAACCTCCTAGTGTAAGATGGTAAAGGTTTGGCGACCGCATTACCAAGAAACAAAAAGGAGGTTATAGATATGGGAAAGAATGACTTGCACCATGGAGCACACACGACATGGAGATGTCAGTATCATCTGGTATTTGCACCGAAATTTCGTCGTAAGGCAATCTATGGAGAATTGCGGGCGGATATTGGGAAGATTTTGAGGAAGTTGTGCGACGAAAAGAAAGTGGAGATTATTGAAGCAGAAACGTGCATTGACCATGTGCATATGTTGGTGAGTATGCCTCCGCATTTGAGTGTATCACAGTTTATGGGGTTTCTCAAGGGAAAAAGCACACTGATGATTTTTGATCGCCACGCAAATCTGAAATACAAGTATGGCAGCCGACATTTCTGGTGCCGTGGTTATTATGTAGATACGGTAGGGAAGAACAAGCGGGTGATCGAAGAGTATATCCGCAATCAGTTGATTGAAGATGAAATGATGGATCAGATTACGATGAAAGAATACATTGACCCGTTTACGGGTAGCAAGAATAGGAAGGCATAAAAACAGGCCGCTTTAGCGGCGGCCTGTAATGGTAATGCGGTGTCAAACTTTTCAATGCCCCTTTAGGGGCTCTGCCTGTAATGACCCTTCTAGGGTCTGTGCAAACCACTAGTTTACTAGTGGTTTTGATTAGAAATGGAGGAACAAATATGGAAGTGAACGTATGCAAAAATTGCGAGAGCTATCGCGTGGATGGTTGCTGTGGCTGTACCTGCGAGAGCTGGTATAAAGCTATTGAGAGGGTAACTAGGTACTGTTGCCATACTGATTGCGAGGACTGCCTACTGAGATGGGTTGCTTGCTCTTTTACGAGTGAATGTCGCAACCAGGCTCTCGTTCAGATGGCGGAAGCATTGCAGTCCAAGGATGGTCAGGAATGGCTGTCCGGTATAAAATCCAGAAGTGACCTCTATCATGCTATGGGCATGATGAGTGATGATGAGGTGTATAACAAGTGCCTCGCAGAAGAAGAGAGAAAGGACGCGCGGATTACGGAGGTATCAAAGCTCCTCCAGGAATTAGGCGGTGATGTGTGTCGAGAGGCTGCCCAGTATCTCATGGAATACAAAGAGCAAAGAGAGCGGGATAGAGAGTGCTTCTAACGTTTGACCTCTGGTGGTGTAGGTGTTATAATATGGTAGCACTTACACGACAGGAGGCCAGACATGAAACTATACACGATCCGCACGAAGACCAACAAAGGCACAACCTACGATAAAGGTTATGTCTCTCGTGAGTACGCTATGGAAGTCGCTGAGCTACAGGGCGAGAGTTGGGATATAATAGAAAAGGAAATCCCATACGTCTATGTCCTTGCTTACACTAAGATAGGCGACGAAGTGGAGTGCGGAATCGTGGAAGTATATGACGGCCTTGATGGGTGTCACTCGCATATGCTGAATAGCTATAGATGTGCTGCGGAAGAAAGTAGCACATCAGTTTTGGAAGCATGGGCGGAAGACACACAGGCATATTGCAGAACAAAGACCTATAGTATCAGGTGGAACATCGTTGTAAGCGATATGGTCCCAGACGGGTGCAGGAAGGTAAAGCACTTGTATGGAACAGAGGCGCGGGTTTGACACCCATGACTCTTAAGTTAATAAATCCATTGCAAGACCGTGCTAATCAGCACGGTCTTTTCTTATGGGTAGAAAGGAGAATAGCCATGGCAAGCATGATGGATTTGGTCGGTCGAAACGTCAAAATCGGCAAGTCTACCATCACGATTAAAGACGACGACAGTAAGACTCGCGGAATTGTGAGAGGAGTCACTAAGCTAGGGGATGTTCAACTTAGCCAGAGTCTTGAGTTCTGGCACACGCTGAAAAAGATTGGCGTGTATAACACACTCGGAGCAAAATGCTTCTTCGTTAAGGATGGTTTCCTGTATGCCATCCGTAGCACGAACTCGGATAAATACAGGGAGGCCATTATGGAACACGATGGTTTTGAAGACGACAAGAAGGTATGGGTAGAACAAGCCGAAGCATATAAGAAGCTCGAAGAGAATGGCATCCCCGTTATTGAATGCAGGGTTTTGTAAGGAGGTATACCTATGGAAGTAACAATGAAAGAAACAGGTAGGAGGAATTTAAAATGAACGTCAAGAAAAAGTGTGTCGCTATCCTGGCAATCGTCATCGCAGCTATGGCAGTGTGGGGGATCGTCGTAACGGTGAAGTGTGCTGGTGATGATGCTACTACGGTAATTGAGCAGGAACAGCCCAGATTTAACGACGACAAGGTTAAGCTGATTACCCACCAGCAGTACGTCAATGACGCTCTGGACCCCAACGCAATCTATATCGTAAAAGAGGATTGGATTGCCGGTGGAAATGGCGAAGGGTATGTGGAAGATTGTGACTGCGGTCATGATTACATTGCATATCGTGGGAACATTCCTGCTGGAATGGTTGTCACGTCCTACTTCGTGCTTGACAACAAGCACGAATATGAAGTCCTAGCCCGGTTTGATTACATTGGTGGTCGGTTGGTTGAAGTGCGGTAAGGAGGTCTCGCCATGGCTAAATTTGAATACAACAAAGATTATCCTTTTGCTGTCTACGTCACGAATCTTGGTAAGTACAACGAGGGTATGTTGGTTGGTGAGTGGGTTCACCTTCCCACAACGACCAAAGAAATGAAGGATGTGTTCAAGCGTATTGGGATCGGCCAGAAGGATGATTTTGGTTGCCTATATGAGGAATGGTTCATTACGGACTATGACTGTTATGTAACTGGGCTTTGTCGGGGATTCGGCGAGTACGAAAATCTGGACGAGCTGAATTACCTAGCGGCAAGATTGGACGAGATGAGTGATTATGACTTTAAATTGTTCGAAGCGGCTATTGAGGTAGGGAATCACGGCGACTCTGTGAAAGACCTTATTAACCTCATAGATAACTTGGATAACTACATGGTCTTCTCTAATGTAACTAACGACTATGACCTTGGTTATTACTACATCGAGGAGAGTGGTTGTTACGACACGGACAAGCTCGGCACGCTGGCCAGGTATATCGACTATGAAAGTTTTGGTCGAGACGTCCGGTCTGAAGAAGAAGGGTGCTTCACTTCCGCCGGATATGTCTTGCATGATGGGTCGAGCTTTACGGAGTACTACGAGGGTGTCGAGGATATCCCCGATGAATATCGAGTGTTGAATTTTGAGGAGGAATGAAAGTGAGAGGAAACCTCATGTATATTGTAACCGCTATAGCGGTGCCTTTCTGGGTATGTGTGTTTGCAGTGGTTGCACAAGCGAGGTAATAATAAGATGGAATTTGAAGTAGCAACCTATAGTTACAGCGCATTAGCCGAATGCGCAGACTTAGTAAAATCCACGAAGTGGTCTGTCAATAAAGGAATCGAACACACATCTAAATGCTTCGAGGTAAAGCGGGTGTTTGAATTTTGCGAAGAGAAAACTGGATGCTGCCTTTTTGAACCAGACTTCTCTCCATGGGCTGATTACATGAAGCTGGTTAATATCAAGGCAAGCAAGAAGAAACTAGATGCTGTATTAAGAACCTGCTACCGGTTCGTATGTAACGAGCTGAACGGTATTGTCTCAATGATGAAAACAGGGGAAGTCAATGCCGTAGATTAAGGAGGAATAAAAATGAAAATGGAATTTGCTTTGTTGGATTTGCTGAATGACGAGAAGACCTTAGTCAAACAGCTTAACGAACTAGAATACGATATTCAGTTTAGAAAGAAACGCGCCGAAGAACTCGAGTCCCGCAACACGCTGTGTGACACCCAGGCCGCTCTTGATGATCGGAAGAAGGTAAAAAATATGCTGGAAGACCAGGTTCATATCCTTGGGAAACTGAAGGAGGTTAGGGTTCGTATCCGCAACTATCTGAGGGAGATGCTGATCAAATGAAACGTGAAATGTGCGCTTTGCTATCCCTACCCTTTATGGTAGCGGCTATCCCGTTGCAACTTATGGGTTTGGCATCCCTGGCTGACACGGCGCTTGCAATTTCTTTGATCGCCCTATGGAAGAGTGGTTACAGATTACATATCGAAGACGAAGAATGACACCGCAGCCTTGCCTTTTTCCGCTGCGGTTGTTTCTTTGCCCTGGGTAGTCGCAAGCTGCCCAGGGTAAAAATTTAAACCGCGAAACTCGTCAGACGAGTTTCGCGGAAAAGGGTTGACGTTTGAAAAATAATCTTATATAATATAACCACGGTGAGCGGTTAAAAAACACAAGATTAAATTGCATGGGGTGCATGGGGAGTTACCTGCGACGGCTCGCAGCGCTGTCTTGAAAACAGCTGGTACGGCTAGTAACCGTATGGGGATCGACACCTCAGCTCCTCGCCACAAGACCATCAAACAGCACTTTGATAGGTCAAACCAGGCATGGTTTTGTTCACTTCCTTTCTCAAAAAAATGTCCTCCTTTGTTAAAAAAATGTACTGTCTGTGCTATCTCCAAAAGCACCGGGTGCTGACGGTGCTTTTACTTACCAGCATAGTTTTAAGTGGAAAAACGGCGGTCTCCAAAACCGTAGTTCTAAGTTCGAATCTTAGTGCTGGTGCCACATATGCTACTCCAAGCAGGTGAAGAGGTGGGCGTAACTCCTCTCGCGCCTCACTTATGACTTCAAGGCGGTGCAATTCCGTCTAGTAGCTCTCAATCGCTCTAGTTAACTGGTTCTAGAGCGAGGGTCAAAACCAGCAACCTAAACATTGATTGCAGACACCTGGTTAAGTACAGGCTAGGCAAGAAAGCTCTCAGGCACGGTTGGGCAACACAATCCAGCCCTATCTTTTGGTTAGGCCGACTGATTGATAGGGCGGTTGTGGTTGCTGAACAAATATCTCCCTGTAGCTAAATTGGTTATAGCTTCCAACTTATAATTGGAAGGCCCTCATAAGGTATATGGTGATTCGAATTCACCCAGGGAGACCACGATACCACGATAAAAATCTAATTCCATAAATAAGAAAGTGAGGAACTAATATGAACAAAGAAACTATGACCGTCCATAAAGCTCTTGCAGAGCTGAAAATTTTGGACGCTAGAATTTTCAATGCTACTTCTGGTAAAACCTTCGTTGCCAGTAAGAAAGTGAGCGACAAAAAGATCGGCGGTGTGCTGGTCGAAACCCTCAAGAAGGATATGAAGTCTGATTATCAGTCTGTTACGGACTTGATTGCTCGTCGGACGGCTATTAAGAGAGCAGTTGTGCTCTCCAATGCCAAAACCCCGGTGGTAATTGGCGGCGAACCTTACACCGTAGCCGAAGCCATCGAAATGAAAAGCCATGGAATCATGGCTAAGAAAGATTTGCTTGATGTAATGGTCCGGCAGTACGAAAGAGCCCGTGCTGAGGTTTCCAAACATGAAGGCGAGTGGATTGAAGCGAAAGCTGAACAGTATATCATGAATTTCCTCCAGTGCCAGCCTAAAGAGGCCAAGACAACCAAGGATTCTGAGGTCGTTAAGCGGTTGAGAGAAGAGTATATTGCCAACAATACGTATGAACTCGTTGATCCGCTTGACATTGGTAATGAAATCAAGGTTTTGAGCGATTGGATTGACACGTTTACTGCGGATGTAGATTCTCAGCTATCTGTGTCCAATGCGACCACTACAATCACCGTAGAATACTAAAATAAGCAACTTGCTGCAACCCGAAAACCTAAAACGGTAACCCATCGTGCTGACGGCACTTGGTTCGATGTAAAAATGAACAAATATGTGCCAACTACAAAGCAAAACTTGAAATTTTGCGCTTACAAAAAGATTGGACTGTTAATCTAATTTCTTATAGAAGAAATGTTGCTGTAAAGCTCAAACTTCAAAGTTAAAATTTCAAAATTCAAGGCTCAAAGATCTTCAGAAGATTAAAGTTCAAGAATCAAAGGTTAACGGTTAAAGTTTTACAAAATCCTGGGTTAATGGTTTGGGTCAGTTATCAACGCCCACGGGTCAACCACCAGGCTGGGTTGTAGCAAGTTCAATATGCGGGATTGGTGGAATCGGTAGACACCTCGTGTTTAAGTCTCGATGTCGATAGACGTAAGAGTTCAAGTCTCTTATCCCGCACTAAAGAAAAGCCCATAGTTTGCGGACTATGACACCTGAAAAGTGGCGGTTTGCCTCTGGCAGTCCGTAGTAGTGTGTTGGCATCCTGGAAGAGACAGGAGTTCCCCTTTTTGATTCCCTTACATAGCCACCCCGCAAAACGGGGTGCGTGGCCGATTAGTTTAAGTGGTAAAACAGTGGCTTTGTAACCCACAGACGCTGAGTTCGAACTCGCATCGGCCTCCATATCTGGGTGTAGTTCAGAGGCAGAACGCTGGTTTTGGGAACCAGAGGTCGAGATTTCAAAATTCTCCACTCAGTCCATGCGTGGTTGTACGAAGCAAAATCATCTACCACGATTCAAAAAAGGATAAATGCGCAGCCGACCATGACTTAGTGGTGCCATGCGGGCGTGGTGGAACGGTATACACGCCGGGTTTAGGCCCCGGTGCCGTAAGGCTTGCAAGTTCAAATCTTGTCGCCCGTACATCCGATTAGTATAACAGTAGTACAGTGAACAACGCAGGCGAGAGGGCAGCACTCTCATCGGATTATTATTTAGCAACACGCAGAAAGATGGTGATATTCTGGAAAAAGAGAATATTGTTGGTACTAGGATAGGTATTTTCGATGTCTTGTATGAGTGTGATTTCAGGCATAGGGACGGGCATAGATTATACCATGTGAGATGTGCTGAGTGTGGGTTTGAAACGAACAAACAGAAAAGGCATATTGAGCAGGCGAAAGCTTGTAGACATATCGGAAGAAGCGGGGGTTATATAAATTATGATGCTTCATGGAGTGACGACAAGCTCCGGAGAATTTTTAGCGATATGAAAGCTAGGTGCTATGATAAGAGTAATAAGAGCTACAGATGGTATGGCGCTAAGGGTGTTAAGGTTTGTGATGATTGGATGCGCAATCCAGAATTATTTGAGAGTTGGTCATTAACTAACGGGTACGATGATGGTTTGACTATTGATAGAATTGATTGGGACGGGGATTATTCTCCTGATAATTGCAGATGGGTAACATTGGCAGATAATTCGAAATACAAGTCTACAACTTCGCTTATTGATGTTGACGGAACGATACATACTGGGAAGGACTGGGCTAAAACTTTAGGTTTGGGAGCAAACAGGATCAATACATACGTCAGGAACTATGGGCTGGATAATACAGTTGAGTTCATCAAAAGGCGTTTAAAAAATCCAGATTTGAAACCAAGAAGAAAACAAAGTTATTATGATTTATATATGAATTAAAAAAAATGCGGTTTGCGGAACCGCAAAAATGTAGGCGTAGTTCAACGGCTAGAACACCGGTCTTCCAAACCGGAAACGCGAGATCGGCACTCGTCGCCTACCCCATATCAAGCAACAGAAAATGATTCTCCTACCTGTTATTGTTGATAAACCACCTCCTTTCTTTACATAGCCTGGAATGGCTTTAAACTCTGCTCTGCTCTGCTTGATTTATATAGCGCCGTAGCATAACGGTAATGCAACGGACTTTGACTCCGTGGAAGACTGTTCGATCTCAGTCCGGCGCTGCCACGTTCGTTTTATACGGACACTTGCTTTCATTAACAGTTTAAAGCCGCTGATAAATTCAGCGGCTTTAAACGTACCTGGTTCCTTAGCGCAGTTGGTTAGCGCGTCCAGCTCATAACTGGATGGTCGCCCGTTCGAGCCGGGCAGGAACCACCAGCAAAATTTTTAGGAGGTACATACAAATGACAGCTTATGAAGAATTGTTGAGCAACTTGTTGCTAGAAGAACGGAACGGTGGACAGTTGGCGTATGCTTACGTGTCTCCGGAAATGGCGACGGGTTTGTTGGCTATGTCCGGCGGCAATCGTCCGATCAGTAAGAGCACTGTGAATAAGTACAAGTCCCATATGATGAATGGCACATGGGATGAAAATACTCCGACCGGCTTTATTATGTTTGATAAGGCTGGTGTTCTTATTGACGGGCATCACCGGCTCGAAGCGGTGAAGCGCTGCGGTAAGACAGTAAAGATGTTCTTCCTGTTCAATATGGAACGCAGTCCGTACATTGACCGGGGTAGGGCGAGAAGTGAAGCCGACGCTTTGTGTATGGCCGAGGGCGGAAACAGAGGAAAGATTTCTTCTTACAAGCGCTCGGTTGCAATCTGCATGGTGCTGAATGAATTTAGTGCGAGGCACTTGGAGAATGAAGCTAAGAGAGCGGACATGATTTCGAAGCACATCGCTGAATTCTCCTGGGTTAATAGTTTCTTGAAGGTGAGACAGAGAAAGCTTGGCACGGCTCCGATCACAGCTGCCATGTATCTGGCGAAAGAAGCCGGGGCGAGCGATGTTAGGCTCGAATATTTCTGGAATGTTCTTCAGACTGGTTATGCTGAGTCTAGTTTGGATAGGCAGATTGTCCGCTTGAGAGATTGGATTAAGGATTCTGCTATTGATGGCCGGTGCAAGCATTACCGCCACCGTGTGTTCTTGACGACCTCTTATGTACTGGCTAGATGGCTAGATGGTAAGGAAACCAGAGGTGTCCCCAATCCTGATTGTCTGGTTGTTTGGAGTGGACAGCAGGAAAACTAAGTGAGCATTTAGTCCAAATAATTCTTTTATCTGATTTTTTTAACCGTATTAGAAATGTATTTATAAAGTGATTGCAAACTCTGAAATTCACAGAGGCTCTTGCCAGAATGGGAGAGTAACATATCGTCCGAAGGTGTGGGAAGCATCGCAAAGGTTGCACCAACCTCGATGGCTCTCGACCAGAAACCTCTCGGCGTCATGGATGCGACAAGAAGGCTAAGATTACTAAGCGAAGCATATAAAGAAAGCCGCACAACTTGCCTACCACCGTTACAGCGTAAGGCATCAAACGCCAAAGCGATGCGGAGTTGGAGCGACGTCGATCACACAGTACCTCAGATAACCAAGCCCGTCAGCGTACTAACGCACGGGTTAGGTCTATCATTCCATATATAGAATCACTTTATAATACATAATTAGACATATGAAAAGGAGAAGAATATGGAAATTATTGTGTGTGGTAACGCAGTAACACTCAAGAGTGCTTTCACTCTTGAAGAAATCAATCGCGCAGCTCTGTACCGGCCTAAGTCTGTGCAACTGCTGGACGAAGATGGCAACGCACTGTTTTACACTCTCGCTGGCGAGAGAGGCGTAGTAGCACCGACCGGTATTATCTATGAGGCTGAGTCTTGTGATGGCTCTGGTCGTGCGGTCGTAACTGTGAGTCTTATTACCGAAGCTGACCGTTCCGTACGTGAGGTTGTTGCCGAGAGATATGCTTCTGTTATCGAGAAGGTAGAAAAGATTGAAGCCCAGGTGCGCGAAGCGCTGGAAGAGATCGACGTTATGATGGCACGGGTCAGTTCCAAGATCGTAGTAGCTGGCTAAAACAAATAAGCATAGATGTAATAACAGAAAGGAAGTATATTATGATTATTGTGAATGTTAGAAGTACCACCCGCCGTTTTGATAGCCAGGCCGTAGATGAACATGTAGAGACCCCTCGTTCTCTGTTCGAGAAGATCGGAATTGAGTGCAGCCGTAGCGTCAATTCTCTTTCCGGCACGATTCTGACGCCTGATGATATGGATTGCACTTTTGCCGAACTTGGTGCCGCTGGTATTTGTACTCTGAGTGCTATTGTTAAGGCGCAAGGTAACGCGATCTGATTTGAGTTAGCACAATCTACGAGGCCGGACATTGTCCGGCCTCGTACATAACACAGTGAGTTGCTGGGAGGGCATTCGGTTACGTCGGATGGCCTGCCAAGAGTTCATAAAGAAAGGAGAAGATATATGTTTTCAAATTGTTTGAAACGCAGTGAAGTTTTAGTGCTGGCCCCAGAGCTGGAGTCTGAGTTTTCTAATATTGCTGGTGACGGGACGTTCAAAGGCGATGACTTTGCGTTGGCAATGGCTCGGTTGTTTTTGAAGCCAAGAGTTCCGGCGGACGTGCGTATCATGGTTAGAGTGGTAGATCCTAATTGTGCTGATTGGATTACGTGGATAAAAGACAAAGAGCGTTTTTCGGAGGTAACTTCTCAAGACAACACGATTACATTTTGCGTGTGTGATAAGGTTAAGGCCGTAGAAACTTTAGTCAGTAATATGAAATGTGCGAGCAGTTGGAAAGAGAAGACGGCAAGAGAGCTGAATCTAATGAAAGAACGACTCGGTATCATACTGAGAATTTTCAGTAATGAAGAGAGGAAGAGTACGGTTGTCCTTACCAACGTGGATAACTATGGCTCGTGGCATTACCTAGTGTGTCTTTTCAATGTATTCTGCCCATGGTACATTAAAGACAGGACTGAAGCGGAGTCAAAGTTTATTAAGATTCTGTCTAAAGAAGACTCCGGCATGAGTGTAATCTGTAAAGCGATGAACGATATGGTTGCCGCTGCTGTGGACGTGGCCTCAGCTAAAAAGAGATATTACCTTTATGGCTATGAGGGAAAGCTAAGGAACGTACAGAGGGAAAGATACGCAAAGAAGATGGAGAGTGCAAGAAGTCAGATCAATAAATTGATGTCCGATTTGAGAGATTGGTATAGAGAATACGAAGGTTGGTCTTTGTTGGTGGAAGCAATTGACAACAGTAATGTTGAAAGCAAGAACGAGTTAATGGATTATTTTTTGTCGAACAAAAATGTGTCCGTTGAGAGCGGTGACAAAGATGGGAATATCGTATATGTTGTAACTGGTTATATGACACTGTTTGATCCAGAGATTGCGAGAGAGTACATCAACAATCGGTCGTCGATTTTTTATACGCGGTCTTCGTATGTGGGCCTGACAGAAAGTGATACTAAAAAGTTAATGACAGGGATTTTCATTGACTCTAATATCAAAGTAAGAATGTGTTCCGCATGGAGACTTTCTTTCGGAGGAATGGTACTACCCATCAAGGCATATGGGTATGGCTGTGAATACAACAGCTATCTCCCCAACACACACCTTGATAAATATGGTTGCATGGGGAGCTGGCAACAGGCGCTAGAGAAATCTTGCGACAAATGTGACTACGTTTATACGGTAGACACGACGTGCGCCGAAAGCGGGAATCTGAATCTTAGTGATACTGTCGTATTGAGATCATTCCTTGAAGAGTTGTTGAGAAAAGGCGCTGTAGTATTGGAGTTGCCGGATGGGCGAGTAGTTAATTACATCGACGCAATTAAATGGATAAAGGAGAATAAGAGCAATGAATAAGGCAACTAATGCAACGGATTTGTTGGCCGCGACAAATCCGTGCAAAATCGTATACAGTAAGAAGGCATGGATGAAGACGTGTTTGCTTGTTATGAATAGGAATCTGGAGGTTGGATGGCACGGAGTTGTAAGAAGGTTGGAAAATCCAGCTGAGTTTATCGTGGAGGACGTCTTGGTATTCCCTCAGAAGGTCACGTCGGCAAGCACCGAACCTGAAGATGCGGACTATGTGAACTGGCAGGATTCTCTTAACACGGAGATATTCAATAAGGTTCGGTTGTACGGGCATTCTCATGTGAACATGGGTGTCAGTCCATCTTCTACGGATATAAAGTATAGAGCAGATTTGCTGACAGACGTTGATGATTTCTACGTCTTTCAGATTTTCAATAAGAAAGGCTACATATCTTCACAGGTTTATGATGTTAGAGAAGGCATCCTATACGAAAGCGACAATGTGGAACTCGCAGTGGAACGATGGAACCCCGCTGTATATGATTTGTGCAGATGGTTTTTCGATAACATTGACCGGTTTGAGAAGGTGGACGTGCGTGATGTACAGGATGGCATCGAGTGGATTATGAACGCCGCGGTTGAGCTTGAAGAATTCATGGAGGACGCAGATAAAATTATTGATGAGCGGCCCGATTGGCGTGACGGTAAGATGTTAATTAAGTAAAAAAAACATATGTGCCTGTACAGATATGTTAAATTACATATCACTCTTGTCGGAACGAGGGAGTAACAAATGGCTGTGTCGCTTCAAAAGTTTTCCTACTCCCAGAGCAGAAAACTTTTGAACTTAAACAGCTGGTTAGCTGTTCAGAGGTACATAAGAAAGGAGAAGACCGGTATGAAGGTATATTGTGTGATAACAGAAACAGACCAGGGTATTGATTTATCCGGTGTTTATTGGAATTTGGAGAGTGCGGTGGAACACGTGAAACGTAGGTTTCATTCAGTGTTTCAAGAATGCGTCGATGATGGATGCGAAATGATTGAAGGTGACAATTTTAATGCTCCAGATAAATACGGAGCGACAATTTATCTGGAACCGGATGACTATTGGATTTGGCGCGTTGACTTTGGCGAAGTAAGAGATGAGTGTTTGGTGGGTGGGCCGGGCGAAACAGCGCCGTGTCAATTAAAAGAAAAAAGTGTTGACGAAAAGACACTTATGGATTGCCTGCTGTTATAGAGGAGTTGATATGATGTTCGAGATCGGACAACGAGTCAGGATAGCATTGAGGAGCTGGGATGAGTTTTGCAGCGCTTACCTAAAGCATCTTCCTCGCAGCGCAAAAAGGTTTACGAGCTGTGATACCACTGGGTATCTTGCAGCTAGTGCAGCAGGATATAGCGCTCCCGATTTTTATAAGTTACGCAGGATGAGTGGCGTGATTGAATTAGACTTCGAGTGTGGTTGGTACATTGTAGACTTTGGCGGAGAAAGAGCGTGGTTCTATGAGACGATGCTACGGTCGATGGAAGAAGCATATGTTGACGAAGAGGTACTTATGAATTGTTTGCTGCTATAGAGGTAATATGATGTTTGAACTTGGACAGAAAGTTACGCTTGCCCCAAAGTCATGGGATGAATTTCGGGATGCTTTAATGGAGTTGTTTGCGAGAGATATGATATTAGATGAATTCTCAACTACTCATAGAGAAATGATATTGGTTGCAGGGGTGCTTTATGGGGAAGGCGATTCTTGGTTTAACGAGCTTCTAATAAATGGAGGTGAGATTATCAAGTACTATGCTACTGGTTGGTATATGGTGAATATAAATGGAGTAAAACTGAAATTTCACGAAAGCGTGTTGTGTCTGAAAGAAGACATGAGGTCAATTGATGAAAAATTGTTCATAAATTGCTTATTATTGTGAGGTGATATAATGTTTAGACCTGGGCAGCGGGTTGAGTTTATTCCAAAAACGTGGGATGAATTTAATGATAACTTACGGGCGGTATTTCCGAATGGGGCTGTGTCGCAGAGCGTAGACATCATCACAAACGAAAGATTTATATACGCCGACGATGTGATGTACGCGGAGGGCGATCCTTGCCTCAGAGAGTTTATAAGAGACGGCGGCGAGATCGTTGAGTATGAACTTGGCGGTTGGTACAGGGTAAGGGTTAGCAAAAAAGAGATGTCTTTCTATAAAAGTGTGTTGCGGTTAAAGCAATCTATTGATGAGCAGGTTTTTATGAACTGTTTGTTGTTGTAGGTGACGTATGAAACTTGAAGATATGTATGTTGGGCAGAAGGTCAGGGTGAGGAGTTAGGAAGACATGATGTCTGACCCTGATCTGTTTTCCGTAGATACAGGTAGTGGAACGGCGATTCTTTCTAAAAATGATCACGGGATATTTGAAGGGGATAAAACGCGCTATTGCGGTAAGATCATAACAGTGCGCTCATTGACATCCTTGATTAACGGCATTCAAGTTGAACGTATTTGCATTGAAGAAAGAGGCAAATTAAGATTTGTTGCTTGGGCTTCTTGGATGTTTGAGCCGATTGAAAGTAAAGTCGATAGTGATGTATTTTTGAATTGTTTAATGCTATAAGGAGGTATAAAGATGAATTTATCGAAGAGTATTGAGTTCTTTAATCCCACGAAGGTTAAAGAAAGAGTACATATCATCGGTTGTGGTGCGTCCGGTTCCACTGTAGCCGAATTGTTGGCAAGAGCTGGGCTTGAGAAGGTCACTCTGTACGATTTTGACAAGGTTGAGTCGCACAATATCGCGAATCAGATGTTCAATGATAGCGACATCGGTAGAAATAAAGCTGAAGCCGTGAAAGATATGATGTTGAGTATCAATCCTGATGCAAATGGTATTGAAGTAGTTCAGGAGGGGTATACCAACCAGCGTCTGTCCGGCTATGTCTTCCTTATGGTGGACAACATTGATCTCCGCAGAAAAATTTGCGAAGAAAATGCTAGAAACCCGTATATCAAAGCTGTGTTTGATACCAGACTTCGGCTGACGGACGCGCAACACTTTGCGGCTGACTGGAGTTCTAGTGCGATGGTTGAAAATCTGATTAACTCCATGCAGTTTACTCAAGAGGAAGCTCTGGCTGAAACTCCTCGATCTGCATGTAACCTGGAGCTTAGTATCGCTCCTTCTGTGCGGATGATTTGCTCTTGTGCAGTAGCAAACTTCATGAATTTTGTGAATGGGCGTTCGATCAAGAAGATAGTTTTGATCGACGCCTTTGATTTTACTATGGAAGCATATTAAATATTGGTTGTTTGAGGTGGAAATTTCGTGTCGCCACGCGCCTTAATGGCTAAAGAGATGCAGGGGAATGGCACGCCTGCTAACAACCAATTCAATCTAAATATCTGAAAGCACTTTCTATTTAAAAAAATAGAAACTCTTACCGGAACGGAAGAGTGGCACATCGTCCGAAAGAGGAACCCCGCTGCGTGCGATAGCAGACCAATGCTTGGTGCCCTCCAAGAAGGCTTAACACCCCGGTGGCATCTTCTCTGATGAGAAGCAGCGCCCGAACAACAGGAAAAACCAGAAGGATATTCGTTCGACAGGGTCAACATCCGCCACCAGCAGGGGTATCCGGCAAACAATAAACGCCAAGTCAGGGATTTCACCGTCTCAGACGACGACAAGCTCCGCGATGAGCATCTCGTACTGACATCCAAATCCATATATAGTTTCAGATAAAAGCAAGGAGAATAATATGATTTATGTAACAGCAAGAATTACAGAGCCGTATAAGCAGATTTCTTTAGAGGATATTATGTCTGCGCTGCTTCAAGATAAACATGTGAGGGAATCGAGATCTCTATATACTAGAACAGTTGCATATGAGAGACTGCCCGAGAGAATCCTGGCAGGGTTTGACACGGGGAAAAAGATTGAACTACTGAGAGCATTTAACAAAAAGCATCAGGAACTGCTTGAAAGCGATCTTCATACACATTACCATAAGTTTTTTATCCCGAAAAAGAGCGGCGGCATGAGAGAGATTAACGCGCCGGACGACGAACTGATGAATTGTCTGCGAGAGCTAAAACTGCTGTTAGAATCTGAGTTTTATGCGAGCAGCCATGCCGCTGCATACGCTTATGTCAAAAACAGAAGTAGTGTAGACGCCGCAAAAGTCCATCAGTGGAATAAGAGCAAGTGGTATTTAAAGACTGACATCAGCGGTTTCTTTCCTAATACCACTCCGGAGTTTGTATGGAACGCGCTGTCTATGATTTACCCGTTCTGTCTCATTATGGAGTGCAAAAGCGGGAGAGAAGAGCTTAGAAAAGCTCTGTCGCTTTGCTTCCTGGATGGAGGTCTACCTATGGGAACGCCGATCAGCCCGATGCTGACCAATCTGATTATGATTCCGTTTGATTTTGAGTTCAGTAAGTTTCTGCGTAGCCTGCAGAACCCGGAAAACAACCCTGATGAAAAGGGTAGAAGGTTCGCGTATACCAGATATGCTGATGATATGAACATCAGCTGTGGTATTGAGTTTGATAAGAGCTTCATTATCAGAAAGATTGAAAATCTGTTTAGACTTTTCGGGGCCAGTTATCTCATCAAAGATGAGAAAACTCATTACGGCCCCTCGTATCATAAGAATTGGGTACTCGGTGTGATGATCAACAAGGACAACCAGATCACGATTGGGTATAAGAAGAAGCGCAACTTCGAGGCGATGCTTTTCAATTACGCGAAGGACAGAAAGAGCGGAACTTATTGGCCTCTTGAGCAACTGCAATATGTGCTCGGTCTTATGAGCTACTATCGAATGGTTAACAGAGGAAGTATTGATGGAGTTATCACTCGCTATAGTCAGAAGTTTGGCTTTGATATTGAAGCCACGATGAAGAAGGATCTCAAAAACTAAAGGACGAGGTGTCATATATGAAAACTAAAACAGTATTGTGTAATGAGTGTAGATTCTCTAAGTACAGAGCTGGTATCTCTAGCTCTCTCGCTGCCATGTACGGACTCCCTGGGACTCATCCATACCCGACACACACCTGTGAGAAGTATAACGTGGTAAGAGAAAGAAAGGACTACCATGTTCGGCGGCTTCCGATTTGTGTGAAGGAAAATGGCGGCGAGCAGAAAGACAAGAAGGGTAATGAGTAATCTTAAAGCAGCTATGCTGGAGGTACTATATGGTAGATTGGAAGAAAAGTTTTCAACATGAAAGTATTCACTGGTGGCGGAACGTGTTTGGGATACCTTATTACTTTAAAGAGCGGAAGTACCTTCTGAAATACGGATTCACCAGAGAAGCGGAATATGATATGTCACTTTGGTTCATCAAAACGATGACGAGAGTAATGACCAGATACTCAGATACACGATGGGGAATCCCAGGCGGATATACTGATGAAGAATATGCGGGAATCAGAATGGTTTGAGAAGGCTCCCGAAGAGATGAGCCTGCTAGAGAGAGATATGTGGGCACAAAATATGGCCGACAAATACAAGAACGACTTCTTTGATCTATTCAAAGAAGTCTTTTATCTTCTATGGGATTAGTGGATGAGTGAGTTGTAGAGTTGTGGTTACAAGAAGGGTTATCAGGAGGATTTGTTCGTGTGGCTTATGAGCTTATGAAGGAGGCTGCTATGGTTAAAGATGCTAAGTTTGTAACGGTGTGGGGCGGAGGCGTGACTATAACTACTGATTGCAAAGTGGATACGGAAACCAATGAAGTTTTTGATATTCAATGTGTTGACGTTGACGTTGATATCCTACTTGAAGAGTATATTATTCTGGACGGAAGTGAGCGTCTTGTGTTCGACGAAGATGGCACGTATTACATGTTTTAACAAGATGGTTTAGGAGGAATTTTATGACCTTTATTGTTAATAGAGTAAGTTTGTGGGGTACTGGTTGCCCCTGCGAAGAATCAAAACAAATGATGCTCTTCGATGGTATTAGTAAAAAAGAAAAAAAGTTCTGGACTGTTGAGATAAACTCTCTGGAGGAGCTTATGGATTTCAAGAATAAATACGGAGATATTATTTTACATGACTCAATCAATATTAAAGGATGGTCGGAAGTCCTGATTTATGATGGCTATATTGAGTGACTCTATAAAAATGTAATTTTTAAGTGAAGGATTTAAATATGTTCAAGGCAGGAGATAGAGTTTATATTTCTGGTGATACATCGGAACTTTGGATTCATGATTATAATTGTAGAGTTGTTACGGAAGGTACAGTAGAGGTAACACCAAAAAAGTATGATAAGAAAATTTATGTTACGCTTGATTCGATTGACGGAGAAGGTGATGTCGGAATCTATGTAAGAAAAAGTAAGGTTAGATTGGTAAGCAATTAAAAAAGATAATTTGAAAGGAGTAAATATGAAAAATACAGTTGTACTTGAAATGTTGAAAGAAGGGCGGATTGACGAGCTTAAAAGCTTGTTGACTGATGAAATCTATCAGGACAGTTTGAAGAAAAATGTTGGCGCGAAAGAGCGTTACGCTGCTATGAAGCGGTACTTTAAGTATGCAGATAAGCCAAATCCGTGTTGTCACTACCCGTGTGACAACGTTAAAGTGAATGGGGAAATTTACAACGGTTTTATGGACGGTTATTCCTTTGTGATTACTAAGGAACCTCTTGGTGAGATGGATACATATAACGAGGAAGAACATGGCCCGTATTTTAGGCTGGACGGGTTTGTGAACTACACCAATTACACAGAGGTAGACCGAGTTGACCTTAACAAAGTGCTCGCGGAAGCGAAATCCAAAGGATATAAACTCAAGAAGGCAGAGATGAAGCAAGACTTTCGCTATATGCTCCGGTATAAGGATGGAGGATACAAGATGTCGCTGTTGGATAGAGCGTTTAGTATTGTTAATGACGGCAGTGTGGCAAAAGTATACTACAAAGATAGGCTTGGTATGCTGATGATTGAGACTAGTATTGGCATTGCAGGTATTCTGCCGGTAAATCTGGAGAAGATTGATGCTAGTCAGCGTGAAAAAATCTTTGCGGACGAAATGATTATTCAGTAAGAGAACGAGGACGTGGAATTATGGGAATGTATACGGAGTTAAATATCGGGGTGGACTTAGCGCCCTCGACGCCTGACAGTGTAATCAAGGTTCTTAATTACATGCTTGGCGATGAAGAAGTGGATGTCGATATTCCAGATCATCCGCTGTTTCAAACTGAAGGATGGCGGTATATGCTGGTGAGTGATAGTTACTATTTTGATGGCATAACCGATAGTTCGATAACCTACGATGTCATCACAAAACGCTATAATTTAAATGTGAGATGTAATTTAAAAAACTATGATGGAGAAATTTCTAAATTCTTGGATTTTATTTTCCCGTATGTAATAACGTATGGATTTATTGGTTACACACGATATGAGGAGTTCGAGCTTCCGTATCTTATTTGGCGTGGCAAGGATAGAATGCGGCTGCTGGATGTATACACGAAAGATGGGTGGTAAAGATGGTGTATCCGTGTAAAGGCTGCGAAAGTAGAGAGGTAGGATGCCATAGTTTTTGCGAAAAATATAAAGCGGCGAAGAAAATGGATAATTGGATTAAGTGGCAGAAGCGTATTAGAGGTGAATACGGTCGATATTCACGTTCCAGATATAAAAATCTGGTTGCTAGAGGTGACAAATGGGGTTGTTAACTAAGCTGTTTTGCAAACACGACTTTCATTACGTGACAGGCGTAAAGAAGTTTGGCGACAACGTAACTGTGCCAGACGGGATTGAACTTGTTTATATGTGTAAGAAGTGCGGGCGTGTAAAGCACGTTGTAATTGGGAGAAAGTGAGGTTCGTATGAAGTACGTTGTAGCTGTTACGGAAGAACTCCGGAGAGAGCTGGAAATTGAGGCAGAGAGCAAGGAACAGGCTTACGAGATTGTGAAGCGCAAGTATAATAATGAGGAGATCGTACTGGACAACAGCGACTATTCTGGTACTGAAATTGATGTATGGGCTGAAGAGTGGTTGGTCACAAGTGAAGTATTTAACAGATGTAAGGTTAGAAGAACTATGGAATAACCTATATAAAGAAACTGGTTGTGGGGGCTGAATTTAATGAATTTTAAGTGCATGAAAGATGTTGGTGCTCTGAAAGAGTTCTTGAATAATATCCCCGATGATACGATGTGTGCCCATACTTACTATGGTTATGATAATCAGTGTAATTACGGTGTTCACGAAGCGGCATTTGTGTATGTTGGGTACGATGAAGAAGAAAATATAATTATGTTTCCCACTGATAGTAGATGATTGTGGAGGTATGATGAATGCAGACTAAGCTATTTGTGTTATTGGTGATGCTGTTTGCTCACATCGTGGATGATTATTACCTGCAGGGTGTGCTTGCCAGTATGAAGCAGAAGGATTGGTGGAGAAAGAACTCTCCTGGAGAGAAGTACAGGCACGACTATCTTGCAGCACTGTTTATGCACGCTTCTAGCTGGACGTTCATGACGATGCTGCCGGTGGCGGTTTATCTGAAGCTCAACCTACCGGTCCTGTTTTTTGTTATGCTGGTAGTGAACTGCGTTATTCACTTCTGTGTTGACGACTTGAAGGCGAACTTTAAGAAAATCAACCTGGTTCAGGATCAGCTGGTTCATATTTGTCAGATTATTTTAACATGGATTGTGATGGTGGTGTAATGAGCGACTTAAAGATTTTTACTGATAACATCGAGCCTACGGCTCTGAATCAGATTTATACCCTTGTCAAACAACCAGCTTTCGCAGATTGCAAGGTTCGTATCATGCCCGATGTTCATGCTGGGGCTGGTTGTGTCGTTGGCTTTACGGCTGATTTGGGGGATAAGGTCATTCCGAACATCGTTGGCGTTGACATTGGTTGCGGTATGCTGACCGTGGAACTGGGTAAGATTGACATTGACTTCGATTATCTCGACAAGGCTATCCGGGAGAACGTCCCAAGTGGTCGTGAAGTAAACGAGACGGCTATCTACCCTACCGAGGTAATTGAATATATTCGGTGCTATAAGGCACTCAAAGGCCCGGAACGACTGGTTCGCTCCATCGGTTCTCTCGGGGGTGGAAACCATTTCATCGAGATTGATACTGATTCCGAAGGGGTAAAATACCTTGTGATTCATACTGGTAGCCGCAATTTGGGAAAACAGGTTGCCGAATACTATCAGAACCTTGCCGTTGAGACTATGCAAGGTAAGGACGAACTCATTGCTATACAAGAGAAACTGATTGTTGATTACAAGGCGCAGGGGCGCAAAAAGGAAATTCAGAAAGCGATTGCCGAGCTTCATAGAAAGTTCTCTCCGAACCCTCTCGGGATTCCGAAGGAACTGTGCTACCTCACAGGAAAGCACCGGGAAGATTATCTTCACGACATGAAAGCGTGTCAGCATTTTGCGGCAACCAACCGATATGAAATCGCAAATCGAATCGTCAGCAGTTTGTTCGGAAGTGACATCGCCTACTGGGATTTGCCGATGTTCGAGACCGTTCACAACTACATTGAGTTTGGAACGAATATGGTTCGCAAGGGGGCTATCTCTGCGAAAGCTGGTGAAAAGCTCCTCATTCCTATCAATATGCGTGATGGTTGTATCATCGGTATCGGCAAGGGTAATGATGATTGGAACTGTTCAGCTCCTCATGGTGCTGGTCGAGTAATGAGCCGCAGTAAGGCGAAAGAGCTGGTTTCTCTCGAGGAGTATGAGGATTCCATGAAGGGTATCTTCACCACATCTGTCAGCCGTTCCACCATTGATGAAAGTCCGATGGCTTACAAGACGATGGAGGAAATCATTGCCAATATTGCGGACACCGTAGAGGTCGCGAACATCATCAAGCCTGTATACAATTTCAAGGCAAGCGAATAAGGAGGACACTGTATGGTACATATTATTTCAAATAAAGACGTTCGGTATCAGGACTTCTTTGCGGAATCCTTAGATGAGATCAGTAGCGTGATTAGCGACGTAACGAGCATTGCTATTGTTGCTATTGGTAAAGACACGGAGGAGATTTATTCTAATTACTACGAGTGTACTCCGACAACTGCTCACATGCTGGCTGGCGTTATCCAGCAAGATGCAACCGAGGCTATTATTGATGAAAGGTTGGGGTTTGATGGAGCTTATTAAAGACTGGTCTATTGAATATGTATTCTTCGAGCACCGATATCCGGTGCTATTTTTAAGCTCATCTAAAGGTGAGCTTTTCTTATGCTGCCGAAGTGAAGATGAGAGTTGCGTGTCTACGAAGGTGTCCGTTAACCACTGTAGAAAAATGCTAACAAACAAACTAACAATCCGAGAGGCTTTTACTAAGTCTGGGAACCCAATCTTTCTAGAAGAACGACGGCACAAAGGAACTGCTTACATGATGATTGGCCCGCAGCATTCGGCTCTTCCGACGCAAGGTGTGTATTTTGATGCAGACCTAGACGAAGTAGAAGAATTTGAACGGTTTTGTAAGAGGTGGTGTAGTGGTGGGAAAAGCTAGAAGAAAGCCACGTCCTTCTATACCGCATTGGGCGTGGGGAAATAGGGATGGGTGCTGGCTTTGCAGAGATAGAAACAATTGCAGTCAGTGCAAGGAAAATAGGAAATTAGCGAAAGGAAGCAAACAGAAGAAGTGCAAAGGAGAGCAAATGAAAATGAGAGGGTGGTGAGTCCGCTATTACATGAAAGTTTTGTTCTTAGATGTAGATGGTGTTTTAAATAAAGCGAACACAAAAGAAAAGACTGCGACCGGGTGTAGCTTCGTTGAAGATATTTTTGTTCGCCGACTGAAGAATATTGTAGATCAAACTGGATGCGAGATTGTCTTGTCGAGCGACTGGAGATACGACGCTCATACTGAATTAAGTCCAGAACTTGACGAGCTGGAAGACAAGCTGTCGGAGTACGGTTTAGCCTTATATGACTTTACACCGGTTATAAACAACCATAGGGGCCAGGAAATCCAGTCGTGGCTAGACGCGCATACGGATGTAGGTAGCTTTGTTATCCTGGATGACAGAGACGACATGGAACCAAATATGGAGCGGTTAGTACGAACTCTGTTTAGCCACGGGTTGACCGAAGAAAACAAACGAGAGACGATAAAGATGTTGAACGGGGTGAATGAAAGTGAGTGATAATTACGGGGAACGTCTGCCTACTGCGGAGGAGTATAGGAAGATGGTGAGGGCGACACCTTTAGAATGGTCAGAGTGGTCAGAGCCAAAGTACCTATGTCCGGACTGCGGTGGGAATATGTGCAAGAATCAGACAATCAGAATGCTTACACATCCAGAAACCTATATGTATCGGTGCGATAAGTGCGGGCGTATAGATTATCAACTCATGTGACAGGAGGAGTTTCAATGGAACATATCGTACAGTTTGGCATTACGATTGACGACGAATACATCAAGAAGAATATTGAGAAATCGGCTGAGAATGTTGTTGCTAAGGAGATGGCGGAGCAGGTGCGTAAAGCTTTGGTTATGAGGTGGTGTGGTAATGATGAGCCGACGATATATTTTGACAAAAAGATCACTGAAGTAATCAACGAGCATAAAGATGAGATCATTAACCTAGCTGCTGACAGGCTGGCCGAAAGACTTAGAAGAACTAAGGCAGTAAAGGATATCGTAAAGGATATCAAAGAAGAAGTCAGCGAGGAGTAACTATACATATGGGTATGCGACATGAATAAGGAAAGTTTCGTAAAAACGATGAAGCGGCTTATGGATTTGGATAGCAGGATGAGTGCAGTGAATTCTGCCATGAAAAAACTTAATCCTGATTTCTGCGGCCTCTACATCACGGATATTTTCGACATAGCAATACAACTGATCGAAGACGCGATGCACGATGACGAACATTGGGTTAGTTATTGCGTTTATGAGAAAGACTGGCTAAAGGATTTTAAGATCGGAGATGTATTTGTCTCACACGGGGAGGAGAAAAAAGAGTGCATCGATCTATCATCGTGGGATAAAGTTTATGATTTCTTGGTTGAGATTTCTATTTGAAAATTAAAATAAGGTTCGAGGGTAGTGCATGGAAAATATAAAGTATCAGGTTTCAGCGCATTGTAAAACTCGCTACGCGGAACGCGTTATGGGCAAAGGGGAGAAGTCAGACGCTGCTCGTTTTGTTTCTCTGAATGAAGATAAGATTAAGACAGATATTAACAAGATGATAGAATACGGCAGCTGTATTTATTCAGGCAGACAATCTCAGAAGGATGGCAAGGGCAAAGTAATTGACGTTTATGTGCAAGATACTTGGGTGCTCCTTGTAGACGAGCGAGAAAAGGTTGTCGTGACTCTCTACAAGATCGACCTTGGTTTAGGCGATGAATTTAACAATACATATGTAACTAAAATGCTGGATAAATTGAACTCTACTAAGGCAACTCTGGAGGATATTCAGAAGCAAGTGCAGAAAGAGTCTGACATGTATAGGAAAATGATTGATGAGGCAGATACCCAGATTAAAGAGAGAAGATCTGAGATCAAGAACCTAGAAGAGTTGAGTGAAGCGTACAAGATTATCATCAACAACAACTGCGTCAAAGTAGCGCAGGCGAATAAAGATGTCACTGACGTGCTAAATAAGCTGATTGAGAAGAGGTTTTTTTAAAATAAAAATTATAGATTAAAGAAGGAAATAAGCAGTATGTATTATTTTTATTGTCCTAACTGTGGGAAGGAATATGAGGCCCGTGAACTACCCCGCGATACCGTCGGGAATCCTCGCGATGGATACGGCATACCAATCCATCACTACGAATGCTCTGACTGTCATAACTTAGACGCCGGGTTTATGCGGGAGAGAAAAGGCGGCGATGTAGAGAAAGAATATTATCGCTACGTTATCAGCATATATCAAAATATCCGTGGATTTAATACATAGAATTTTAGCTTTATGATGGTTCAAAAAGAAAAAGGAAAAGCGGAGTGGGTGTGTGAGTCTTGTATGTTCTACCCGCCTAGTTCTTGTGACGGGAAACCATGTTGTGTGTGTGATGTGAACGACCCGTTGTTTAATTGTTATTGCGAAAAAGAGGATGTGGAGTAGGGGGATATTATATGGATAAGATTACGGACGGAATTTATGTGGATATTTTTGTTGTTAAATGTGGTAAAAGATATCCTTTGAAAACTATCAACGGAAAAGACGTATCTAAAATCTTAGTTGAGAATCTGATGAATGGTATTGATGAGATTGTATGCCGGGCAAAGGATTTAGATGAGTAAAGGAAATGGTCGTGTTTAGAAAATACTGGGCTGTTATCGGGTTCGACTATGAATCTGGCTGTGCCTTAATGGATAAGATCGAACAGACCTGCGGCAAAGAAGTGAGGCACAGATACAGGCGACATGAACATATGGCATTTACGGAATTTACGGACGGCACCGTACTGTCATGGATGCCGGACGAAGCCACTTGTGTGAAAAGAGTTGGTAGGCTCTGGTGCAACAAGGAAAAAGACAAGAGAATGATTGACAGAGCAGTCCGTAATTTTTATATGGGGAAATACGAAGATATTATTTGGGTTTAAAGGAGGCGAAGATAGTGTCTAGACAAACCGTAAGTCTTTATGAAGACGTGATTACTGCAAGTGGTGCAATACGCGAAATAATTCAGGGCGATTATAGAGTGGTTACAATGGCGGCGACACCGAAGCACGGAGTAATTGTTGTGTATGAACAGGTTGAGAAGAAGTCGTCGGGCGGCAGTCGCGATCTAATGGACGACATCAAGAACGGGAAAGGATTACCTCCTCTGCCGAAAAAAGAATGGGAGTGAGAGGTGAGTGAAGCGACATGATTTTGTCAATATATGGAGCGATGATGCGGCACTCCCGGAGCGAAAACTGATATATGTGGGCAACCCGTCAGACGAAATTTGGACTACTAAAGCTGGGGATAAACTCACGGTTGGAAGCATGACAGACGATCATATTAAGAACTGTTATCGTATGGTAAGACCGTTAGACAAGTATTGGTCGCTTGTGTTCGAGGCGGAGCTAACCAAGCGAGGCATCAAAATTTAAACTACTTTTCATGGAGGGATACATATGGCGACAGAATTTAATATCTGGGATAACGAAAGGAAAATTCGTGCTATTAAAAAGTGTGGGCAGTCTTTGATCGACAACGCGGAGAGTATTATTGGTAATTACAAATACTCGAAAGGCGTTATCGTTACTTGCTATGTTGACGATCTAGATGCGGAACCGTACATCAATGTCAGCACCGACTTTTATCCGGAAGGAAACTTTGAGCTGAAGGAGTAAGCCTCATGATTACAGCAAACATTAAGTGGGACACAGATGGCGATAAAGAGCTTCTAAACCAACTGCCGCAATCTGTTGAGATCCCGGAGGGTATGGCGGATGTAGATGAAGTTTCAGATTTTCTGTCTGATGCTTATGGCTTTTGCCATGCAGGATTTGATTTAACTGGTATGTAAATATGGCGACACAGATTCGAAAAGGAGTACATAATGACTATTGAAGAATTGAAAATTGAGGCCGATAAGTTAGGTTATAATCTCACGAAAAAACCAGAAAGTATTAAGTTGCTGCCGTGCCCTGTGTGCGGCAGCAAAACTACTAGCGAGTGGTCTGGTGGTGGAAAATATATTCGGCGCTGTAGAAACTGGCAGGCTGAGTCTGACGATCAGTTTTGCGTGAGAGGTAGTCGAAAGATCTGTGCGTTTGAGGGAGCGCCCGCAGAAACCGCCAAACAGGCGAAGCGGAATTGGAATGATGCGGTTGTCGCATATACAAACGCAAAGAAGGAGGGCACAGATGTATAAAGCTTATGTGACAAAAATTACAAATGTTAGAAAACATCCGAACGCTGACAGACTTCAACTCGGAGAGTGTTTCGGGAATACGGTGTGCGTCAATATGGATTACAGCGAAGGCCAAGTGGGCGTTTATTTCCCCACTGACGGTCAGCTGTCACTCGAATTTGCCGCAGCCAACAATCTTCTTAGAAAGAAAGACGCTAACGGTAATAATATCGGCGGCTATATGAACCCAGAAAAACGCAACGTGTCGGCCATCAGACTCAGGGGAGAGAAGTCTGATGGCTTATTTCTGCCTCTGAATTGCCTGAATAGCTTTGGTGATATTGGCGTGTTAAAAGTTGGAGATACTATCGACGTATTCAATGGACATGAGATTTGTAAAAAGTATATCCCTAACAAGAGGGGTAGCCAGCAGCGTGTCGGGAATAAGACGAGAAAGAAAAATGTGTCTATCGCGCCACTATTCAAAGAACACGCAGACACAGAGCAGCTCGCGTACAATCTGTCTGCTTTTTCTCTTGGTGACGAACTTGAATTCACACTAAAGATGCACGGAACCAGCGGGCGCACGGCGTATCTTCCAATCTTTAAAGGATATAAGAAGACTATTATTGATAGAATCAAGCGGCGAACCGGTATTCCTATTTATGATTGGGGATATGTAACTGGCACACGTAGAGTGGTGTTAGATAATTATAGCGACGGGTATCACGGGTCGAATGAATTTAGAGAACAGCACGCAAAGTTTTTCGAGGGCAAGCTATGGAAGGGCGAGGAGGTCTTCTACGAGATCGTTGGGTTCACCACTAATGGTACGCCAATTATGCCAGTAGCAAACAACAAGAAAACGGGAGACAAAGATTTTGTTAAGAGGTACGGCAAATACACCACCTTTTCTTATGGGTGCGACCCGTATGGTCATGACGGGGACCCGCAATCCGACTTTTATGTATACAGGATGACAATGACGAACGAGGATGGGGACGTTGTTGAATACACACCGGACTTCATGCGATATAGATGTGAGCAGATGGGATGTAAGTGCGTGCCTCTTATGGCAAAAGCGACTATCAATAACAGCGGCGTGTGTGTCTGGGACGCGAATAATAATTTTCGTGTATTCCCTCATGAGGGTATTGCTGGGAATGCTGTTAAGGAGATTGCGGGGAAATATTGCGATGGCGTGGACCCAATTGGTCTCACTCATATTCGTGAAGGTGTGGTTGTTAGAGTCGTGAATAGACCGAGATTTTGCGCGTACAAGCATAAGAACTGGTCGTTTAAGGTACTGGAAGGCATCGTGAAAGTAGATGCTAGCGCTCCAGATATGGAGGAAGCTGAAGAACTGGGTAGAGAAGATGCGATTTAAAGAGTTTGAGATCAGACCAATCATTCATTCTGCCAACCAAGAGACTAGAGACTATGAGTTAGTAAAATGGTTTGCCGACGACCACTGCTACGCCATCGCCAGAATCTACTGGGATTTAAAAGAGAGTTGCTGGGGTTTTGAGTCGTATGGAACGAGATTTTTTGATGACTATGTAAGTGGGTTGGCAATGTATGTGAAGAAATATATTGAATTGCTAGAGGTAATAAGAACAGCCGATGGAGGTAAAAAGTTGGAATGAGTATTTTACATTTCGTTATAGACGTATTAAATCTCGTTGTTATTGCTGCATTCGCATCTGGTTGTATTAAGCAGATTACTAGTTGTAGTAAGGAATTTTTTGTAGGAACGTCTTTTTTCTTTGCCTCTATCGTACTTTCCGTGATAGATCTATTTGTTTAAACTACGCTTGAATTTAAAGACATGGATGGGGTTAATAATGAATTTTGAAACAATGACGAGAATTACAGTTGAACATAATGTGTCACCAGACGAAAATAATTGCACTTACGGTGGAGACTTTTATGGGAAGTATGTATGTAAATATCATAGACGAAGAAATCGCACGCACGGTAAGAAAGCTCCGACAGAATATCATGTGCCAAAATGCACACTTTTTAATGTGTGGCTAAAAGAGGACTGTGTAAAGTGTGAAGAGTGCCGTGATGCTTGCTCCGATGGGCGGCAGGTGTCTGTAGCTCACTAAGGAGCTGGGTAAGTGAATAAAGTACGTGCTGTAACGGCAGACCTACTACAAGCTTTAGGTTGCAGGTTTTCGCAGCGTGGAGCTGGATACCTGCAGGATGCAATATGTGCGGTAGCAGAGGAGAAGGATTTCTACGGGTTTGAACTGAAAGAACTCATCATGGATCTTGAGTGTAAATACGGGGCGTCGTTCAAATCTGTAGAAAAAGCTATGCAAAGGAACGTGGTAAGTATGCTGGATGTAAAGCAACCAATCCAGTATTTGTATGACCTGTTTCCGGACGATGATTTCTATAGAACCGGAGATATAACACTGAAAAAGTTTATCCGTACAACGGCAATCGAGGTTAGTAAGATTGCTTGCTAAGGAGGACATATGAAAGAAAAAATTGTTGGAGTTTGGACGGCGATCACGTTAGCGTTGATCATTGCCGTCCTCTTTCTTTTGGGACGATATGTATCAGAGTTGTTTGCGGCTATCACTGTGGTGATCCTTATGCCAGCTGGGGCAATTTTCCTGTGGTACGTCATCTCTAGGAAGCTGAAGGAGCTACTGAAAGGCGGGACGAAGAAATGAGAAAGCTGTGCAAGGTTTTAGATATTGTAATAGAGTCTCTCTGGGGTCTGTTCTATCTGCTTATGTTTGCGATTGGGGTTTGTGCCTATGTCAATGTATGAACCAATATCTTTAGAGCAGGTTTTGCGGGAAGCAAGATCTAACTGTCCTGACATGAATGCTCTAATCGTAGCCATCAATGTTTTAAACTACAGTTATTTTAATGAGCATGAGAACCTCGTAAGCGACAAAGAGTTTGACGCGCTTATGAATAAACTGGTTGAACTCGAAAAAGAAACGGGTATTACATACTCAATCTCTCCAACAAGAACTGTTGGTTGCAAAGTAGTTAGCAATCTAGAAAAAGTAACACACACGCATAAGTTGCTATCTCTCGCCAAGACAACTGGGCTAGATGAGTTTATCAAGTATTTTAGCCAGCATGAATTCGTACTAATGCCAAAGCTCGACGGTGTTACTTGCGCTCTTACATATGAACACGGCATCCTTAAACGCGCCGAGACACGAGGGGACGGCACTGTTGGTGAGGATATTACTCACAACGTAAGGGAGTTTGTTAATATCCCTTTAACCATCCCATATAAAGGTGAGTTGTATGTGGACGGTGAGGCAGTAATCACCTATGAAGAATTTGAAAAAATTAAAAAGGCCGAAAATACAGATTATAAAACCCCCCGTAACCTTGTAAGCGGAACTGTCAGGCAACTAGATAGCGCTGTTTTGCGCAGACGAAAAGTCACTTTCATAGCATGGCGAAATTCTACGCCTAAGTTTCAAGATAAGGACTTTCGAGATGCCATGCAAATGCTGAGTAGTCTAGGGTTTACAACCGTTCAGATTGTATCCGTCCCTCCCTTTGATAAGGATGGTATTGATGTCAAGGAATTTGTGAGCCGCACCATGGAAGCTATGAAGTGTACACCATATCCAATCGACGGGATGGTCGGAACGTTCTGTGACCAGAAATATGGCCGGACATTAGGCGAGACTTCTCACCACCCCAATCATAGTTTCGCCTTTAAGTTCTATCAGGAAAGAAACCTGACAACGCTTAGAGATGTTGAGTGGAATACTACGAGAACCGGCACAATCAATCCGGTTGCTGTGTTTGATCCAGTAGAAATTGACGGCACGACTGTGAGTAGAGCGAGCCTTTCTAACGTAAGCCAGATTAAAAAGCTGAAGCTTGGAATCGGCGATGAGATCGAGGTCATTAAGGCTAATCAAATTATCCCGATGGTTGTTCGTAACCTTACTCAGAGTGACACGTATTCAATTCCGGCACACTGTCCGGTCTGCGGGGAAGCTGCTAGAGCTGTATCAAGTAACGAAGCTCAGCGTCTTGAGTGCAGTAACGATAATTGTCCCGCGGTTTTGGTAGACAGGATTTCAAACTTCGTGTCTAGGCAAGGGATGAATATTGATGGTTTATCTACGGAGCGCATCAAGCTTTTTGTCAATAACGGATGGTTGAAGAATCTTGCCGATATCTACCGGCTTGATAGATATAGTAGTGATATAAAGCAGCTCGACGGGCTTGGTGACGCCAGCGTGGACAAGCTGCTGGCCGCGATAGAAAAAAGCAAGACTTGCGCGGCAGAAAACTTCATTGTTGCAATAGGAATTCCTGGTGTTGGGAAATCTTCTGCGCCGGTTATAGCCGAGGCAATCTTTGAAGCAATGGATGAACGCTCGTTTGCTGAAACGTTGTGTGACATGGCGGATGCTGATATGGATTGGAGCAATCTCAATGGGGTTGGCGTAAAAACCAGTGATGGAATTAACGACTATGTTAAAAGACATTCTGCTGAGATCGCGTTGTTGAATCGTTATTTAGCTATTACTGTTAGGGAAAACAAGAAGAACGCAGGAATGACGGTTTGCGTGACCGGCAAGCTGAAGATGTTTAAGTCAAGAAAAGAGTTCGAGGAGGTTGCAAAAGGTGCGGGCTGGAGCGTGTCGTCAAGTGTGACAAAAGACACGACTTGTCTGGTTTGCAACGATCCGCAGGGCGGAAGCTCGAAACTCAAGAAAGCTGTTAGTATGGGAATCCCGATTCTTTCAGAAGAAGGATTTTTAAATAGCTATATCGTGAGGTGATTGTTATGGGCAGAAAAGTTTTCAAGACAGGTGATATTGTGTACTGGTGTAAGAAAGAAGGCTACGAGTATAGTGTTGGTTTTGGAAGAGTTGACGAGCACCTTGGTGGTGTTGTGTATATTAACTACCTAGTACTTGACGACAGGCGCACAGTGTCGTCAGCCTACTTCAAAGATGTACCGGTAAAGGAATTCCAGTCTGAGACGTCATTTCACAAACTCCCAAAAGGTTGGTCTTATGATACAGAATTGTATCAGCTTGGCGACTATGCCTTTAGTAAAGAAGAAAGAAAAGAAATTGAGGCACTTAAAATAAGCGATAAAAACAAGGTTAGGGACTTATATGATCGCGGAATCTTAGTTAAAAAACAAATGAACCGTGGCGTAATTGATGTAGAGATTACCACAAATGGTTACAGAATCGTGAAGCGGTTTTACGACAATTACCCTACCCGTATTAGTCTCTTGTCCCCTAATGTATACGATTCTTACGAAGAGGCAAAAAGGGAAGTAGATAAATACGTTCAAGAGTTTATTAGGCAGTCGGAGCTTTCAGACTACGAATGGTCGATCGAGCAGATTGATAAAAGCATTTCTACATGGGCTGGTATATACGGCAGGACGGATCGTGAAATCGCAGAGTGTAGGGAATTTCTGCTTATGCTAGAAAGAGTTGAAGATATTGAGACTCGTGTTATAGATAGATCAGTACAGTGGAAGTACATAGATAGAAAAAGATGGAGTACTGTCCCATGCACAGAAGTACAAAAGGAAGGGAGTTTAGGATGACGATTGACGAAGTGGCGGCTGCGGCTAAGGAAGCTGGTTTGAGTTATGGTCAGTGGGTAGCACAGAATCGCCCAAACGAACAAGTACATAGAAAGCGAAAGAGCAAGGCGAGAGATCGCCGCATTAAAATTGATATTGATGAAGTGGCGTCTTTGTATTTGGATGGGATGAGTCCTAGTGATATCGCAAGAAAGATCAAGGTGACGCCGTCTGCAGTATACGTTGTTATTAAAACTCTTGGATTAAAAAGGTTGGAGGCGGTGGAATAATGCCGGAGAATATTTTGGATACTAGTCCTTGTAGATTGTGTGATAGGGACTGGAAGTGTACTCGCCAGTGTCCTGACTGGCAAGCATGGGTCGCCTGCACATGGCGACAGGTAACAGATAGATTTAAGGAAAAGCCCGATACTTTACGCAAAGACACGGAAGAAAAGTAACGATTAAGTGCTCTCTTCTACCCGTGTGTTAGCGGAACCTAACATCGGGTAGAAGGAGGTTTCATGGAATACGATAAGCCGCGACTAGGCGACATATATCTAATGAGTTTCAGTGGGGTTGGCAGTGAACAGAAAGGCGTCAGGCCGGGAATCATTTTCCAAAACGATATTGGAAATGACAGAAGCCCGAACGTCATAGCGCTGCCGCTCACGACCAGAATTAAGAATCTAACTCAACCCACACATGTGCTTCTGCCAGCGGAGAAATACAACCTGCTGGCGGATAGCCTTGTCCTATGTGAGAATCCGCAGAGGATGTCAAAGTCAAGACTGCTGAAATATCTAGGTGCTCTAGAAGAGGAGGATATTAAGAGCATAGCTATTGGAAACATCCTATCCTCCTCGGCTATTGCCCTTCTTTCAGAGGAGGAACTCCTGGACGTATGGAGGGAGTCAAAGAGGATTCAAGGACTGTGATTTTAAGTGGCTGCTCCGTCGCGAAACTCGTCAGACGAGTTTCGCGAAAAGGGGTAGACATTTGAAAAATAAAGCTATATAATATAATCACGCTGAGCGGTTAAAAAATATAAGGTTATTTTGCAACGCAGCCAGCGCAAAAAATGAGATGAGGTGAAATATGGAAAAAGAAAATCACGCAACGTTGAACATCTATCAGAAGCTCGCGGCGGTGCAGAAAGCTGTAGATGTCGTCAAGAAAGACAAGAAGGGGTATGGTTACAGCTACACCTCTGATGTGGAATTGCTGCCGAAGATTAACAGCGCTGTTGCGGAGTATGGCTTGACACTGGTTCCTGGGATTGTTCAAGGGACAGCAGATGTACGGCCTTTCAGCTATGAGAAAACGAAGGGCGGTAAGACGGAAACAGTAAATGAGTTCTTGGTCTCTGCTGATATGGTTTACACCTGGGTCAATAACGACAATCCCGAAGAGAAGATCGTTGTGCCTTGGACGATGACTGGCAATCAAGCAGATAGCAGCCAGGCGTTTGGTTCGGCTCTTACCTACAGTAACAGATATTTCCTGCTGAAATACTTTCAGTGTGCTACTACTACCGACGATCCGGACTTCATTCGCTCGAAGCAAAAAGAAGAGAAGTCTAAGAACGAACTCGCATCTATCATTGAGGAAATTGACGCAATCGCTAACGACATCGCGGCGAAAGATCCTAGCAAGAGAGAAAAGATTAGAGAGTTGGTTACAAAGCACGTAGATAAGCGTGACGAAAATGGGAGGCTGATTCCCACTGGAGACTACAAACAAATTAAAAAGAAGGCAAGAGCGACTGCTCTGCTGAGAGATTTGAATAAACTACATACGGAGGAATAATACATGGGTTTTCATACTGGCGCGTATGCAACAATTTGGTCTGTCGAAGACAAAGGTAATTATACAAAGGTAAATCTGTCTGTCAGCCAGAAGAATAAGAACACTGGCGAGTACGAGACTAAGTTTAGTGACTTCGTAAACTTTGTTGGTGCGGCGCACGCTAATGCAAAGGAACTAAAGCCGAGAGACAGAATTCGCATCGGCGACATGGACGCAACCAATAGCTATAACAAGGAGACGAACAAGCGGTACTACAATTTTGCTGTGTTCTCCTTTGAGTCCGTAGATAACTCCAGAGGCAACTCTGATAATGGCGCAATTTCGGCAAATCAGCCTACCGTAACAGATGACGACCCCTTTTGAGGTCGTCTCTGACCCCGAATATGAAAGAGCAATTTCAGCTATGCTGTGGAGTTATTCTAGACTGTCTTCGTTTGATGACTGCAAGTATGGCTGGTTTGTTCGGTACATAGCGTACAACAAAGAATTAGACCAGGGTTACAGGAAGGTTATGGAGTGGATGAAGAAAAGACTCGACGACGAGACTTACCAAAAGGTTCTTGAGCACACAGCGGTAAGAATCAAACCGGAGCCACACTTTTTTTCCACGTATGGCAGATTTATGCACCATGTGCTGGAGCAGTATTTGTCACAGGCGTTAAAGAAGGAAGAGCTTGTACCGTATTTCCTGGATCACTATGACGAGGAGGTCGTTGGTAAACCACCGAGCAAAAAGGTCGAGGATAATTTCTTCAATAATTCACTTTTGTATTTGGAGAACATTGACTTCCCATACGATATCAAAGATATTGTCGCTGTTGAAAAAGAAGTCCACTTCATGATTGGTCCGTACAACTTTGTTGGTTTTATAGATGTATTGGCCGAAGAGAACGGATTACATATAGCCGACCACAAATCACACGGATTGAGATTCAGAAGCAACAGAAAGTTCCAGACAGAATATGACAAGGAACTAGACAGGTACTACAGACAGCCTTATATTTACTCAATCCCCATCAAAGAAGAATATGGGAAATGGCCTGCGACTTTGGATTTCAATTGTTACCGACATGGGCGGTTTATCGCAGAAGCATTTGACGAAGAACGGCTTGAGCAGGTGAAACAGTGGGTATTGGATCGAATTGAAGAGATCAAAAAAGAGAGAGGGTTCGAGCCAGATCCTGAGTTTTTCAGATGTACATATATTTGTGACACTGCTGAGAGCTGTCCGTTTAGAGCTAAGAATAATAGGAGATATAAGAGTGCCTGAATATATCGAGAGAGAATCTCTTTTAGCATACATAAAGGATCTGCCGACATGGTGGGAAGATGGCGGCGGTGTGTACGGGCCACCAATGAAATACCCGGAAGGAAACTTTGATCCTGAAGATGTGATTAGTGCTATAGAAAATGCCCCAGCGGCGAATGTTTCTTCTGCGCACTTTCAAGAGTGGCGACTAAGACCAACCGCCTTTTATATGGATACAATGTCTGAGGAAAGAGAGCTTTCTGTGTCCATCACGGCAGTGTGTTCTGGGTGCGGGGAAAGGCATCCAAATAATGCAGTAGTATGGTCGCGCAGACTATATGCGCCGGATGGGGAAGAGTATACGTATGAATGGGATTTAGAAGCAGAAAAGCAAAAAGCTTTAGAAAAGTTTTTAGAAAACCTCAAGCTGTATACATTCGCAAGATATTGCCCAAATTGCGGAGCGAGGATGAACGTAGAGAGTACGGATGCAACAATGGAGTAAAGGAGTGTGGTAGATGGTGAGAACGAAATGCTAATTGAAAAGGAAAAATTACAAAAGGCAAAAGAGAAGATCGGAGACAGAACTCCATTCTTGATTGCTGAAACACTTGACCTTAAATTGTTTGATCCGTCTAACTTGAAATCATTATGCCCGGTGCATCAAGAAGACACTCCGAGCTTTATCTATAATCCGAAAGCCTATGGTTTTCACTGCTTTGGATGCGGTTGCAATATTGATATTATTGACGCCTATGTGATGTCTGGCGATACATATCTTGAAGCGGCAGAGAAAACTTTTGAAGAAGCTGGGATGGCATATAGCTTTGGAGAGAAAGGCATCAAGACTCATAGGGGGTATCGCTATCCTCAGCAGACTCCGTTAAGAGATCGGTCAATCGTAAACCAGTACATGGCTACGAGAAAGATTAGTGAGAAGACGCTAGACCATTGTGATGTGCGAGAAGATGAACATGGTAATGCTGTGTTCAACTACTACGACACAAACGACGTGCTGACGATGGTGAAATACCGACCGGCCAGAAAAATCGACAAGTCAAAAGGTGAGGCTAAGAACTGGTGTCAGAAAGGAGCGGACACTCGTCCGCTCCTTTTTAATATGAACAGGGTAAACATAAGTCAACCGTTATTGATAACTGAAGGTGAATGCTTCCCTGGCGACGCAGAAATTTTAACGCCTGATGGATGGGTTCGATTTGATGAATATCACGGGCAGGACGTGTATTCGGTGTGTGCGGATGACCTATTTGTTGGTACTTGGTCGAAACTGCGTGGCAAATTTGTAAGACCGGTTGCAATTATCAACGAGCACTACGAAGGGTTCCTATCCTTCATTGCTGCGGATAACTATGTGTCGTGTGTAACTGAAGGTCACAATATTGTAACTTATAATGCTCTTGGTTTCCTAGAGAAGACGAAGGCGAGGAAATTGTCAGATGGTTGGTATAAATCGGCTCCAATTACAACGAGTTATTCGGGCGATGGGTTTTTTCTCACTACGGATGAAGTCGAACTATCAATTGCTATATCGGAGAACTGTAGTTATGACAAGAGCACTGGTGAGTACACACTCTTAACGACAGAAAAGAGAAAACGGCGTAGGTTGCGGCGGCTTCTCAAGAAGCTATCCGTTAGTTACGTTGAGACGCCAGTTTCTGATTATGGTTTTAAATTGCTGTTCAAGATCCCGTCACACGTTCACATAGAACCCGTCTCTTATTCGTGGATCAGCACCACGTCTGAAATACAAAAGCTCGTGATTCTTCGGCGATTTCAGAAATGGACTGCAGGCTATGCCTGCAAACTGGATAACGCTAATGTGATGCAGACGATTGCTCACACAAGCGGACAGCAATGCTCTGTTAAATACCAGTTGTCTACATTGGACGGGAGCTATCGTGTGTCAATCACAGGTAAGAAAAAAGCGGATTTAAACAATATTACATATGACGCGCAGTATTACAGCGGTCCAGTTTATTGCGTGGCGGTTCCAAGTGGAATGATCTTGGTGAGGCAATACGGGACAATCTTTGTTACAGGCAACTGCGACGCAATGGCTGCTATCGAGTCCGGATATACAAACGCGGTGAGCGTTCCTTTAGGTTCTCAAAATCACCACTGGATTGAGGAGAATATGGATTGGCTAGACCAGTTTTCCGAAATTATTATCTGCTCTGACAATGATAAAGCTGGTTATCAAATGGCAAAAGATGTGTGCCCTAGACTTGGTTCCTGGAGGACAAAGGTGGTAGACATCCCGCCAATAGATGAAGCAACTGGTAGGCACATTAAGGATTTAAATGAGTTGCTTTATTACAAGGGAAAAGAAGCGGTGATGAACGCAATCCTTAGTGCGAAGGAATCTCCGATTGACAGTGTGATGGATCTTAGTGACGTCGAGGACGTTAATATCAGTGACTTGGACGGGATTTATTTTGGTATTGAAAGCCTTGACAGGGAACTGTTTAAACTGTTCTTCGGGACGTTAACGCTCGTGACCGGCACGCCAGGTTCCGGCAAGACCAGCTTCTTGTACCAGCTTATCTGTAATGCGCTTGAGCAAAACAGAGGCGCATGGATCTTTTCAAGAGAGCTGCCGGACTTCATGAGTAAGGCGTGGATGAATTACTTGCTTGCAGGGCCGAGGAATGTTGAAGAACACACCGGTAAGAACGGCGCGATCTACTGGGTTGCTTCGAGAGAAGCGAAAGAAAGAATCAACGATTGTTATAGAGGCCAGTGGTTTGTGTATAAGAATGAATGGCCGAATGATATTGAGTCAATCCAGGAATCTATGGAAGCCTCAGCTAGAAAGTATGGCAGTAAGTTGTTCCTGCTGGACAATCTGATGACTATAGACCTACATTCATCTGATGAGAACAAGTATGACAAGCAGACCGAGCTGGTCAACTGGCTGATTCAGTTTGCATCGAAGTTTAATGTGTGTGTAATTCTAGTTGCACATCCAAGAAAGATTCCAAGCGGAACAACACCGGGAGCGGTTGCGCTGTATGACATTGGTGGCACATCGAACCTTCCAAATCTCGCGCATCGGACGTTGTCTCTACGGAGGGTGCGGCAGGACGAAAAAGAGCAAGGGACATCAAAGTTCTCGCAGTATTCCTGCGTTGTGTCTGTAACAAAAGATCGTATGCGAGGAAGGGCTGGTTTTGAACTCGGCTTATACTACGATGAAGCGTGTCGGAGGTTCTTCACGAACTATGAAGAGTACGACCGTAGATATAAATGGGATGACAAGATTTACACTACCCGCGTTCCATGTGCTCCATTGGACGCGGAGTCGGAAGTGTATGGTGTGATACAGGGAGGAGGCTGATGGTTGGACAATTATGTTGCGTATCATGTTCACAGCGACTATTCGCTGTTGGACTCGACGACAGATTTTAACCTCTACATAGAAAAGGCAAAGCAGCTCGGACAAAAAGCTATTTGTTTTACCGAGCATGGCAACACCCGTGGGTGGGTTGCTAAAAAGATGGCCTGCGATGAAGCGGGAATTAAATACCTACATGGCGTGGAAATTTATTTGACGGAATCTCTACATGAGAAAGTGAGAGATAACTATCATACGATTCTGATAGCGAAGAACCGACAAGGGTTTTTGGAACTTAATAAGTTGCTTAGTATGTCAACGGATGAAGAACATAAATACTACGTCGGGCGACTTTCGTTTGATGAGTTTCTGAATATCTCTCCGAATATTATCAAAACGTCCGCTTGTTTGGCTTCACCACTAAACAAGCTGGACGTAAGCCATCCGTACTACGAGAAGCTCGTAAAGAAGTACGACTATCTTGAGATTCAACCGAATGACTGCGAGGATCAGATTGTCTACAACAGGCATCTGGCGGCGCTATCCCAGAGGTATGGTATTCCTTTGATTGCAGCGACAGATACACATAGTATCAATCAATACTACGCTGAGTGCCGGTCATTACTTGCTTATGCAAAGAGCAAGCATTATGACACGGAAGATGATTTTGACCTGACGTATAAGTCGCGTGAGGAATTGGAAGAAGCATTTAGAAAGCAGGACGCTATCCCAGAAGAAGCATGGCAGGCCGCGATAGACAATACAGTCTTGATGGCAAATCAGGTTGAGGAGTTTGAATTAGATACTTCTTTGAAATACCCAATCCTTTATGGGTCTGCAGAAGAAGATAGAGAAAAATTTATCCAGAATATTAACGAAAAGCTAGAAGCAAAGTTAGAGGCCGGAATCATCCCAAGAGAGCAAGAGCAAGCGTTCCGAGACGCAATTAAAGAAGAGGTTAGAGTCTTCACAAAACTTGGGATGTGCGGGTTCATGCAATCTATGAGTGAGATTCTTACATGGTGTCATGAAAATGGGATTATAACAGGTCCTGGTCGTGGCAGTGTGGCTGGGTCAAGAGTCGCTTATATAACAGACATCACAGATGTTAATTCAGAAACATGGCACACAGTGTTTAGTCGCTTTTGCAATGAGGATCGAATTGAAGTGGGGGATATCGACACAGACGTTATTGAAGACGACCGGCCCAAAATCTTCAACTACATTATAGAACGGTTCGGGCAACAAAAGACTGCTTTCGTTCCATCTTGCGGCACATTAAAAGACCTGGCGACTATCGAAGAGATTGTGCGCGGGTTTAGACATAAATGGGCAGAGCAACATCCAGAAGCAGACAAAGGCGAGAATCCATACCAAGTAAGTTTGGTAGCAAAGATTAAAGCAGATTATGGGAAAGACGCAGAGGCGTGTAAGCAAAAATATAAGGAAGTCTTTTATTATTTTGATGGTTTCCTGAACACAAGAGTATCTCAATCTGTACACCCGGCTGGTATCGTGATTAGCCCGGTTACGCTGGATGACAATTACGGTGTCTTTCACCACAAGGATAGCGGCGTCGTTCTACAAATTGACATGGAAGAAATCCATGAAGTGTCTCTTGTTAAGTATGACATGCTCGTTCTGAACACACTACAGATCATCCGTGATGCCTGTAAGCTGGCGAACATCCCCTACCCAAAGTCGCACGAAATTGATTGGGATGACCAAAAGGTCTGGGAAGACATGATGGTTTCCAATATCGGCATCTTTCAGATGGAATCTCCTTTTGCAGGAAAGATGCTAAAGGACTTCAACACGAAGTCAATCTTTGATATGTCGTTGGTGACTGCGTGTATTCGCCCGTCTGGCGCGTCGTATAGAAATGATTTGATAAGTAGAGTTCCACATCATAACCCGTCGCCAATGATTGACGAGTTGCTTGCGGACAATAATGGATTAGAGATAGTCCCGGTGCATAGTAATATGCGCTTGCAAACCCATTGAATTGCTGGAAACCCCTTAGAGCTATATTCGCCACAACGTAATTTTGAAACAAAGATAAGCGTGATGGTTTGAAAAGAATGTAGATTGGGCAATCAGCAGCCAAGTCTCGAACAGAGAAAGGTTCAACGACTATTGCGTATGCAAGTAGGACCGCAAGCGATCGGCGGTTCGAAGCGGTGGGCATCCGGATAAAACGGATGAAGATATAGTCTACGCTCTATCGAAATGGTAGAGGATAGTTTAGCGAACTAAGTGCTATGTAAATAAATTATGAAGGAGGTGAATGTATGTATCAATTAAAAGGGCAACAGTTTGGAAGACTGTTGATAGTCGATAGAGCTGGTAGCGATAAGGCAAAAAACGCAACGTGGCGTTGCCGATGCGACTGTGGCAAAGAAAAGGTAGTGTCAAGCCGTGACCTAATTACCGGAGACACTCGTTCATGCGGGTGTCTTCAAAGAGAGCTAGTTAGAGAAAGAATGACGACACATAAAGCGTCGAAAACAAGACTGTATCGTGTGTGGGCTGGTATTAAAAACCGTTGTTACAATAAGAATTCTGAAAACTATAAGTATTATGGCGGGAAAGGCATTTCGGTATGCGAAGAATGGCGAAACGATTTTACGGCGTTTTCAGAGTGGGCAATCGAGAATGGATATAACGAGTACGCGGCCCCACAAGAATGTACAATTGACAGGATAGATAACTCAAAAGATTACTGCCCGTCGAATTGTAGGTGGTCTAACCATACATCACAATGCAATAACCAATCAAGCAATAAACTGTTTACTTACAACGGCGAAACATTAACCATGGCAGAATGGGCCAGAAGAACGGGAATAAAATACACGACGTTAAGAGCTAGAATCCGTCGAGGCATCCCGTTCGAAGATGCGATTAAGATGAAAGAGATACATAGCACATAATAAAACGGATCTAATTTATCAGGAAGACACGATTAAATTCCTGCAACAAATCTGCGGGTTGTCTGGTTCTGAAAGTGACAATATCCGCCGAGCCATTGGTAGAAAGGACAAAGATAGATTAGACGCTGCGCTTCCAAAAATTCTTGACGGGTATTGTAGTAAGTCAGATAAGCCACGAGAAGTGGCCGAAGAAGAAGCAAAAGAATTCCTTCAGATACTAGAGGACAGTGCATCATATCAGTTTGGCTATAATCACTCTATCAGCTACTGCTTGGTTGGCTTTTTGTGTGCGTGGTTACGCTGTTACCATCCGTATGAATTCGTAACAAGTTATCTGAACAATCCTGCGAAGGATGAGGATATCAGAAACGGCACTAAGCTCGCGCAAATATACGGATTAAAGATTACGCCTCCGATGTTCGGCGCATCATCTGACCAGTACATGTTTGACCCGGATAGAAAGATTGTGTCTAAGGGCATCAGCTCTGTAAAGTATCTTAACAAAGTTGTGCCGCAGCAACTCTATGCCATGTATCACCAGAAGAAACCGGAGTCATTTATGGAGACACTTCTTAGAATTCGGTCAGAGACGTCGTGCAATGAGCGGCAGCTACTAAATCTAATTCGGATAGGCTTCTTTTCTGAGTATGGCAACACCCGTGAGTTGCAAAGAATATACGACATCTTCAAGTTCTTTAATGATGGCACGGCCAAATCTATTAAGAAGACAAAGCTTAAAGAAGGGCCGATGTGTGAAATAGTAAAGCGACACGCGACAGACGTTGGCGTGAAAGGCAATGAGCTAAAGTCTTATACGATCACAGATATGCCCGGCTTATTGGAGGAATGTGAGCGCAATGTTCTAAGTCTTGGTATTGAAGAGGCTGATGTGAGGAGTAGGATCATGGATCAGCTTGGACTAATGGGATACATAGACATCACGACCAATGATCCGCAAGACAGAAGAAAGTTGCTCGTCCTCGAGACGTTTGAACTAAATGGAGCTAACGGAGTGTGGGGTGTTGCCACTACAGTGCGGTCTATCGGTACTGGTAACGAGGCAAGACTCACGGTTCGTAAGTCTATTTTTGATAAGAAACCTTTCGCTCAATACAATATCCTGTTCGGTATAGGTCTGTACAAGAACAAGAAAGGGTATTGGTATTTGAACGACTACAAAGTATTGGAGTGATGCAACTGCAGAAAAGTTTTTGAACAACAGAAGCCCGCCTTGTTGGCGAAAGCAATCATTACAACAGGAGTTTTTACAAGATGAATGATGTACATAAGAAATGTAATGTGTGTGGTCGTGAACTAAAAGAGTTTAGCCTGGGCAACTACTTTGATATCGACCTTGGAGAGGTTGGATATGGAAGTGTCTATGATGGGCTGCGGTTTTCTTGCACTTTATGTTACGACTGCTTTGATAAAATTGTAAACCGTATTGATTTTGCGGTTAACCCATTCACGGAGGAAGAATGATCAAGAAATACAAGTACAATATTGAAGAATTCAAACTGATTACGTGCATGGCGGATTTTTTCAAAGGTGTGGAGGGTTTGTCTTACGATATGAACCGACTTCACGCCTCGCCGCTGGACGTTTATATGAGTGAAAGTAATTGCTATAAGCTCCTGCTGTATATGCAGAACAGAGTTGACAGATATAGCCCACAAAAGAAGAACTGGGACGCAAAATGTCAATATGATTGGATTGAAAGATCCCCAATGGTCAGCAACAAGGATGTTCCAGACGACGAAGTGTGGCTGGTTTTGAGTGATTTGACTGAGGAGGGGATGGCATGAAGAGTCAAAGCCCCTTGGTTGTCCTGATTTCAGGGAAAGCTGGTTCTGGTAAGGATACATTTGCTGGAATGCTGACGGATGAGCTTGAACAGGCGTATGGGAAGAAGGTTTGCACAACTCATTATGCCGATTCTTTAAAATATATTCTCCGCAGTTACTTCAGTTGGGATAGCAAGAAGGATTCTTGCGGCAGAGAGCTTCTTCAAGTGACAGGGGATACATTTAGAGCAAACAATGAGGATTTTTTTGTGAACTTTGTGGTAGATACCCTACATTCCATCGGGTATCTGTGGGATATCGTGCTGATTCCCGACGCGCGGTTCAAAAATGAGGTAGAAAAAGTGAAAGCGGCGTTCAAAACCGTGACCGTGCGTGTTGAGAGAATGGACTGCGGTGATGAAACGGCGTTTTGGCGTAGGCATAAATCAGAAAATGAGCTTGACGACTATGATTTTGACTATGTGGTTGAAAATTTGACGCTTGAAAGCCTAAGATCTGAAGCGGATTGGGTCGCAAGTGAGATTATGGAAGGTTGTGGTTGATTATCGAGCTATTTGTAATCAAAAGAGACGGTCGGTTAGAGAAATTTTCCCCTAAAAAGATAGAAGATGCGGTGAAGAAGGCGTTTGTAAGCGTCGATGGGGAAGAAAATGGGCAGTGTGCAGCTGTTGCAAAGGAAATTGCGGTCGCCGTGACTGCTGAGATGAAGAAAAGCAAGTCTGTTGAGGAAATTCAAGATATTGTTGAAGCCAAACTTATGGAATCTGACAGAAAAGATGTGGCAAAAGCGTACATCCTGTATAGAAATGAGCGGACGAAAGCTAGAGAGCGTGGTAGCGACCTAATTAAAGCCGTATCTGAGAAGCTTATGGCAAGTAACGTGCAGAACCAGAACGCAAATGTTGACGAAAGATCATTTGGCGGACGCATGGGCGAGGCAAATGCTGTCGTTATGAAGCAATACGCGCTGGATTATTGCATGTCTGAGATGGCGAGAAATAATCATTTGAACAACGAGATCTATATCCATGACCTATCAAGCTATGCGGTGGGTAGTCACAACTGTCTCACAATTCCTTTTGATAAATTACTGGAAAATGGATTTGATACAAGGCAAACCGATATTCGTTCTGCTGGTTCTGTGGGGACGGCATTCCAGTTAGTTGCTGTCATCTTCCAGCTGCAGAGTCTCCAGCAGTATGGTGGTGTCTCTGCGAGCCATATCGACTGGACAATGGTTCCATATGTAAGAAAGAGTTTTTGGAAACACTACAGGGATGGGCTTGAATGGTTGTGCGATGATACTAATTCAAAGATCTTCTCTATGAAAGACTCGGATAAAGATAGGAGTATTGACGATCCGTTCTGGAAGAAAAACGACAAGGTATATCGGTATGCTTTGAAGATGACGGAACGTGAAACCATGCAAGCGGCTGAAGGCATGTACCATAACCTCAATACGCTGCAATCAAGAAGTGGAAACCAGTTAAGATAAGTGGCTGGCTTTATAGAAATATATTGAAACAATAAAGGGCAATATCGGCGGAGCCTAATAAATCACAAATCATTTTTATATCATCGCTGTATGTCGCAGAAAAGAGGTGAAAAATATGCCGAAACACATAACAAAGGAAATGAAGGAAACACTAGTCAGCTACTATAAAAGCAAACCAATGACGCTTGATCGTCTTGTGGAAGTATTCAACATCAGTATGCCGTCCGTAATAAAGGTGTTAAATGAATATCACGTTAAGAGATACTCAAAGGTGCGTTTGTTTTCGCCTGATTTAAAGGAAAGCTATTTCGAAACGATTGACACAGAATGCAAAGCGTACTTCTTGGGACTGATTATAACCGACGGCTGCATCCATAGCGCAAAAGGCAGGCAACCGTTAGTCTCACTGACGCTCCAAAAGTCAGACGCTTATTTACTAGAGAAGCTAAAAGAAGAACTTAACTCGAATAAAAGAGTGACAGGAGATGGGCGAGGCTGTTGTTCATTAAGCATACTGTCAAGTAAGATGGTGGCTGATTTGAAGCAGTATGGTGTCGTGCCGAACAAATCTCTCTCTGTTGCGTTTCCCAAGAATATCCCGAAACAGTTTTACAGACATTTTATCAGAGGGGTGCTGGACGGGGACGGCTCTGTGTCGTATTACTCAAGAGCGGCGCAGGGAAGAAAGTCCCACACGAAAGCGGTTCGTTTTTGTAAGGGGAGCAGACAATTCCTAGAAGACTTGGTTGAATTCCTGTTTGTTAACGTTGGGATTAAAAGGGTGAGCCTTTACAGAGAAAAAGATAACCTATGGTCGATAGCGTATAGGGAAAACTACAGCATGTTGAAGCTGATAGATTATATGTATAATGACGCGCATGTGTATATGGAAAGAAAAAAGCGTCTTTGTGATTTAGTGTATGCAGAAGCGTACAAATATGGTAGCGCCGAGATAACCAAAGGAAATAAAGATCCTATGGTATCGTAACGCATAGCGGTTGAACCTCGTATAGAGAATATAATACCGCCAAGAGTGTCCACATCTTAACGGGTGTAGCCGAAGATGAATACGTATGCTGAACCGCCACCAAATGATGGTGGGTAAAAGGGCGAAAGCTCCGGAGATAAAAGATAAAAAACTTTTATGATAACAAATTTGACCTTTCACTTCATTGAATTATGGGACTTGTACACTCCCAGAGGGCAGGATGGTAATTAAAGCACTTCTAGAGAACTCTATTAACGGGACGGGGAAACTACACAAGACCCCCATCTTTCCTTGCGGAATCTTTCAGTGTAAGCAAGGCGTTAATAGAAAACCTGGAGATCCAAACTATGATTTGTTTCAATTATCATTGAAGTCTACCGCGCAAAGGTTGTACCCGAACTATGCGAATGTAGACTGGTCAGGTAACGATGGATATGACAAGGGTAATCCTTGCACATACTTTAGCACCATGGGATGCCGTACTGCAAATGGGTTTGATATCAACGGCCTCGGCCAACTGAAAGACGGAAGAGGTAACATCTGCCCGGTCACGATTATTCTGCCAACTATTGCTATGGAGGCGGTGAAGAAAGTCGAGGAGGATAATAGATTCACTTCTCTAGCGATTATTGACAAGGTAAATTGCGACGATGTAATGCTATATGATTGCGTGAGAGAATTTATGGACTTACTCGATAAGAAGATTCATGAAGCTAAAGATATGCTGCTTGAGCGATTTGAGTTGGTTTGTTCCCAACCGCCAGAGTCTGCAAAGTTTATGTATGATAACAGAATTATGGAGGGATATATCCCTGAAGAAGGTATTCAATCTGCCCTAAAACATGGGACTTTAGCAGTCGGACAGTTAGGATTAGCGGAAGCTTTGCAAATTCTTATCGGGTGTAATCATACAACGCCGCAAGGTATGGCTTTGGCAAAGCGCATTGAGGCTTTATTTAAAAAGAGATGCGCAGAATTTAAAGAAAAATATAAATTGAACTTTGGTGTATATTTTACCCCTGCGGAAAATCTTTGTTACACGGCTATGAAAAAATTCAAAGAAAAATACGGCGAAATTCCGAACGTGTCGGATAAAAAATTCTTTACTAATTCGATGCATATCCCCGTGTGGGAGGAAATGACCCCTTACGAAAAGATTGACCTTGAAGCCCAGTTGACTGGGTATTCAAGCGCTGGATGTATTACATATATCGAGCTGGATTCAACAGTGAAAAACAATCTGGAAGCGCTAGAGGACATTATCAACTACGCAATGGATAAGGACATTCCTTATTTTGCGGTGAATGTCCCAAACGACACCTGTATGGACTGCGGTTATACAGATGAGATCTCAGATGTTTGTCCCATGTGTGGCGGCAGTAAGATTCAGAGGTTGAGAAGAGTGACTGGATATCTCACGGGCGATTACACGGCAGCATTTAACGAAGGCAAACAGCAAGAGGTTTCTATGAGAACAAAACATAGCGGGGTGATCCTGTAATGAGGTATGCGCAGATTGTTCCGTTTGAAGTATGTAACGGCAAATGCGCAGGTGTCTCCGTCTTTGTGCAAGGATGTTCGTTCCACTGCCCAGGGTGCTTTAACCCTGGGGCGTGGGCGTTCAGCGGGGGTAAAGAATTCACGGCTGAGATAAAAGATAAACTCTTAACGCTTGCGAACAAACCTTACATAAAGAGAGTTTCAATCCTCGGAGGCGAGCCGCTTGCGTATGAAAATTTGCGAGACGTTTTGAAGCTAGTGAGAGAGTTAAAAAACGAGATCCCGGAAAAGACAATTTGGATTTATACGGGATACACTATGGAAGAAATCCTTAATCCAGACCTAAGCATCTGTACTAGGAAGGCAAACGAAAGCCACCTCTTGAGAAAAGATGTGATCGGAAACTGTGATGTGGTAGTAGACGGGAGGTTTGAGATCGACAAGCGAGATGTCACCCTCCAGTTCCGAGGCAGCAGTAACCAGATTGTTTGGAAGAAGCAAGATGGTGTATGGGTTAAATGGATTACAGACTAGAAAGAGAGGTACGAATTGATCGGATGTAAAGGCTATTTTGAAAAGGTTCCCTTCGAGACCTTCAGAACAGACTGTGCAAAAATTCCAGAGATGCAGAGCCTTTGTGAGGATGACGCAGCCCTCAATCGAAGAATTCAAGGTTCTTATGATGAGTTCAGATTGCCAGCAAGGGCAACGCCTGGTTCCGCCGGGTACGATTTCTTCATCCCGTTTGACGTAACGATTCAACCAGGCGGTTCGGCCACGATCCCCACTGGTGTGAGAATTGTCATGCCGGAATCGGCTGTGCTCCTGCTTGTCCCTAGAAGTGGTAGTGGCTTTAAGTACGGCGTAAGCCTAGCCAATACAGTCGGTGTCATTGATAGCGACTACTATAACCCTAGCACTAGAAGCGAAGGACATATTATGATTAAGCTGTTTAACCACGACCACCACGAAGCAGTCACTTTCCATTTTAATGACGGCTTTGCACAAGGAATCATTGTCCCGTATTCTACTCTCCCGGAGTATGATAACGAAAATGTGGAGTTGTATGGTGTCGAAGAAAGAACCGGCGGGTTCGGAAGTACAAGCAAAGAAGGTAGCCGATGGAAAAAGAAAAGAAGTACACCTCAGAAGACCTAAAGGAAATGCGGGCGTGGCCGCTGGAACGGAAAATCCAGGTCACGCAGACCCGCATCATCGAATGGTATCAACACTATGACGGCAAGGTGTACGTGTCGTTCTCCGGCGGCAAGGACTCCACCGTGCTGCTGGATATGGCACGGAGGATTTACCCTGACATCGAGGCAGTGTTTATCGACACTGGCTTGGAGTACCCGGAGATTAGGGAATTTGTCAAGACGTTTGATGGCGTCACTTGGCTAAAACCGAAAATGAATTTCCGCCAGGTAATCGAAAAATATGGGTACCCGCTAATCTCGAAAGAACAAGCAGCGTTTATCCAAGAATGCAGGACGACAAACAGTGAGAAGTTAAGAGCTATCCGGCTAAATGGGAATAAGTATGGCCGAGGGAAAATTTCTAAACGATGGGTTCCGTTAATCGCCGCGCCGTTTAAAATCTCGGATAAATGCTGCGATGTCATGAAAAAATCACCCGCAAAACAATTCGAGAAAAGAACGGGAAAGACAGCAATTATTGCGACAATGGCTACCGAGAGCGGACAACGAGCATCTAATTGGATGTTGTACGGGTGTAATGCTTTTGGCAAAAAAAAAGGCCAACGTCCCAGCCGATGAGCTTTTGGACAGAGCAGGATGTATTACTCTACCTCAAGCGGTTTAACGTCCCTTATGCCTCGGTCTATGGCGAGATTGTGGAAAATGATAAGGGCAGGTTACATACCACCGGTTGCGCTCGGACGGGCTGCGTCTTCTGCGCGTTCGGGGCGCATCTGGAAAAAGAACCAAACCGGTTCCAGCGGCTGAGGCAAACCCATCCGAGGCTGTGGGAATATTGCATGAAACCTTGGAGCGAGGGCGGACTCGGCATGAAAGAAGTGCTGGAGTCGATTGACGTGAAGATTGAATAAGAGAAAGGAGATTGCTTAGTAATGACAATCATTGAAAAAATGCTGCACGGCATCCCTCTCGACGAAGAAGAACTCTGCTACTTAGCACTTGGCTATGATGATAGATGTCACACAGAGCCTGGCAAGTACGAAGAGTTTGATGTGGTGGAAAGGGGAGAAGGCCGATCAGTTAAAGAAATGCAGACCATCATTAAAGCTGGTAATAGCCTTTGGTGCATCCCTTGGACGTGGGATCTTCTTGGATATCAAATGACTGGACAACCTTACAAGGTCGTTAAAAGTGTTCGCATTGGGACTGTCGTAAAGACGATTTACGACAAAACAGATAAATGATTTATAGAACCGCCGCCCGCACGGGCGGCGGTCAGAGAGGATGATTTATGGTTTACAAAGAAGCATGGAAAGCGCTTGAGGACGAAGGATTCCGCATTCAACGGAGTAAACCAAGGCGTGATAGATACGTTGACCACATGATTATCGACGAAAACAAATCTGTCAAGTGGAACAGAGAGCAGCTTGCGAAAAGAAACGAGGAATTGGAGGCCAAGTACGTCGCGGATATTCTAGACCGAGAAGCGCGGTATGCGCGCTGTGTTAGAGATGTATGCTATGCGATTCAAGATGAGGTCGGCAACAGAATGACGTATGATCAAGCAATGGCGGTCTGCAAGGCCGTAGAACTACCAAACGAGGCAGATGGCCCTTGGTGGCCTGGGACTCTCGCAGACGACATCCAGCCGTTTGTAGAGCTTGCAAAGGAGTTGTTGAACAATAAAGAATAAAGATTGGGTTGGGACACAGCAGTTCATCTTGTCTGGCAACAACAGAAAAGATGACGCAGCGACTAACGATTACTACGCCACAGAACCAAGAGCCGTGGAGATCTTGCTCGATCACGAAACCTTCTCTAAGGATGTATGGGAACCAGCTTGTGGTGAAGGCCATATATCGAAAGTCCTGCTTGAGAGAGGGTACGATGTACTAAGTACAGACCTGGTGTATAGAGGTTTTGGATTTAAAGCCCCTGTTGATTTTTTAAACGAGGACTTTACAGAGGCAGATGACATCGACATTATCACCAACCCCCCTTATAAGTACGCACGGGAATTTGTTGAGAAGTCTTTACAGTGTGTGGGCAATGGACACAAGGTTGCAATGTTTTTGAAGCTCACATTCTTGGAAGGAAAGGCTCGCAAGCAACTGTTCCAAAAGTATCCACCCAAAACAATATACGTGTTCTCATCGCGTGTATGCTGCGGCAAGAATGGTGTTTTTGACCGAAAGAATAATGCCGTTGCATACGCATGGTTTGTCTGGGAGAAAGGTTTCCAGGGCGACCCGATTGTACGATGGGTTAATTAACAATATACATACAACAAACGAAATGTGAGGTGTATAGCAACGAAAAGAGTATTTGATCTTATTGAAAAAGAACGGCAAAGACAAGAAGACCAGATCAACCTAATTGCGTCGGAGAACTTCTGCTCAGAAGATGTGATGAGAGCGGTTGGTTCCTGCCTTACTAACAAGTACGCCGAGGGGTATCCCGGCCACCGGTATTATGGTGGGTGTGAACTTGTGGACGAGCTTGAGCTTTACTGCCAAAAGAAATGGCAGGAGGCTTTCAAGACAGACTACTTTGTGAACGTCCAGCCGCACTCCGGCACCCAGGCAAACGAAGCGGTTTATTACGCGCTGCTCAATCCAGGTGATACGGTCTTGAGTATGTCACTGGATTGTGGTGGGCATCTGTCACACTTTTCTCCGGCCAGTATTTCCGGCAAGCTTTACAATCCGGTTTTCTATGGGTTGGATGAGGATGGAATTCTTGACTATTACGACCTAAGCAAAAAAATAAGAACTTACAAGCCTAAGCTAATCCTAGCTGGTGCAAGTTCTTACTCAAGAGAAATTAAGTTTGGATTGATTAGAAAAATCATTAACATCGAAATGTCTGTTGATCCTGATTACCATCCCATCTTTATGGTGGATATGGCACATATCGCCGGGCTGATTGTCGGCGGCGCGCATGTATCTCCGTTCGGGCTTGCAGACGTGATTACTACTACCACGCATAAAACTTTGCGTTGAATTGGTCGGCGCAAGTAAAACCTACTTAACTGCGGGAACACCCTTAGAGCCTTAACAACCAAATTATTGTGGGGACACAATGATGGCGAGGTTAGCGACCAAGGTACGGTAAAATCGTTAAGGATTGGGCAACCAGACGCATCCAAGCATCTAGAACAGATGAAGGTTCAACGACTATTCTTTATGAAGTAGGAGAGGTGAGGCTCCGAAATAGTAGGCTTCTTTTTAGAAGATGATATAGTCTAAGCTAAATAGAAATATTTAGAAGTGTGTAATTTTTTATTTAGAAGGTGATATAACTGTCAAATCTAAAAGATAGAACTGGTCAGAAATATGGACGTTTACTCGTCCTCAAAAGAGGCCCAGACAAAGTTTTTAAAAGTGGGCGAAAAGTGGTTCAGTGGGAGTGCTTATGTGAGTGTGGAAATAAAACTTTAGTTGCTACTACCAGTCTAGGTGCCGGGCTAACCCGGTCTTGCGGGTGTTTGAATGATGAAAAAAGGAAGGATTCAAAAACAAAGCATCATACTCACGGTCACCGCAATGAAAGAATTTACAAGACATGGCACGGAATAAAGGCGCGATGCTGCAACCCTTCATCAGACAATTATAACAATTATGGTTTACGAGGCATCACGGTCTGTGACGAATGGAAAAATAATTTTCAAAATTTTTACGATTGGGCTGTGAAAAATGGCTATCGGGATGACCTGTCTATTGACAGAATAGATAATGATAAAGGGTATTTTCCAGAAAACTGCCGATGGGAGACTTCAAAAGGGCAGCAAAGAAACAAGCGAAATAATAGGTTGTTGACTCGTAATGGGGAAACTCATTGCCTTGCAGAGTGGGCAGAAATTACTGGAATCAACAGAAGCACAATTTCTGATAGGATTGATAAAATGGGCTGGACAGTTGAAAAAGCCCTTGCAGAACCGCCTCGCCATTGACACACAGGTTCTGGGACCAAGAGGAGGGTTAATCTTCTGTAAAACCGAGATGGCAAAGAAAATCAACAGCGCAGTATTTCCCAGAAACCAGGGCGGCCCTCTGATGCACGTTATCGCAGGCAAAGCAGTAGCGGCTGAAGAAGCTTGCACAGAAGAGTATAAGGAGTACATCTCCAATGTAATTCTGAATACATACACCATGTGCGAGCAGTTCAAAAAGATGGGCTACGAGATCGTGTCCGGCGGAACAGACAACCACCTGTTTATGATCGACCTGACTAACACCCACCCTAATGTTACCGGCAAGATGGTTCAGGACGCTTTGGAGGAGAAAGGCATTGCAGTAAACAAGAACTGCGTACCGGGTGATAAGAGATCTCCGGCGGAGACTAGCGGGATTAGAATTGGCTGTGCCGCAATGACGACTAAGGGGTTTGGTCCGCTGGACTTTGTAGGGTGCGCGATTGAGATTGATAAGATCATCCGTAAGCTAAATAAAAAATAAGCGCCGACAAGCGACGCGCGTTAAAGGTTATTCAGCAGTTTCGTTAGGGTTGACGCCAAGCACATCCATGATATCAGTAATAGTCATGCCCTTGCTCTTAGCCATGGCGATGATTTCGGCGGGAGACGGAGCAAGAAGCTCTTCTCGCTTCGTTTTAAGCTCTGCGATCTTGTTTTCGTAAAAAGCAATTTTCTCGTCGATGTCAATAAGCTGCTGTTCCAGGGTTTTTCTGGCTCTTGCCATATTCTCATTCCTTTCATGAAAGTATAATTTTCATGATACCACAAACATAAATACAATACAACAGAAAGAGGTAATTAAATGGGCTATGAATGCAACAATACTTACGAAATTAACATTCCTTTTCTTGGCGATACATATCTTGAACTCGTAGAACCAGTGTCTGGCGTAACCAACGAGGAGGTGAAATTTATCAACTATGACGATAAAGAAGGTCTTACCTGCGCACTTGATAATGGCTGTGCGTGCCTTGTCGCAGACTGGCGCGGCGCAACCAAGCATCAGACTCCTCATGGCATTGATCCAGAGGTTGCGGATGTAACGGCTGTGAACGACAAAGTTACTATCGTCACATTTACTGACGGCACACAAGAAAAAGCTATCTGCCGCGAGGGCGATACATTTTCAATTGAAACCGGTGTGACGATTTGCCTTATGAAAAGAATCCTCCGACTGATGTTTGAAAAGTTCGGAGAAAAGTCCGGCACAAATCTGTACAATAATATGCTGAGAAAGGCCCTCAAAAAGAAGGACGCCTTCAAGATTGAAAAAGAGAAGGCTAAGGAAAAAGAAAAGAGAAAACGTGCGGCCAAGCAGAGAGTACGTGAGCTGGAGAAGAAGCAGGCACGTGATAACTGGGATTTCATGGTTAACATGCTTGCGGAAAATATGAAAAGAAACTGCAAAGCTATGTTCGAGGACAACAACATCAACGAAGAATAAGGAGGAATATGGGCTACAAGGAAAGATTTATTGAGGTGTTTAAAAACAACGTCCACCGCGACGGGAGCGACCAGCTCCTGTCGTACCTGGAACGATCTGATTTCTTTACAGCACCGGCCAACACTCGGTTTCACCTGTCCTGCGATGGAGGTCTGTGTATCCATAGTCTGAATGTATACGATAGATTGGTCCAGCTGCTTGATAATCAGGCAGACAAGGAACGCTGCTTCCCAGCCGGAGTACCGGACGAAGAAATTAACGAGACAGTTGCTATTGCGGCGCTCCTGCACGACCTGTGCAAGATTCATTTTTACCAGCCTGGCACACGGAACGTAAAGAATCCGGACACTGGTAGATGGGAAACGGTTCCAACCTATGTAATTGACGAAAGATTCCCGATTGGTCACGGCGAGAAGACCAACTTCATCATTCAGAACTATATGAAGCTGAAGCCGGAAGAGGCAATCGCTATTAGATGGCATATGGGTGAGTTTGATAACGCCGTGAAAGGCGGAGACAAATCCCTTAATAAGGCGTGGGAGAAGTATCCGCTCGGTTTTATGCTGCATATGGCGGACATGATGGCGAGTCACCTGGACGAAGTAGATAAATAAGGAGGGCTATATGGGGTTTTTGCGTTTTATTGCTGCCATCTTTGTGCTAGCAGGTATTGTTGTATCAATCGTTTGTCGATGCGGGGACATGAAGCACGAGGCCGGAGCAAGAATTACAAAGACTTGCAATATTTTTATTGTAGCTGGAATTGTTATTATGTTGGGTTTACAGACGTTCACTATTATTCCCACCGGATATACCGGCGTGCGCAGCACATTCGGTCAGATTTCAGAGAAAACTGTCCAAACCGGATTCAATTGGAAAGTTCCGTTCGTTCAGAAAATCGAAGCGGTAAACAACAAGCAACAAGACGTCACTTTTGAAGATAAGATTTGGTCTGAGACTGCAAATAGAACTGCTGTGTACTACGAAAATGTGACTGTGACCTATCAAATTAACCCGGACAAGTCCTCTTGGATCTACGCCAATGTCTCAGACTATAAAGATGCGCTAGTTTCTACTGGGATTGTGTCTTCTGCGGTCAAATCTGCGAGCAAAGAGCTGCAAGACACCGACGCGACGTCCAGAACAAAGATTGAACCACTCGCTATGAAGCACCTGCAAGAAGCGTTGGACGAAAAATATAATAAGAACGTTGTTGTGATTAACAAAGTTGTTATCAACGGTGCTGATTTTGAGGATAGTTACAACAAAGCCATTGCTAAAAAGCAGAAAGCACAGCTTGAAGCAGAGGAGCAAGAGATCCTCAATAAGAAAAATATCGCTAAAGCAGAGGCGGAAGCGAAGGTAAAGATTAAGAATGCCGAAGCTGAGTCCAAGGCAAACAAAATGCTGGAGAAATCTCTGACTGATAACGTTATTAAGAGCCAGTACATTGAAAAATGGGATGGCAAGATGCCTGGCGTCGTCACATCGAAGGACGGAAACATCATGATTGGAATGGATAAGTGAGGTTTATAAATGAAGGTTACTCTAATTACACATACACCAGCACCGGAGAAGGTTGTCGCTGCAGCGGCTAAGCTGTGTTACTCAAATGCAGATAGTATTGAGACTTTGATGAACGGATTGACGGACGAATCTGTATCCAAATTCATTCAGCATCTCTCGAACATGGGGCATCAATCGCCTATCGAGCACGTATCTTTTACATTTGGTATTGAAGGAGTGTCTCGCGCGTTGCTTGCGCAGTTGACTCGGCACCGCATTGCCTCTTACTCAGTACAAAGTCAGCGGTACGTAAACATGAACGGGTTCGATTTTGTTATCCCACCGGACGTAGAAGGCGACGAGGAGCTGAATGTTCTGTTTTCCGAGACGATGACAATGGAGAACAGAGTGTACGAAGTGCTCCAGAGCAGGCTGTCCAAGAAGTATGTTGAAGCAGGAATGAAAAAGTCTGCAGCGGATAAAGCTGCGAATGAGGATGCACGATTTGTCTTGCCGAATGCGGCGACAACAAGAATGATTGTAACTATGAACGCAAGGTCTCTGCTGCATTTGTTCGAGCTTAGATGTTGTAACCGTGCTCAGTGGGAGATCAGAGAACTGGCCGATAAGATGTTGGAGCTTGTTTACCCTGTAGCACCGAACTTGTTTGCAAAGGCTGGACCTAGTTGTGTAGCTGAGGGCAAGTGTCCGGAAGGTAGTATGAGCTGTGGTAAGTATGAAGAAGTTAGAAATAAGTACACAAGAAAGTAACTAGCGTATGAATTTAGGGCTGCCCAACGGGCAGCCCTGACAAGGAGAGAATATGGAAAAAGCTTTATTATCACTAAAAGAAGTGTGTGAGTACACGGGATGGGGACAAACAAAAACAAGAAAACTACTAAAAGAAAACGAGGGCGGTTTTACCCTTAGAGTAGGAAATAGACTTTACGTCTACAAGGAGAGGTTTGACGAATACTTAAACCGATGCGCAAAATACGGTATTGACATCTAGGTGTATACTAGTTACATATGCACAAATATGTTTTGCCCGTAAGTAGAAAGGAGTGCTGACTTGGGCAAAGATTTAAAAGGGAAAGATCTTGGGGTTGGGTTTTCTCAACGGAAAGACGGGATATATTGCGCTCGCGCAAAAATTGGTACGACCAAGATCTGCATATATAATTCTAATCTTTCAAAACTGAAGAAAGAGTTTGAAGAGAAAAAAGCACTCGCCCATAGGGACGAGTATGGAGAGCGCCCCGGCATAAAACTTGTTGAGTGGTTCGAAGAATGGTTTGAACGTTGCAAAGCACCGAGTTTAAAATCTGATGTGTCCAGAAAGGTCTATTACAGAAAAATCAATAACACATATATCAACATTATCGGCGCAAAAAAGGTTGAAGATATATCCCAGATGAATATTCAAACAGCGACAAATGAACTTGTAGAAAAGGAGTATTCATATAGATCAATTAAAGAAGCCCTTGGTGCTCTAAAAGAGTGCCTAGACATCGCTGTAGTAAACAAAGTAATTAAAGTTAACCCATGTGTTGGAATAAATATCCTGAACGCCAATGTAACTGCCGCGAAAGAAAAACGGGCGCTTGCTGACTGGGAACTAAAGTTGTTCTTGGAGGAGATCGAAAACAACTATTACTATGAGGCATATATGTTCTTGCTCCTTACCGGCGTACGAATCGGAGAATTCTCCGGGTTGCGTTGGGAGGATATAGATTTTGGCAACAAGGTAATCACGATTGAGAGATCAATGAGAACATACTATGACGGGGGCAAGAAAGTAGAAGAGCTATGTACTCCAAAAACATCAAATGCGTACAGAAGAATCCCGTTCTTCGGAGATGTGGAAAAATATTTACTAGCCTGGAGGATGAAGCAACAAACCTTAAAAGAGGAGCTTGGCAATAGGTGGAGAGCAAACCCAGACCACGGCAACCTAGTCTTTACAACAACGATGGGGTCTCCGGCTACAAGATATCCTATTGCACACGATCTTAAAAGGGTGTGTGCAAATATGCAAGCCAAAGAGAACTACAACGCAAATAAAGAGGGGCGAGTTCCGAGGGAGATCAAAAACATTCATCCGCATGTATGTAGACATACATTCGCAACACTCTGTTTCAAAAAGGGTCTCGAACCGCTATTTGTTCAACAGGTGATGGGGCATTCGAGTTACTCCACGACTCTACATTATACGCACATCACAGACTCCTACACAAACAGTGAGGTTGCTAAAGCTGGAAGCCTACTGTAAAGTGTTGTGTAGTGTGTGGCGTTGAGTCATGTGTTCTAAATATGGCGGAGGCACAAAACAATAAGCGTTGAGTAGTTGTTGAGTAGTGAAGTGTGCGTGTGATGGAAAAACGTTGATATATCAACACGATTTTTGAAACTTAGCAAAGATGATTAAGTAACAAAGTCTTCGGCGGATTCTGAGTAACAGTGTTAAAAAACGTTGCAATATCAACGTTTTCGGCATATGCTCTTTAAAATAAACTGCACAACTTTTTGAAATATATGTCATATATTATCACAGCTTTATAAGAAGCATTGAGTAGAAGTTGCGTAGTGCGTTGAGTACGCAAAGATTTTGTTTCCTTCGGCGAAGTTTACGCAACAGGAAAAACAAGGACAGTCAAACATATTTGTGCATATGTAATTATCCTTTAAAAATAAGAGGGTCGCCCTGCAGGGCGACCCTCTTATTTTTAAAG